AAAGAAAGTTATGTCTTCTTTGTTTTTAAATCGTCTCCAGAAGAAAGCACTAAGCACAACCCCATAATCCATATGACGGACTCGGGTTTCTTCTGTTCCTTGGTTGTTCTTAAGGACAATAAGATCATCAAACTGATGATGCCAAATAGGATAAAAAACAGTAGCACTTGCATTACGAATACCTCCCTGACTGCAACTACGTAGGTCACCGAACCATTTCTTTAGGAATGGTATCATACCTGTATGCATAATCTCACCGCCTCGGATGGGACTGCCTAATGGACGTAAGCGTCCGATTTCCAAACCAATGCCAGCACGTTTGCTGGCATACTTGGCCATCATCTCACCAGAAGCAAATATGCTATCCAAATCGTCGTCACTGCGGATAAGCACACAACTAGAAAACTGCTTAGTAGGAGTGCCAAGCCCAGCCAACACAGGTGTAGCAAGAGTAAACAGACCATCGGATGCCGCCTGATAGTATTCTTTAATGTAACGCATCCTTGCACTGTTGGGTTCTTCTTTATGGAAGACTGTAGCCGCTGCCACCATATATCTAATCTGTGGAGTTTCATAAATTTCCTTTGTCGCACGATTGCGTACCAAATACTTCTCTATCAACTGCTCGATAGCCGCATAGCTATATTCTTCATCTTTTTCATGCTCTAGCATGTCATTCATACGGTTCCAGTCGTCTTCGCTATACCATTGCAATAGCTCTGGAGTATACAATCCCACTTCAATATTCTTTTTAACAATATCGTATAAGTGCGGCGGATTGTAATCACCATACACATCTTTGCGTAGCATACTCAAACGCTGTTTGCCCGCTACGTGTTGGTAGTTAGTGTGTCCGACATCTGGGTTATGTTCCACATCAATTAAGTCAACGATGGCACGTAATGTAATTTCGTCAATCTCTTTTGTTGTAATGCCGTCGTAAAAGTGTGGTTGGGCTTTGATCTCAATCATTGACTGACTAACATCAGCAATTCCCTTGCATACTTTCGCAACCTGCGTTTGCCATTTTTCTAATGTTAGCGGTTCTCTTTCACCGCTTCGTTTAGTTACTATGATTTTTGTCATGTTATCTGCTGTTCTTCTTGTATTTTAATTAACGGTATCTTCAACTGTTTAGAAAGTATTTAGTGGCTACCAAGCTCCAACAAAATATTGTTGTTTCATAGTATTTTAGCGCGGTTATTGTAGTTTTTTTTGGTGGGTGTGATTCATATCTTCAGTGCTCAACAAATAATATACTATTTTATTGTTGCTGTCAAGGAAGTTGAGCATTAACTCAATGCTCTATATGTATACGATACTATGCCAACATCGTTTTCACTTTTGTTCTTATATTGAATAAGAACGCTGTCGTTTACAATTGAAGCTTTGAATTCTAAGTTGTCTTCTACAGTCAAGTCTATTGCTGTGCCAGAACCTGCACCCGGACTTGTAGCAATAAAGACTGTAACATCTTCTTCAAAGTTATTGTTTTCGGCAATAGCGCCGACAGCCGCCCAATCAGTGCTACCTAGGGTAGCAATTCTATATCTGGTAGTAGGTTCAAAATATCCAGCATTAACAGTACCAGATGATCCTGTATACTCGTAGTCATCAGTCATCTGGATATTAGAATTTGTCTTGTCCACTGCGATAAGCATTTTGCCTTTACGCATTCTAATGTGACTTGTGCTTTGGTACATGTACTCAATTTCGTATCCAGAAGTTTCAGACAACGGAAGTCTAAACAAGTTAGTGAACGACCCTACTTGACCAACTGCGACTTCGTTAGTAAATGCATTGGTAAGTGATTTCTTGCCAATCACCTCACCGATGTATGGATACGCATAATTAGATGTAGCAAGATCGCCGCCTCTATCAAAAATGTCATGTACACTTGAATTACCAATGCTGTCATATTCAATGTGTCCATAAACTGCATTTGTGTTATCGGATCCATCATTACCAACATTAACAAATCTGTTTAAGCTACTCATGTTGCCACTGCCATTTGCAACTTTAATACCTTGTCTATTGATATCTTCAAATGTACTGTCAGTGATGCTATTGTTACGTGGACCAAACTGTTCACCAGTTGATGTCATGTTTGCGTCTTGACCAAAACTTACACCCATATGCATTGTTTTATAACTGTTGCCGGCAAATGTGTTGTTTAAAATATCTTGTTTAGCATACACGCCGTATGTCAATCCAGACAAATTCATTCTATTAAATTGATTTGATTGGCTAGTTACTATTGAACTCAGTGCATACATTCCAATGCCGATGCTGTTAGACTGTACTGCACTAACAGTTGTCCACGCACCAGCAACACCAATGTCTTCAAATACGCTACTGCGAACAGCGTTCATTTTTAATCCAGTAACATTGTCTTCTGTAAGTAATAGTGTAAAGCCCCTCATCAGAATGTGCTTAGGCTGATTATTGAATGTACTGCTAGTTATTGTGCTAGGGTTTCCAATAGTAGAAGTATCGTTAATGAATTCAAATGCTGAACCTGTACCAGTGTATTGAATTACCGTACGTCCTTGTCCAGCGCCAACGATACTAACATAACTAGGAATATAAATTGTATCACTAATTGTGTATATTCCAGGCGGTAGTTCTAATGTGTAACGTCCTTGATATAATCCAACAGTGGCTGGATTAAGATATAATTGATCGATAGCTCGTTGTACTGCTTGTGTGTCATCAGTGCTGCCGTCTTCACCTAATGCACCAAAGGCAGATACGCTGACACGTTCGTCCAAACGATCTTGAACACTTCTTAGTATGGGGTAATTGCTGTCTGGGCCAGTTTGAACAGTTGGGTCATTTTTCTTATATTGATATTGTTCTACTAAATCTAGAATACTATCATTAGTTGTTAAGATCTTGCTGTTACCAACAAACGGCGCACCTTCTGCAACACTGCCGTTACCAATGAACAATTCTTGTGAGTCGACAGCCCACGCAAGTTCACCACTGGCTAATTGTGGAAGCCCAGTACCTGTATTTTTTTGCCCTCTTCGGACTTGTATTCTCGAAATTTGAACAACAGCCATGAAAATATCCTCTTATGTGATATTTAGCTGTTTTCTCGGTAGTACTGTTCTACACGGTCATACCATCTGTTAGTCCAGTAGTCAAATTCTGAGGGTTCTAATACGAATTCCTGATACTGTGGTTCTCCCCATGTTCCTGGGGCAATTTCATCAGGTTTAACGCACATTAGAATAACACCCTTACGTATGTTAGTCCCGTGTATCTCATTATGAGCACATGCGTATGCTGTTAATTGGATAAAGTAATCGTCGATGTACTCTCTCTTCTTGGGCTTGTTAGTTTGCTTAAAGTCCAAGATACTTTCATCACCTGCGTGTATACCTACACAGTCAGTAGTTCCCGCATATAATCCAGGAAAGTACAATGGCACTTCACTGCCCCACACTTCCTCAATTGATGGGAATCCACACTCAATCACTTTCTTAGCCATTACTAGGCTTTGTTGTGCATAGGGATTACTTACACTTTCACGTAACACATCACCTTTGATAAAGTTCTCTAAGAACGTGTGCATACGTGTGCCTCGATTGGCAGCTTCTGTTGTGATTTCAGTAGCCTTCTTATCGCCAACTGCTTTACGCCAATTGGCTAGTGCTATCCTACTTTCTGCTGGTTTGGTTTTATCTAATACTGTAGTAACGGAAGGAACCTTAAAGCCATCCGGACAAGCGTATAACCGCTTGCCCGTGCTTTCATCTCTTGTTAATTTGGTATAAGTGTATTTTGGGTTTAATAGAGTCATATAGTCAAGTATACATTAAAACTTAACTAGTGTCAACCCTGTCGTTTTGCCGTTGCTCTTTTGGCTGCTGATGATACTGTAGTATCTGTGCCGCCTCGAGTTTGCTGTGCTTCTGCTTCACGTGTGTTTAGCTTTACACCTTTTGGGTCAAAGCTACACAACTCCTTGAAAGCAGGATTTGCATCATAATATGTTTTGAATGTATTTGCACTATCTATGCGTTGGCCTAATACGTTTTCGGTCTCGTTGCCTAAAGCGGCCCAACTGATAGTTTCTGGATTCTCTTCACTGTCGGCAGCATTTTTCTTTGCTGCCAACAGATCGTATAACGGGTCTCTAGCCTCAGTTATTTTTTTTTTGAAAGCATTTGTGCTAGTCTGCGGCTATATTGCACAGACTCACGCATTTCTCTTCCAGCAGCCTCACCGCCTAACTCAGCGCCTGCTTCTGCTTCTGGAGGGCCTACTTCTTCGCCTGCTGGCGGAACTGCACCGCCTGGGCCTTCGCCGCCTGTAAGGATACTAACTGCCTGTGCTAGGCTTTGTCTATTTGTTTCAAGTGCTGAGTAGATTGAATCTAATGCTGGACGAACATTTTGTTCAAACTGTCCACTGATGTCACTACCCATTTCGTCTCTTATAGAGTCTAATAAATCTAACATTGCTTCTGACTTCATAGCAGCCACATCTTCTAACCAACCAGTGACGCGGTCTACCATGTCTTTTGAAGCCATAATTAATTCGGCTTTTTCTTCTTCGCCTTCAGTAAGTCTAAGATTTTTAACAACTGCTGTTGCTGTACCTTCATCTAAGTCATATCGTACGATTAATTCATTTACAAGATCGTCAGCATCTTCTTCGATCATTAAACGTGAACGTGCTTCCTGTGTCCAGCTTGCTGGAATAGAAAACTGTCTTGTATAATGGCGTAGATCTGCCATTGCTTCATTGTACTCTTTCAAGTTCTTTGCCTTTTTCTTTGTTTTTGGCTTCTCGTCTTTCTCAACGTCTTGATCATCATTTACTTCGCGTTCAGCGATCTCTTGATTAATTACGTCCAAGAACATTTTGTTTTTGTGATACGTGTGATCTGTATGAACAGCATCATAGCTCTCGTTTGTTTCAAACTGGTGTTGTTCTGTACGCAACTTGTTACGTGCATCTTCCAACTGTTCCATAGTGAACTTTTCCAAGTTTAATTTATAGCCAAACTTTTGGGCTAGGCTTTCATTAAGCCTCTTACTTGTGACTGGTTTTGTGAAGTCTGTTATCTGCATGGTGCTTTCCTAACTTATTGTTATTATTTATCTGAACATAGCTCTAAACGTCAAGGATATTTTATCCTTATAATACGTAGCTCTTTGTGTAGTTATCTCGTGTCGCCAGAGGAAGATATCTTTCTTCACTGGGTCTTGTGTCTTGGTATAAAAGTGCTTGAAATACTCACTGTCTGTGTGGTTAGTCCAGTACAAGTTATCTAATTCTTTAGTTTCAATCAAACTTTGAATATTGGATATTTCGTGATATCTAGCTGAAATTATTGCTGTTGACTTTAGGTTGAAATTATCAACAACATGTGTACCTGTTTTGTACAATTTAATAAGATCCCAACTGCCGTCTTTTTTAGACTTAATCAAATAGTCCTTATAACCAATTGCTTTGTTGGGCAGTACGGACAATGGTATGTTGCCCTTGACTTCGTTGTAGAAGCTTTCTAGTTTTTTACCGGCTTTTTTAATATTCATTTTTTACAATACTTGGATCTTGGAATCCTACTTTTATCAGTAGGCTTTTACGAATCATATTTTCTGCAATAACATGCTCTCGTTCAGTCAACGCAGACATCTTAATAGGATGTGTTAACTTGTCCAGCATGGCTTGTTCTTCATTTGTGGTATATATTTCAAAACCATTTAACAGCTGGTTAATTTTCATAAACCAGCCAACCTCTTGATGTCAAATACATCCTTAGTTGTTGCCTTAGTAACTTTACCATCTGTACCAGCTACTCGTTTAGCTAAGCCAGTAATGTAGGAAAATTCATCCATTCTCTCACGCATTTTCATTGTGGTAGCTCTATTACCTGTAGCATGATCCATTTCAGAATCTAAGGTACCTACGCCTAGATCATAACTAGCTTTAGATGTAATAGGCTTTCCTTGTGCATCAACTTTATTTGTTGTTTGCAACGGACCTGCATTATAACTCTGAGTTGACTGACCAGTTTTTAAATCTTTGGACTTTGAAAATCCAGCAAACGCAGGACTGTTGTGTTTAATAACTGCTCCAGTATTGTCATAGATGTATTCTCCAAAGCCGCCCATGTAACTCACAGTCCCGTCTTGCTGTAATGTTAATTTCTCGCCATTGCCTAAATCTCTAGATTGGCCGGCTTGTAGTCCATCAATGTTTGGCATAGGTGGAGCATCGGCATCGTCTTCACTTTGTTCTGTTGTAGACGTATCGATTTGAATTTGTGCGCCTGGTTTGATCTCTGGAGCTTTCGCTTGTCCAGGAACTGCCGCTTGTGTATCTGGCGTTGGGTCGTATGTTAAATTGCCTTGTTCATCTGGCTTAACTGCCATTGGGTTCTTTTTAAGATCAACTGTGGTCATTGTAGACCCTTCTTGATCTGCAAAACTCAACGATTGGCCTGGTTTGTAATCTTTAATAGTAGCTACTGGCCCACCAGCTTCACCTAATATATCTTTAATTTTCATAATTGTTCTCCAGGCTCAACGAGTCTGCCTTTAATTTACTTATGTGATTCCTTAACTGCTCTATGTAGCCTTTGGCTCTTAATATTTTAAACGTTATGTTTTCAACACTAAGTTCACCTTCTCTATCTAATCCCTGTTGGCGCAAACGTTTAATATCATCCGACGTTTGCTTTACAGCTTGTAAGTTATCACTGCGTAATGCTGTACGTACCTTACCAACATACTGTTTATATTTAACTTTTACTTCAGCACGGTCTACAGTATCACTAACCGCTTCTGGCACTTTGAGCCACTTATCATCTAGCACACTATACACGCCCACGCTGTGATGCACTTGCTCTGCATCCTGCACGTAGACTTCTACGTCAATGTTTTTGATCTTGATATCATGTTGAAAGTTATACTGATTCTTCTTAGCATCAAATAACTGTTTAAGTAACTGTTCTCGATCTTTGGGAATCGTAACGACCAAGTGTAGATCTAAGTCGCTGTTGCGGCTATAAGTGTAACCAGCGTTACTGCCGCTAATTGTTATGTCCTGTAACCCAAGCGGGTCAATGTCTATAAATTTGATAAAGTGTTGTGCAACTTCTAATAAATGGTATCTGATTTCAGGTTTAAGTTTTCCCTTGGACCAAAGTTTAGAGTTTAGTCGCTGATGAAAAACTATTGCGGTGCTTACTAGATCTTCTTGTTGCATAGGTCATTATTTAATCGTTAAAGACCTAGGAACTTTAAAATGTGTGGAAAGTTAACTGCATTAACCCAGCCACTGCCTGCGGCAAATGCTAGACCAACCATAGAGTACATGGTCCATTTACTTTTAATTTTTTCTAACTCTGTAATCTTACCAGCTAACTCGGTATGTTGATCACAACTATTTTTGTTCATTATAGTCAGCTGGTCCATTATTCCGTCACGGGTACGATCAAGGCAATCATGCATGTCTTTGACATCTATTTTGATGTCATCGAGCTTTTCTTCTATATTGTCTACTTTGGTTTCTAATACGCTTACACGTTCTGGAACTGTAGCTAATGCTACAACTGCCGCTGATTGTCTGGCCATTTTGGGCTCTTCCTATTTTTATGAATTAAAGTGTCTGGGTCACGTTTCCCAGTGTATTATTAATTGCCTAATGATGAGCCTATATCAAGTATTTATACTAACATTTCAAATGATATGTTCTTGCCAGGCAGGAATATTGCAGTATCTTGCGGAACTGTTTCTGTTAAATTGGGAATGTAGGGCACTAGATTGAATAATTGCTTTAGAAAGCCAACATGGTCGTCTCCATCTAAGAACAAAAACTCACGCTCAGTGAACCATTCAAAAACCCATACATTTGAAAGACCCTTGCCTTCTAACCCATACTTCTTTGGATGACAAATTTCCACTGACGGTGATTTATTGTACTCGAGGTTAGCCCTCATTCCAATTGTTTGTATCACAGTATCAAAGTTTTGCTGTTGGCTTCGTGCTTGTCTATTCTCAGCAGAGTTTTGGTACTGCTTTGTATTTGTTATATCAACTAGGGTATACAGTTTATAGTGCATAGGCAGTATTTAACAGTCGTAAAAAAGCCCCACTGTAAAAGTGGGGCCATCCTTCCCATCCCTAGGAAATTTAACTATTAATTGCTTGTAAATTCAGCAACTACAGCCAATGTGATATCAGCAACGTAGTCACCAGATGAAGTGCCTAATGTACCTGTACCTTGTAGTGCTAGGTAAACTGGGTCTGTACCAATTGTTCCTGCAACACCAGCAACTGTGAAAGAGTCGTTAGTTGCACCAACGTCTGTTCCTACTGATAATGCTTGAATCAATGTGTTCAATTCAGCTTGTGTGTGGCTACCTGTGCCTTTGTTTACGCTAACAATAAGTGTGCGTGGACCTAAACCGTTACCAGTTTTAGTGTCATAATTTACTGTAAATCCAATTCCTGCCATGATATATTCTCCTCGTTGGCTTTGTCTACTACTCTGTAGACAGCTTGCAACCCTGCAAGCCTTTGTAATATTATTTAGCCACTATTGGAAAAAATACCCGATATGGGGTAAAAATTGGGAGATTAAACTGGATCTTTGCCAGTTTTACGAGACTCTTGAATGCGTTGTATGCCACGTTTAAATTTGCTACTGTCACCGGCACGTATAGCATTAAGGAAACGGCGCTCTAATTCTGCGGCTGTTTCGATATCATAGTTTTCTCTAATAAGAGAAAGCAAATTGACAGCACTTTGAATGATGTTTGACCCGCGAGATTCAATGACCAAGTCAGCATTTCTGCTAACGCCTATATCATTCAATTCCTGCAATATACTTCTTGTACTTTTACGCATAGTTTGTTTTTGTTATGTAATGTATTTATTGGATTGTAACACAACATATGACTAAACGCAACCTTGACTTTTTGTGCGGTGCAGTATATATTAGTATAAATACTATCAGTAGAAACACTGAGTTCTACACACACAGAGGTTAATCAATGAAAAATATATCAAAACGTATGCTAGGCATGTTAGAGCGACTAGCAGAAATGTTTCCAAACAGCTCTTATCAAAGCCGCTTAGACACTTATCTAAGCACAAAAGGCATTACCGATGCCGCACAACTCGAAAACTACATTCGAGAGTTCAGTTATTCTCACAAGGAACAATATATATGAAAAACATTTTAGACACATTATACAGTATCTGTATTGGCATTGGCAAAGTACGAGCAGCATCCGCTATGGCTCGTGCAGGCATGCACGAAGAAGCCAAAGCAATCATGCTGGCAAAATAAATTTGTTACGTCACATGGCGTAAATACACACAGAGAGGGAGTCTTATATATGACCACAAAGTTTTCACACGTTAAGGGTTCTGAGGTAGAGTTTAAAGGTGGTGGGCTTCGCGACTTTTTCCTATACAAAGACCTTGGCGTAGCAGATGCAACACACGGGCGTGTGCTTGCTCATATCACTAAAGCTAACTTACCCCCAGAAGGTTCAGGCGGTACAGGTTGGCACATCCACGTAGCTGAGTTCCAAATTGTTTACATGTTAAAGGGTTGGGCAAAGTTCATGTACGAAGACAAGATCCATTTAGTCGAAGCAGGCGACTGCGTACAACAACGTCCGGGCATTGTACACTACTTGTACGACTACAGTCCAGACATGGAGTATTTGGAAATTATCACTCCAGCAGATTACGGCACAGAACCAGCAGAAGGTCCTTGCGATATACCCAATCCAACACCTTGGGAGTAAACCATGACACTAGTTTACATTCACGGCGCCAGTGCCACAAGTGAAAGTTTCAATTACATAAGAAGCAAGTTAGGCGATGGAATAGATGTCAACTACGATAGCCGTAATGGTTTTGAAAATAATCTAGCAGATATCAAAGAGCAAATAGGCGACACTAAAGATGTGTTTTTTATTGCTCATAGTCTAGGCGGCATTTACAGTTTACATCTAGCCAATACTATTCCCAATCAAGTATTAGGTGCTGTTACTCTAAGCACACCATACGGTGGTGCTGAAGTGGCAGACTTTGCCAAGTTCTTCTTGCCATTTAGTCGACTAATGCGAGACATTGGGCCAAGTAGCTGGGCTATGAAACAGGCCAACAACATCAAGATCCAACACCCGTGGACCAATATAGTTACAGTAAAAGGACAAAGTCCATTCATGCATGAGCCCAACGATGGTGTAGTAACCATTGCTAGTCAGAAGCATCATATAGATATGGAACTAGTGGAAGTAGACTACAACCATTACGAAGTTGTACTGTCGCCGGCTGTGATTAAAATTATTAGAGAACGAATAAAAAAGTTCACAAAATAGTTGCATTTATGCTTAAAGGCATATATAATACATACAACAGCGAAACAGAAGTAGTTGTATAACACACAAACATAACACACAGGAGATTAATATGTTTACATCATTTGATACAATCATCGACACCGTTCAAGGTGCCCAAAAGTCTTTCGTAGAAACCTACGTTACAGACAAAAAGATCCAAGCAGAGCTAGTCAAGCTAACAGAAGCACAAGCTAAGTTTGCTAAAGGTTCTTACCAAACTACTCTAAGTATTGCCCAAGCAGTTTACAAGACTGCAACTGACGCAGTTCAAACTAAAAAGGCAGAATAAGCATGACTGATTTCACAACACCAAAACTACCAGAAGTTAAATTCAACAAGAACGGATATGAAATCCGTACAGACATTCTTGGAATGGCAAAAAGCCTAGTACAAGATGACTTCCAATCTAAATTTGCAGGTTGGGAAATGACTGCTACTCGCGATGAGAAGACTGGTCAGATCGTTAGTACAGTAGCAATGCCACAATTTCCAGGACTTGAAAAAGTTTTAGAAACTGCGGAAAAGATGTATGCCTTTGTTAACACAGGTGCAAAGAAGTAATACATCCCCATGCATAGCATTAAGTAGGTTGATACTATAAAAACAAAAGGACTCTTCGGAGTCCTTTTTTATTCGTATGTTACTGTATCGCTATCACCTAATGCCCATTTAGGATTTGTTTCCACTACATATTTTTTAGTGGCAACTTTAAAGTCTGGGAACAACAGTTCCTTTGGATTGCTGGCAGCATCTAAAAATATGCAACGGTTGTTGGGCTGAGCCGCATACTGTCCATTATCCAATTCAATAAAGTTAAAGCTCTTATGATCTTCGGGCCACTCACTATAACTAGTGTCAATAGTGTTTAGGTCTGGACTAGCGTTATCTACTGTAAACAAGTAGCTGCCTTGATAAAACTGTTTGTCTTTAGCATAAACTTTGCAACTTAGATTACGCAGGAACGCTTTTTGAATTACTGCTATATCATAACTAAAGCAGTCCCAAATCTGTAGTGTATCCAATGGCAGGAACTTGTCTGGTTCAAGATTGTCTTTACGACTTACATAAGCATGTAATGGTAGCTTGTCATATAGCGCACCGTATCTAGGCAAGTAAGCTTCTATACGAAATGCTTGGCTACGTAAGCTCTTGATACTGACCCAGATACAAGGCTCATATTCACCGTGGCCTTTTTGGTAGTCATATAGAAATTCCTTACGTACAAAACAATGTACGGGTGGAAGGTTCGCAACTAAAAAACTCATTGCTTATTTGTTTTTTCCTGCTTTCATATTGGCTAACCAATGTGCCATGCGTTGTTTTTCGCCTGTGCTATTTTTAGCAGTATTGCGTAGATCACTAACACTGGCTTTAGTATTAACTCCACTACGTTTTGCTAATCCTTTACGTCCAGGATTCTTTCCGTCTGCAAAGTTTTCGCCCACGTTGTATGTTGGGTCAGTCTTTTGACGCTTCATACCTTTAGGCTGTTTAGGATCAACAGGATCAATATCGGTTGTAGTGAGACCTGTCTTCTTCAAAGCATTGATGTAGTTGTGTTCTTCTTCCTCACTACCAAACGAGAAAATAGCACTTGGTGGTCCTTTGCCAAAGTCATGCTTGCCAAGACCTTTCATGTCACTAACATGTTGTCCAAGTTTATACCAATCATACACATCATCAACATCTACTCTAACTGTGCCTGCGGGCATAGTAGGTTTAGTTTCTGGACCACGAGGCTTTTCATTTGGATGATAGTCTTCGTCTTTTTTGCGGCCCTGACAGTGAGCACGTTGGCTAAACCCTTTAGGGTTACTGCAATTGATATCACTTTTATATTTTGCACTCCAAGCTTCTGCTAGTATGCCAGCACGTTGGAATAGTTCTGGATTCATTTTACCCCACAAACGCATAATAACTGCGGCTTTGGCATTAGCTTCGTTTTCTTGTGGACTACCGTCCTCACCACTACGGTCATTGAGTTCACCGTTGATGTCTTGTTTATGGTGTACCATTTCGTGGGCCAAGGTACGTAACACATCCATAATGTGTCTGTTACCTATGTTGATCTCAATACCGCCTCCAGGCATGTATCCGCCAAAACTTTTACGTTGTGCCGCTTGTCTAGGATCTCTGACTAGTTTAATAGACGGTGGACGTTTAAGTCCTAACCTGTCGCCAGCAAACTCAACAAAGGCTTTGACAATGGCATCAGTGCCGTCATCTTTAACAGGCTCTTCACATAATTCTAAAAAACGCATTATTCTTTTGGCACACAGTTAGGAACTGTTTTGCCACCTTTCTTCTTAGTGCCCACTGGCTTATAACCTTTCCAGCAAGGATTGTCTTTGGGGTTCTTTAATCCTTCTGATAAATCTTCTGGAGCGAATCCAATATAACTACTACCATGCTCGTCACCGGATTGTACTACAAATGCACCACCGTCTTCTGATTCTATCTCACCAATTTCCCAACCCATACGGTCGAGGACTCTTTCAACTTTCTGTTGTAGATCCTCATCACCTTTGTACCAGATTCTTGCGTACTTGCGTAGTATATCTTCTTCGCCATCGTCGCCGCCATCATCATCACTGGCAGCAAACTCATCAATGTTCTTATCAATGCCACGACTAGCGACACCGCCCTTACGACGTTTGTCTGCTAGTTCAGCAATACCATGGCGTATCTGTTCTAAGTTCTGTTCCAAGCCCATAAACATTCCACCCTTAGCTTTGGCGCAGATGTTTTGCCATACCGCTAGATCATTAGACTCAGATGCCTGTGCTAGTTCTTTTAACTGGGCACGGGCTTGCATGATGCGACCTTTTAAGCTCATTGGGTTGGCTTTTTCATGTCCGTAGACAGTGGGATCATTGGGGTCGCCAGTCATGTCAATTGGAGTTTCTAGCAGTTGATATATTTTCATAATAATACTTATCTTGTTAGTCAACCTTCCAGGTTAGTCCAGTAGAAGTTCTAGTTAAAGTACTGCTACTACTGATGAATACGTTGACTGTTTCGCCCGGGTTTAACATTAGATTATAGTCGGATAAATTAAATGATGCTGTACCGTTAGGGCCCACTGTTTGTATGTTTGATATACGTTCCACTGCGAGGTTAGTGGTAGTTTCTGTATTTGAGTATTGACATAACATGCTAGTAGTTGAGTTTGGTATATTTTGGAATACCAAAAGCGAAGCTGTACCTATGCCATTTTTTACCACATAGATCACGCTAGGGTCACTGCCTTGAAGTGCCACAGTAAGACTTTGTACAATTATACTGGACTTGTTGACACTTGAATTTCTAACATAAGGATTTTGTATGCTCATCAAATGATGTACTATGTCTTTGGCTTTAGTTGTAGTGTTAACGTCATACCAGCCTTGACTTGGTCTAGTCTGTGTAATTGCACCTTGTATAGCAGTCATCACACTGGCGCCAGTAACTACGACATTACGACTTGGAGTGACGGCAAGATTAGTAGTTCCACTTCTGTAGACTATTCGCAAGCTGGGTTTGTTAACGTGCGGCACAAGATACTGTCCGCTCCATCGTTGTGTATGGACCAAAACCATTTTGCCTGTTGCTGGATCTTCCATGAAGAACCGCACACGGCCAGCACCTAACCAGCGTAGGTCAACTCCGAACACGTTTAACTTAGTAGGATCAAACTCGATAGTTTGATTGTCCCAATCGTCAACATAGGTCCATGTATCACTAGGAGTGGCTCCAGCATATAACTGGCTGAATGTGCCAACTGCTAGTGTGCCTGTTCCTGAACTGCTAAAACTGTAAGTACCGTTCTTTGCTCCGGGACTATAATAGGTAAATGTAACACGGCCACTACATCCTTCTATGTCCCACAAGTTAGCAGGACTGGCTTGTGCTTTCAATGCCAGGGCAATTTGATTGGCAGTATAGTTGACTCCGCCGCCGTTTGTAGCAGTGATAGCAACTGTGTAGGCAACACCGTTCAATGTAATCGTAGCAGTTTGATTGCCAGTCGGAGCAGTGGTAATGGTCAGTGCTCTAGTTTCTGCACGGCCAGCACGGCGATGTAGTATACCTATCTTACGGCTAGCATCATTAGCAGAACTGCCGCTGTAGCCAAAACTGTAGCCATCTTCACGGTCAATAGGTCCAGTGTTCTGTACTATGTTGTCAATGCCTAAGGAGTTCTTAGTAGGATACGGATCTGTTGATTCACTATCAGTTGTAGTGAAAGCCGCTGTCCAACGGAACATTGATCCTTGGCCTGGCTGATAACTCATATAAGCGGCAGTGGCTAATCTTGCGTAGCCGCCTGCTGTTGTTCCACTTTGAACTTGCCATGTTGTATTTTCAGTAACTGTAACTGTGCCGTTGTTTAGTTGAGTTGTAATCCACACATCGGGATCTAGTCCATACATAGCGTCTGCTTGTATGACTGGAGTGATACCAATTGCGAATGGTTCATCAAACGCTGTAAGTGATGCGGCTGGCATATCGCCAACTACAACTTGACTGCCTTCATTAGACACATAGATTGGATTAGTGATACTATTAGTCGTAGTGTTTTTACTAATAGGTATTGGATTACCTGTGTCGTTTTTAATCTCTACTTCTGGCATTGTGCCGATATTAACAGTACCATCTACTGTAATACTGCTGCCGCCATCTTGTACTGTAACAGTACCACTAACTGGTTGTGTTGCTTGCCAAAATGTTCCGGTAACTGCTATACTGCCATTAGTTAGTTTAGTTAATACACCATCTGTAGTGTTACCGCGCATACGGTCCCAAGTAGAACCGTTAAACACCATGTTGTGACTTTCTGTGGGCAATGACCAAGGAGCAGTTTCGCCGTCATTGCTAGGTAAATCAAATGTGAGATCGTTAGTACCGTCCCACAACTTTACCTTGTTGACAATAACGTCACCTTCTAAATTAATGCCGTCTACGTGTACACGAATTACCGGTTCGCCTATATTGTTATACTGCATTGACTTATGTAAGTCCAACAGATTAGGTTCGTCTGGATGATCGTAGTTTGTTGAGTTAGGATGTAGTACGCCCATATATTATAATCCAAACCTTGCTTTTTCACTGTTGAAGTTTGCTAACACTTCAGCGGAAGTTAAGGCATTGGTGTAAACACGAGCAATGGCTATTCTACCGGCATGGCGAGCACTGAAAGTTGTGCCATCTATGCTGGTACTGCCGCCAACTACTTCTGTTTGTACTATGCCATAACTTTGAGCAACATTGGTTTGCTGACCGGTCTGTACGCCGTCTTTATACATTGTTGCGGTATTGTTTGTGTCGTCAAATGTCACTGCTACATGTGTCCATACGTTTAATGATAAGGTTGTAATGGAGGCTGTTGTCAACACCCCGCCAACAGTTTGACGTACAGCCGAACCTCCAGCATAGAACAAGTTACTGTAGGAACTTATAATGCTTCGGGAACTGCCTAGATTGGTAAAATATACCCAGGCTTCTTTGGTATAGTTGCTGCCGTTAGGTATTGGATTTCCGATAGGCACGACTGTACTGGTACCGTTGTACACAATATAGCCACCATTGCCGCTGTTGTATGTTCCGTCGGTGATAGTGTAGGCTGTGTTGTCTACAAGGTTAGTCCAAGTAGATCCAGATCCTGGATAACTGGCTACGTTACCTGCGTCAAGACTTACTACTAGACCAGGAGTAACAGTAGTAATCCAAGGACGACCTTCAACTAGTCCGCCTGTATTGGCGTTATCATCTGCACCAGGCACATTACCATTGTAGGTATCTGGTAACTGTGTTATATCGTAGGTTGCTCTAAGGTTGCCATCTTTGGCACGTTTTTTGGACGATATCTCAAGTTTCATAACTTGACGTTCTTGTTTAGTTAAGTCTTCATCTAACGGACTGGCAATGAATAGATCACCTTCTACTAATGTAATACCCAAAGCAGTTTCAATGTCACTAAAAAATTCTGTTGGGTAATCTATGCTATTGAATCTTCCATCACGTGCTAGACTTAGATAATAATATGTTGATGGTAAATCTTCTGCTAGGCGAATCACTTCAATGTAAGCATTGAAAGTTGCCGTTGTTGTACCAATTCCTAATGCTGTAGGAGTTCTTAGTAGTCCACGGTATTGTGTTCCGATACTAGCCATTACTCACCTCGCCATTGTGCCGCAGGATACATGCTTGTAGCGTTGCTTCTAATGTCTGCAGGATTTTTACTCTTGTGCATGTCATCACCACTCTGTTTAGTTACAGCATCCACGTCTGCATACTTCTCATTTGGACTGTTACTCAACGGGCTCATTTCGCCATCATTAGGCAACAAGTCTACAATTTGTTTAAACCTGTTAATTGATTCTGCATCGTGTGACAGCGGCATCGTCTCTGTTTCTGGGGATTGTATTCCGCCTAAACTAATAGCAATACTTGTGCCGTCTTCCTGACCAGGTTCTTCTACTTGGTCAATTATATCTAAAATACCTCTAATGATTTCGGTGGCTCGCATGTTTTTATTCCTGTATCCTATATTTATACGTTAAATAACAGACTATGATAAACAAAGAATCTTTCCAAAGCCTGCTCGCAAGTTTAAAAGACAACGGCAAATACCGTGTGTTCAACGATATTTTACGTGAAAACGGCAAATTTCCACAGGCTATTTGGTATGGTCCATATAACATTAAAACGATTACTAACTGGTGCAGTAACGATTACTTGGGCATGGGACAGCACAAAGTTGTACTAGATGCCATGCACACTGCATTAGATATGACTGGTGCAGGATCGGGCGGTACTCGTAACATTGCAGGCACGAGCCACTACCATGTAGCATTAGAACACGAAATCGCTTCACTGCATAATAAACAACGTGCTTTATTATTCAGCAGTGCATATGTGGCCAACGAGTGGACTTTGATTTCATTGGCCAAGATCATTCCTAATATTGAATACATCAGTGATGCTAACAATCACAACAGTATTATTGTAGGCATAAGTCATAGCCGAGCACAGAAAAGTGTGTTCAAACATAACGATATGGAAATGTTAGAAGAGTTGTTACAAGCCAGTAAAGCGGCTGGTAATACACCTTGTATCGTATTTGAAAGCGTTTACAGTATGGATGGCGATGTTGGCTTAATCAAAGAGATCTGTGACCTTGCAGACAAGTATGGTGCCATCACTTACATTGATGAAGTTCATGCGGTAGGCTTGTACGGCGCACACGGCGGCGGTAAGTTAGAAGAGTTGGGGTTACAGGATAGAGTTGACATAGTCAACGGAACCTAGGGAAAAGCGTTCGGAGTTCAAGGCGGGTACATTGCAGGGGATAGCGATGTGTTAGATGCTATACGTAGCATTGCCGCAGGATTTATTTTTACAACATCAATGAGTCCAGTTACTTGTGCAGGCGCTTTGGCTGCTATCAAATACCTAAAACAAAATAACGATGTTAGGATTAAGCATCAAGAACGTGCAGCCAAACTAAAACATCTATTAAGAGAAGCTGACTTGCCTATTATGGAGTGTAGTACTACACACATCGTTCCTGTGCTTGTCGGTGAGGCTAAGAAATGCAAAGCTGCCAGTGACTTGTTGTTAAATGAGTTTGATATCTACGTGCAACCAATTAACTATCCTACTGTAGATGTAGGCACTGAACGTTTAAGATTTGCTCCTACACCAATGCATGATGATGCAATGATGAGTCAGTTAATTGATGCGTTGAAAGTTGTGTTAGACAAAGCTGGCTAACTGGGTTACACCAAACACCAGTGCCGCACGTACTTGTTGATCAGTTGCTTCTTGGTCAAGTTTATCAGTACTGATTAAGTCGGCTAATATTTCTTTAGCTTCATCACTAGACATTTGTCCGTTCTGTACTGCTTCTGAAACTTGCAATGCCATTTGGGCACGCTCTGCGGCCCATGAATGTCCGCTAGTCATTACTTCATGTAATATATTACCGTGTCCCATTAGAATCTTCCTTGTACTGAACCTGCTATGATATCAACCTGTTGTTGAATAATTTTCTTCTTAAGGTCACAATACAACGGACTCACTGGACCTTTAGCCAATCGTTCTTGGTATTCTTTAACAGTCGCATTAACTGTCTTAGTAAGTTTAGCAATATCCCTAGTAGGTTTAGTTTGACTATAGATATCAAACCATTCTACGTTCTTTGCTATTGAGTTAACTTGAGTTGCTTGATCTGCCTTGCAATCAAAGTTACGTGTTTGTTGTTGTAGGTCAGTAATTACCTTAGCTTGGTTAACATCCCATCTACTGGGGATTAGTTCCATTATGTTTGCACAACCTGTTAATGCCAGTACTACTAATAATGTGACTAATCTTTTCATGTTATACCTTTGCGCTTGCTCTTAACATCCAACCGTGCTTGCGATGTGCATCAATACGGCCTGCAATGAAATCACTAAAGCCAAATTCTTGATTAGCTTCGCTTTGTTGGAACACTAACTTTAATAGTTTAACAATCTTTTCATTATCAACTATTAGTGATTCCAACATTGCTTGTCTTGGCAATATCTGTGTCTCGTCTTCAATTTGTGTCAGCATACTAAAGCGAGTATAACTGGCTGGAACATAAGTTCCTAACGAGCGAATCTGTTCTGCAAACGCATCAATACTGCCGTATACTTCTTCATAGATGCCGCCAAACAAATCGTGATATTGTTTAAAGTCACTACCTTCTACATTCCAGTGAAAGTTATGTGCCTTTAGATAAAAACTAAATTCTGTAGCAAATGCTACTTTGGCGGCTTGTTGTAACTCATCCATTTTTAATAGCCTTTGGTTACTGAGTTATGTTTGAATGCAAAGTTTGTTCCTCCCAAACCATATCTTGTTGCGTTAGCAGAATTGCTTGCACCTAATTGGAACTTCTCAGCTCCGCCCCACTCCTGGAACCAAATACGGATAGGGTACCATTTGTTTGCTGTCATTGCTACGCCTACTGTTGCGTTGTTTCTTGCATTACCAGATTGGGCAAACAAGTAATCACTTGTTGTGTCGCCTAATGTAGTTGCTGTAGCTGGTGCACCGATCCAAATGATACAGTCATCATCTACTGTAGCAAAGAAGTTAAAGTTACCTGTAGCAGGTGCTTGTATGTAACCTTTCCATTCAAAAGCATAACCGTTTTCTGCGTCTAAGTCAGTACGTAAGCCAAAGCCGCCGTATGTGTCAACTTCGTATGCCGCTTGACTGATGGGGCCGTTTGCTGGCTTCATAAATCCAACGTCAAACTCATAGCTAACTTCGTCAATGTAATTTTCTGAGAAGTTACCAACATACTTGCGACGATATAGACCGTCAATCGGTGTACCTGGAACTGTGTCTACAGCACTTGCAGAAATATTGCGATATGTCATACCAGTTGCATTAAATGCGTCAACATAACTACTCGTAGCAGTAAATGTGCCTGGAACTGTTGGATTGCTTCCGCCTGAACCTGCATAAGGTTCGTTAGGATCCATTCCTGGTGGAATAGTTGGGCCTTCATCGCCTTCGTAATTAGTGTCGCCGGTCATGGCAGCATCAGTTCCAGCCTCTTCCATCTGTACTCTTCCGTCAGTTAGATCTGCGTCAAACGTCCACGGGGCACTGGTATCGTTATAGCTTACACGATGTCTAGCAATTTTTGTAATTTGATAAGCATCTTCATTGTCATCTAAAACTGTAATGCTCATTTCGCCGGCCTCTAAGTCAGCACTTTGTTTAGAAACTAGATAGCATACTGCTTCGTTTTCATCTACATCTATACATTTAAATCTTTTAGACCCTGTTTGTTCTAAAATATATCCCTTAACGCTTGTTGTTCCGTTATGAAATTGCACTTTAATATTATTTTTGTTGTTAACATTAAACAGTTGTTGTTTGCTTAGTGGGCGGCCCATGTTTGATCCTCTTAATCTATAAAATATTTATCACTGGCACCAGCTTTGTTTAGCTTCGCCATAGTACTCACGTGCAAATCCATTAGCAATTAATGCGGCACGTAGACTTTGTCCGTTTACTAGGATGTCGCCCAATACACGACCACCAAATTTATCCCAACCATATAACGTAGCTTGGAATTTACCACCAGCTTTGGCCGCAGAATTAATAGCGTTCTTAGTAAAAGCAGAAGCCGCTTCACCTCGAGCTTTTTCACTTTCGCATTGTGCTCTAAAGCCCTTCTCTGGAGTATCAACTCCGAATACTCTAACGGCAAGCTCTGGCTTCAATGGCGCTGGTAAGAATGGTGCTGAAATTACAACAGTATCACCATCAGTTACTCTTAAGATTTGTGCGTCATATGTAACGCCTACTGGGGTTTTTTGTGCGATTGCCAATGCAGGCAATGCTAATAATAATAATAGAAACTTCTTCATAATAGTCCTTAGTTAACTAGTACTATTTACCTTAGAAGCTGTTGTTAAACCATCCTATTTTCTTACCATCAGCGATGCGCTTGTCGTAGGCTTCTACGCTACCGGGGAAGCGCCATGCCCATACAGCAACTAATGCCATAAAGACCGCAGTACTGATAATGCCAATTGGCTTTACTCCGGTGACAAACATTATAATCAAACTGGTCGTCATCATAGCCAGCATGAAGTATTTCATCTTGATTGGGAACACACGTTTCACGCCCCAGTTGGTTAAGAATGGACCAAACAGTTTGTGATTATACAACCAGGCATGCATACGTGGACTGCCTTTGCTAAAGCAATAGGCCGCAAACACAACAAAGATAGAGTAAGGCAACCCAGGAGTGATAACTCCCAAGTATGCCATACCCAAACTACAAAACCCTAGTACTTTCCACAAAAATTGTTTCATACTGATATGTAGTCTAACCAGCTGTCGTGCCTAACGTGAAATGGCATTGACTTACGCTTGTTTACCAACTCGTAGTAATCAGGCTTGTAAGGCTTGACCTTAGGCTTGATCTTGTGGTTTGCACCTTTGTTAGCGTTACAAGGACCGCAAGCAGTCGTTGTGTTTTCAAAGGTAGTCTTACCACCCATACTGGTTGGCAACACGTGGTCCAGCGTACATTCACGCTTTTCCAACTTGTCGTGGCAGTATTGGCAAGTGTAACGATCACGTAAGAATACGTTGCTCTTTGAAAAGCGAATCGCAGTCTTAGGCTTCATGTAGTCTCTCAACATGATGATGGCCGGGACTTGTGTTTCCCAGCGGGCTGATCTAACAATCCAATCGTCGTGCCAAGTAACCACATTGGCTTTATCCAAAACCATGTAGCGAATAGCTTCTTGCCAATCGACCGTGCTCAATGGCAAGTAGTTGACTGGCATACCGTCAGCGTTCAGAACCAAAGTATCTGACATTTTTAACCTCTTTTGATTGTGTTACAGACCCAACCTTTGAAGTATATATTATACACTCAAACTGTATTTAAGCCAAGATTGATTGAGCAAACTCGTTTCCGGAACGCTCTATAGATAAATTCCATTGATCTTTGAGGTCATTGTCAAAAACGGATTCATAATCAGCAGTGGCAGTTAGCCAACTCATACTATGATCTCGGGGAGGAGTTCCCTTCATTTCAGCCATTAATTGGTTTGGTGCCCAACCGCAAAGTCCCAAAAACAATCTAAAGTATTTTGGTGCATCGCCATCGCCCAATCTTACCAATAGTTCTTCAGCACTACTAATGGAGAAATCGTTGTTGATTTGCATTGTGTTAGAGCATGTCCACTCACTACTGTGAAGCATACTTAACGCTTTGATGTTAACGGGTCCACCTAAATAAATGTACCCGGGTATGTTAAGTTGCATACCAACTTGTTCACTAAACTCACTTACTGACATTTGACTGCGTTTGTTTAGTATCAAACCCATACTGCCATTCTTGTGATGTTCGGTTAAAAATATTACGCTCTTATACCAGAAGTTATTCTTTAACTTAGGTGGTGCAATTAGTAGTGATCCAGCAAAATTCATATTGTACTTATGTTAAGCGAAACGTTGTACAGAACTTTTTACGTCCGCAACTGTAATAGTACCATCTTTATTTTTATCTAACCCTTTGTTCTGAGCATACACTTTACCACTAAATCCAGTTGCGCCGTCTTGTCCTAAAACAAAGTTGTCGTCCTTACCCACATGTGCTGGCATAAACACTGCCATGTATAAGTCACCTAAGCCCATACCAGGTTTAACTCCAACCATCTTAAAGTATTTGTAAACATAATCTAATTGTGTCACTGCATCCATTGTACGTAGTTCTTCAACTGAGGTACCTAAACTTCTTGCAGTGTTTGGCATGAACTGAATAAGCCCAGTAGCTCCGCTCATCTTGTTTACAGCCGTTGGATCAACTCCAGACTCTTGTTTCATAATAGCCAATAGGTCTTTACTGCTTACACCCAATGCATCAGCTATCTTGTTTAACTTTTTGTTGAAGTCTGGATCTTGGATTACAGCAGTGTCAATATTGGCTGCTGATGTATTGTCTGGCTTGTCTAATACTTCTTTATATTTTTTAGCAATCTCTGGAAACTTTGCGGCTGCTTTGCGAGTGTATGGACCCATCATGCCGTCAATGCCATCTTTGTTAGGACCATAGTCACCTAAGTCAGCACCAGCGGCTTTTAATTCTTTTTGTAGTTGTTCTATATCATTCCCGCTAGTTGATCCAGCTGGAGCATTGGCTGCAGGTTTAGCATTGGCATCAGTAGAGCCTGCGGCATCTTTGCCGACGCCAGCAACCATTGCTTGGCCTATTGCTGTTGCTAAGTCTACTGCTTCTTTAAATTCTGCAAATCTCATTATTAGTTCCCTTTCCACACAGGTAAAGGTCCACCGTAGTTTCCACCTTTAACTTTTTTGCCTTTAACTTTTTGACGTTTACGATTGATAGTAAACTTCTTTTCTGTGTCGCGAGCACGTAAGCCTTGACTGATACAACTACTTAACTGGCTAGCACCAAGCTCACCATCTGGCTTTGTGCTGGTACACAACTTGCGACTAGCTTTGCCTGACTCCATAGCGGGAGCATTTACTTCTGCTTTCTTCTTTTCAAACTCTGCATGTGGATCCACAGGTGTCTTAGGCTTTTTGCTATACTTGATAGCCTTGCGGTTCTTCTTGTGTTCAGTTATAAATTCTGTAGCTCTCATTCGCAGTTCCATTTACGTAGTGCTAATGCTTTGCGAGTTGGCTTGCCATTAGGCTTTTTCATAGCGCCCTTCATACCGCCCATTCTAGCACAGAAGCTCTTACGGCGTTTGGCTGCTTTGCTGCCAGGCTTTAGTTTACTGGGCTTAGTAGTCACTGCCATTTGTAATTTGCTACCTGGATTCTCACGACGATAACTAGCAACACCTTTAGCGTTCAGGCCACCCTTCTTGCTTTTGCCCTTGCTTGTTCTCCAAGCGGCTGCTTCGTCTAGTAGTTCACTATCATCAACTGACTCTAGGTCATCCCATATTACATCAGCATCAACGCCGTGTGCTTCAGCTAAATGTGCAACCATTTCTTCTATCATATCAAACTGCTGATCTAGTTCTTCGTTGATTAAACCACTTAGCTTTCTAATACGAGTTAGCTCACTGTCTTCATTGTAGTTGTCGTGTTTGTCGCGGATAGCATCTAGCTTCTTTTCACTAGCACCTTCACGGCCAGCTTTGGCCAATGCTTTCATTCCGTCTTTACCGTACTTTTCATTACCTTTGGCAGCACGGCTCATAGTTTTCTTTTCACCGGCCTCTGATACTGATTCAGCTGGAACACAGTTGTTCACACGTACTCCGCCCTTGACTTTGGTCTTGGGATTGCCGATCTTCTTACCCGTCCAGCATTTGGCATCCAGTCTCTGTTTAACAGATTCGTTGATTAGTTCTTTTAGTTTCATACTAAACCTCTTGCGATTTAATATTTAGCTAGACTCGTAGTCCATCCATTCGTAAACATTAAGCCATTTACGTGCGCCCACAGTCTCTTTTAAGTGCTTTAAATCCGCACAGGTTTTGACACGCATCCGGGGTAGTTCTACAGCAGGTACAGATTCTACTTCAACAGGCACGCCTTCTTGTTCTGCTATGTACTCTGCTATGTCTAGAAACGAGTGCGGCAATCCTGAGCCCACGTTCCAGATCCCGCTGCCTTTAACTGTATTGATAAAGTCTAACTGTAGCTGACAGATGTCCCCAACCCACGTCCAGTCACGCTTGATAGTCTCAGCAGTATCCCATACCGTTATCTTGCCTTCCTTACGAGCTTGTTGACGCCACTTGTGCATGGCGTTTGCACGGCGTCCTCTAAGGTGCATCCACTTGCCGTAGACATTAAAGTAACGGAAGCCCTGTACCATTACGTGTTGCTCTTGTTGGAACACCCAACGATCAAATAGATACTTGCTCCAAGCATATGGAGTTTGAGGATTGCACGGAGCGTACTCACTAAAGTCCTTAGTGTTGCCATATACGCTACTGGAACTAGCATACTGTAAGTTTACCCCGTGTGCGTTACATTCATTGAACAGATGCTGACTAAACTCTAAGTTCTGTCGCATGATTGCATCTACATCAGTACAGGTCATATCTGCAATGGCACCTAAGTGTATGACCCAATCGTATGGCGTCACGTCTGGAAATTGGTTTGGATCCCAATCGTAGCCGTCAACTTGAAACCCTTCTTGTTTACTCAAAAAGGCTATCATGTTCCGGCCAATAAACCCCAAATGGCCTGTTACTAGTATTTTCATTATTCGATATTTATTGATAGGTGTTGACAATGTAAAAATTATAGCATATAATAAGCGCATGGACAAATACAAAGACTTTCCTGAACAACCTAAAACTATGTCAGAGGCTGAGGGCGAAGCACTGTTTCAAAACATGTTGAAACAGATCGCCAAGTTCAAGCCCGACGAGATCATTGCTGTTAACCGCAGTGGCTTTAGCTATGCCATGTGGGTAGCGCAAATACTTAAACTACCACTGGGTGCATACTGGCCTAAAGATGGTAAATTGATTGCACAAGACACTAGCAAGCGATTGGTCTTTGTTGATGACAACATACTGCAAGGTACAACCTTTTTGGATACTAAACAGTTTATGGATGGCTATCAACATGAGTGGCGTTGGGCTGTACTATTCAGTGACTGGCACACACCAGAAGCTGTTCGAAATGAAATTATACAAGGCGCACGGCTTCCGTACTTTGCTGAAGAACCCATGTGGGGCAGTCGTAAAGTTAGTGCTGACTATGGAGTGAGATATCGAGATGAGTAAAATTGCATATGACTTAGATGGCGTGTTGGTACCTGACTGTAATCAAATCCCATCAATTGGCGGGCTTGATGACTTCTACGCCCTGACCCATTACATGCGACCCTTGTTTAAACCTGAGGGCGAGTGGAGCATCATTACAGCACGAGATCCAAAATATAGATTCAATACAATGGATTGGGTAAACGCACATTTTGATAATAAGCCCAATCGAGTTTGGCACGAAATTGGAGACATGGCCCCTGCTATCTATAAAGCAGAAGTCATTAACCAAAATGGAATTGAGTTCTATATTGAGAGTGATGCTGGCATTGTTGAGTATCTTTCAAATCATACCCAAGCAATCGTAATACATTTTGATAAATTTTGTAGCCAAAGTTTTGCCTTTTAACCATTGACTTGTTCCAATAGTGGTGCTATAATAACAACATAGCAACCACATAGAAAGAGTTAAATGCGAACACTTTTGTTACTTTCAGTAATTCTAATTACTGGTTGCAGTTCATTGCCTAGGCCCTTGTGTCCAGGTTCACGCTCGTACGATCCACAGTACTGCCGTGGTCAAGAATTCCAACGACTCAGCAACTTTCCCAACGAAGCATTACAACGCGAAGCAAAATGTAATGCTAACATTCAGCCGCACATTAATTGTATTTGGGGCCGCCCATGAAAATTAAAATTAAGAACACAATGTGGGATCGCAGAGCCGCATACTTCTTTGAGATCAAAGAGTTTAATGAGTATGAGGGAGATGAAGTTAAGGTCAAATGGTGCAAACCGCATGAGATCGCAGTTAGCACAGACAATCCTGAATTTCCCTTCCGTATTTTACAACGTGTTAACATTGTAGAGATTGATGGGCTACCATACGCTTACGATGTTAAGCCTAAGGTAGAACAAGTTCGACTGGTAACAGGTAGTAACGGTAAAGTTTATGAAGTAACTTCGCATAGTTGCACATGTCCAGGTTTTACATTCCGTGGAACTTGTAAACACATTGGAGTTAAAGAATGAAATTAGTAAAAGGTGATTTACTAACACTGGCCGAAGCAGGAGAGTTTGATGCTATTGTGCATGGCTGTAACTGTTTCTGTACTATGGGTGCTGGTATTGCCAAACAGATTAAAGAACAATATCCAGATGCCTGGGATCAAGATGCAAGGACCATGTCAGGTGACATCTTCAAGCTAGGCAACTGGACAGAATTTAACACAGGCAAATTTGTTATCATAAATGCCTATACACAATTTGGTATGAGTAAAACTGGCGAAGATGTATTTGAGTACACCTCTTTTGAACTTATACTACAAAAACTTGCACACCTGTATGGCAAGAATCGTTTTGGGTTTCCCCTAATTGGTATGGGTCTCGCTGGTGGCGACAAGCAACGAATATTTGGATTGCTTGAATGGTTTAGTGACGAGTGTGCTAAACAAGGTGGCAAGGTAACTGTCGTAGAATACAAAGGAACATAATGGAACCAAAATACTTGTACACAATCAAATGGACTCAGCCATATGCTACAAACTTCCAGCGGCCATACATGCGTGGACTGCAAGAACAAATGGAACAGGTAGTTGAGCATTGGCTTGAAGATGGCGACTTCACTGAGGCAAAAGAAGTAATTGACCGAATCAAACGACACAGTTAACATTCCAAAACTTGTATCGGAATATCTAGCACGGTTCCCTTACGTATATAAAATACCTAAGAACTGTGACGAGTATGATGATATAAAGCTGTGGTGTGAGCAAAAGTTCAATCACGAGTTTAAAGATTGGTTTTGGTTTCCAGGTGGGCGGTATGATGATCATGCCAATCTACATATTGTGCATGAAAGATGGAACACCTTGTTTATTTTAAGGTGGGGCGATAAGATATGAAAATGTTAAAATGTGATGTGGGTATGTTTAAACTTCCAGGCATTATTCTCAGTGCTGAAGAAGATGAAGAACTCACTGAAGAAAAGTTAAATGAAATCGAGGAATGGTGTAAGAGTGAACAGGGCACCGGTACACGCATGACTGGAACTATGTGGAGTTTCAGAAAAGAAAGTCAAAGAGAATGGTTCATCTTGAAATGGTCATGAATTCTTTTCAAAGAAAACTGTTAATCGACATCGAGTCTGGCGGAATAAAGCCAGGTGAGATGATGATTATATCAGCTGGCAGAGGCACAGGCAAGTCTACATTTAACGCAATGTACGGCAAACTATGGAACGATATAATGGATAAGCCACTAGTAATGCGTTGGCAACAACTACCTGGACGTAAGGTAAAAGCTCACATAACAGATACTAGCCGCGGCCTCAGAGATGCTGACATGGATGAAGTACAAAAATGGATTTGGACTAACATACCTACAGCCAAACGGCTTAGCTTTGACATGTGGTTATTCAAAGAGGACAAACACATTACAATGTTTTTAATGAAGTGGTCATGATTAAAAAGAAAATGTTAACCGACAAGTCCGGCAAGCTGGCCGATGCGTACATTGAAGCGGCAGCTCGACAAATGGCCAAAGATATCGACACCGAGGTGCTTATGACAAGCATGGAATGGAAGCCGTTTGAATTAAGTGAAGGACGTGTATATGGTGCTCGTTACCTAACAGTACACCCCAGTAACGGTGCTAGGTGGAACGACATGATGGCGTGGATGGTGGAAACATTTGGTCCTACTGCACATGACGGAGTATGGACACCTGGTATGCGTTGGTATGCTAACAATGCTAAGTTTTGGTTTCGAAACGAAAAAGATCTTAACTGGTTTATTATGAAGTGGAACTCATAATGATTGTACAAGAAAGAAAAAGCAAATACAAACATAAAATTACTGTGCCACGCACATGGGCAATTGGTGATATTAGTGAAAGATCTATGAGGGAATGGTGCGAGATCACGTTTGGACCTGGAGGTCGTAAACAACGATGGCGATTTGGGTGGGTTGATGATAACAACACTTTTTATTTCCGTAACAGTAAAGATGCCATGCTGTTTACATTAAAGTGGTCGTGAAACAAAATGAACGAATACACTGGTATCCTAGTTGACAATGTTCCCACCAATGTGTTAGTATGGCTTGTAGACACATATGGCCCTATGGGCCAAAGATGGTTTGTAGTAAACAATACCATTTACTTTAAAGATCCAAAGGATTACTTTTGGTTCGAACTAAGATGGACAATAGTAGATGAAACAATTTAGAGAAGAAGCTTCTAGAGATTTAAAATACTTTGAGAGTAAGTTTGAAGCACGTATTGAAGACAGCAAAGAATATAGACAGTATACAAGACGTATGCCTTACTACATGTGGGATGGTAAGATACCATTTGAGTCTGAAACTCAAGTAGTTCCTATGAAGTGCATTCATCTAACTATCGACAATCTTGATCGTTTGATTAGAGAACAAGAACGTATGGAACATATGGAAGACGATGCTAACTACGGCAAGAAGATTGTCAATATGTTACATGCTGACGAGCGTGTGCGTGATAGTAATCCAGCGGTAGCTAAAGCATATCGCAATTACCTAACGCTTTTAGAACTAGCAAGGAAATAAAATGATTAAAGGAATTAATTCAAGTGGACGTTACTTAACTGTATCAGGCGGTAGCCCGTCTAATACCTACATCAGTCCTGGAGCAGTAGGTTCAGGCATGATGCGATATAATGGCAACATGAACTGTATTGAAGTTAATGACGGCAACTCATGGATACAGCTACAGTCGAATTATGCTACGGTTGAACTAAGTCCGGATAGTGAATCGTTACTCGAATGGGCACGTAAAGAGCGCGACAAACAATGGGCTCGTGATGAAAGAATCCGCAAAAACCCAGCACTGAAGAAAGCATACGAAGCTATCCAACGTGCAGAAGCCAACTTTGATATCTTAGATAAGATTGTTGGCGAAACACAATACGATGAAGTACAGGCATCGCCATGAAAGTAATTGACTTAGGTGAACTGAGAAAGTTCAAAAACAATCCTCATTTAGATCGACGACAAGCAGTCAACTGGTTGCTTGAGCGACTAGGCCCTTGTGGTGATAGATGGAATATGAAAGAACTAAAGTACATTGAATTCCGTAAGGATAGGGACGCTGACCTGTTCCTATTAACATGGACATGACATGGCTCTTGGTCCTAAGAACACAATGTTTGACATGTACAGCAGTCCCATGCCTGACGAGTTTAAACGTTTCAAAAATATAAACAAATTTATGGTTATTGACGACAAAGTATATGAGATACATGATGTAGTTGTACACATGTTTCGAATGGGTGATGTTGAAGATCCAGATCTGTATGCCGCTGAACCACTTTGGAATTGGCAACAAAGTGAAATTGGACAGTGGGTCATGGAGCGCAGTATGGACACTCCCGTTTGGCATCGAATTGGTGATCCTATGAACTATGGATACACTTATCGAATTACAGCCAAATTGAAAGGTCCAGACTATACTTATTGGACACTCAAATACGCTGACACTGTTAAATTACCTTGACACACTGACTGATCTAGTGTATAATTAACTTAAGAACTGCCCATAGCACAAGGGATAGTGCAGTAGCCTTCTAAGCTATAGATCCAGGTTCGAGTCCTGGTGGGCAGGCCATTAACACAGACAGGTTCAGTATGAATAAGATTTATTACGAAAAGGTTGGACGTAAGTATGTGCCTGTGGCTGAATACGACAGCCAATTTATGGATAGCTTTCCAAAGGGTAATCATCTAGTAATGAGTTACCCGGGCGGCGCCAGTCGCCGTTTTAACATTGACCCCAACTATGCCGCAATGATTGCCGCTGGTCGAGTAGCAGAAGATGCCATCTGTCGCGCTATCAGTAAGGCTTCTGAATTGCGTCCTCAGGTTACACCTCTTACCAAGCAACAAAAAGCCGCATGGGAAAAACTTAAAGAAGCATTTGGTGACGAGATCACTACACTTCGCGGACTCAGCATTCACGACTGTGCAGAAGCTGGAGTCAAAGCCATGCAAGACGAAGCAGATAAATTATTAAGTAATCCAAGTGTTCGTAAAGCCTACGATAGATTCTTGTTGATTGCAGAACTGACGAGGGAGCAACAAAAAAATGGAAATTAAAATTGGCAGTATATGGTCCGGTGGTGATCGTAAGTTATTCAAAGTTAAGGGCCTAGTTGAAACGCCAGAAGGTATGTGGGTCCACTATGAGCAAATGGGCACTGATCAATCGTACAACTGTTTGACTAGTGCATTTACTACTCGCTTTACTCAAATTGTTAATCAATAAGGAATATCATGGACGCACTTCTCGTACTGGTTATTGTTGTGGCTGCATTTGGAGCAGGATTTGTCTTGGGAGAGCTAAGTCAAGCACATAAGTTTATTCAAAAGATCAGCACAGATCCGGACAACATGATCAACATGCTGAACAAACTCAAAGTTGAGTTGGCTCGTCTTAAGGAATTGGAAGCTACTGGTGCTCCGTTGGACAGTATTGAAGTTAAACTGGAACAACAAGGTGCCATGTACTACTGCTATCGAGCAGAAACGAATGAGTTCCTTGGGCAGAATACTGACCGCGATGAACTGCTCAAAGCTGTTAGCCAAAAATTAAATAATGCAAACATTTTGGCTAAACAAGCCAAAGAAATCAACCAAACTGCTTGACCTGCTGGTATAGTAATGCTATACTAGTCTTACGTTGGTGATACGCACCGACACACACAAATAGGAAACAACATGAAATATTTTAATCCAGAAACTAAGACTTTTAAACTTTTTAACGCATTGTACAAAGGTCAGGCAGTTACAGCCGCTCAAGCAGAAAAGCGTTTTGGCATCAAGAACATTGCGGCAGAAGCCAGCCGTATCCGTAGCAATGGCTATGCAGTTTATACCAACAACCGCACAGCAGGCAATGGTGTTACTGTTACTGAATACGTAATGGGCAAGCCAAGCCGTGAAATCGTTGCTCTTGGTTACAAAGCCAAGTCACTAGGCATTTCACTTTAATACTGTACTAGCTACAGATTAAACAAAAGCACCTTAGGGTGCTTTTTGTTTGATAAATATTAGACTATGAACAAACCATTTAAACTTGCATTCTTTGGCGACGCTATCTGTACAGAAAGCCGCGCTGTTCCCACTGTTGATACATTCGTGGATATTATCAAGAAACACTATGGTGCTGATTGTACACTGGTACATCAAGGCACTGCTGGTGGTGTTACTATTCCCGAGATGTTAGACCAAATCCGAGCTACGGAGATGGACATTGCCTGTGTGTTCTATGGACACGAAATCAATGCCAATGCCAATTTGTATAAAGATCACCAAGCATCAATTGAACTTGAATTGAAAAATCGTAATATAGCTACTGTACATTTTGTACACAAGTTTCACGACAATCACACGTTCACGTGGGGCCTTACTGATGAGCTTGTATCCAAGTACTCGGATCTAACCCGTACTGAACGAGTTGTTACCAACTACGAATCCAGTGACAACGGCATCGACTTTGTGGGCAACAACTTAGCGGCTGAGCGTATAATCAAATATATTGATCAGCTACGTGCTTAAGAACGCTTTAGAATACATACGCCAGGACTGGTCAAGTCACCCCTGGCGTTTCGTTGCGGAGACTTACAATGCTTTTACAGCATTGGCCACTGCTATTATATTTGCTTGGATGGCACCTAATGTGCCCTATGGCTTGACCTATCCCTTATGGTTAAGCGGCACAATTTTAATGATATTTTGCGGCATCAGCCGAAACAGCACGGGCATTGTGGTCATGAGTATACTCATGACCGTTATCGATGTTGTGGGCTATGCTCGCTTTTTGTTAGGCATGAACTAAATGAACATTGGATTTATTGGCATAGGCAAACTGGGTTTGCCCTGTGCAGAACAAATGGCCCTGGGTGGGCATCAAGTTACGGGCTACGATGCCCTACCAAGATCCAGCAATACCATCACAGTAGCACAGGATCTACGTCAAGCAGTAGAGGGTCAGGACATTGTGTTTATCGCAGTGCCCACACCCCACAACCCTGCTTATGATGGACGTGCGCCCACAGCACACCTAACACCTCGAGACTTTGATTACTCAATAGTTGAGTCCGTACTACAACAGGTCAATGAGTATGCCCATGCAGAACAGTTAGTGGTATTGATCAGCACAGTACTACCCGGCACTGTACGCAGACAACTTAGACCCTGCATTACACAGGCTCGCTTTATCTACAACCCCTACCTCATTGCCATGGGTTCAGTGGCTTGGGATATGGTCAACCCAGAGATGGTTATGATTGGCACAGAGGATGGCAGCTTGACTGGCGATGCTCGACAGCTGATTGAGTTCTACAAGACCATCATGCAAAACAACCCACGCTATGAAGTAGGCACATGGGACGAATGTGAATGCATCAAGGTCTTTTACAATACCTTTATATCCACTAAGATTGGCCTGGCCAATATGATATTGGATGTGGCCGAACGTCAGGGCAACATCAACGTGGATGTAGTGACCAACGCTCTAGCTCGTAGTACCATGCGTATCATGGGTCCACAGTATATGACAGCAGGCATGGGTGATGGGGGCGGTTGCCACCCTAGGGACAACATAGCACTTCGCTACATGGCACAGGAGTTGGGCATGGGCTATGACCTATTTGATGCTGTGATGAATGCTCGTGAACAGCAGGCTCAAAACCTAGCTCTACGTCTATGCTCACTGGCCCGTGAACATGACATGCCTATATACATACACGGACGTGCTTACAAGCCTGGAGTGTCCTACGAGGATGGCAGCTATAGCCTATTGGTTGGACACTACTGTGAGGCCGCAGGATACCCTGTGGTCTATATAGATCCATTGACTGGTCACAGTCCAGAGGGTCTAGTATTGGGTGTTGTGTTGTTGGCCCACAGTGCCAGCACTACCTACAAGTATGCCAACGGATCAGCTTTGGACAGTCTCTACTGTGAAATAGCCCCGGGCAGTGTGGTAGTTGATCCTTGGCGTCAATACACCAACAGCCAGCACAGAGTCGTACACTGGGGCAACACTAGACCCCAAAGCGTCCTACAAACTCATCAACACCCACATCTGGCATAGAGCGTAAGTGGGCATAGTTGTAGTCAACTATCGCTTTGACCTCATGTGTGAACTCCACACGCTGAGCAGGTGGCCATGCTTGAATACTCCGCATGACATTGACCACTGCCAGCATACGATCATTGGCATTGGCCATGCTGTCATAGCCCTCATCCCACCATTGACCAAACGTTTTAAAGCCCAATGCCCGCAGGTGTGCCAGTGTACCTGCTGAACTCAGCATGACAAATGGATGCAGCCAAGTAATGGCTTTGAATGTTTTCTCTGTGACATGGACGGCTGGATTGTCCAATGCTCGTTTACGCCCTATGCCGTAGAAGTTGGTCTCTGATATGACACTGACCAAACTGTTGGCGTACAAGTCAACTGATGCTTGACTGCGATCCTGTGTAGCCCTAGTAAATTCCTCATCCACAACCAAGGGCAGTAGTTCTGCTGTGGCATCAATCAAAGTGTCTGTAATGTTCAAACGAAGTCTGGTATCAGCATGTCGATGGATCTCACTGGCCAGCTGATGACGCAGACGATCTGCATAGTCAAATAGGGGCATACTAAAGTAACTGTGATCCAGCAGAGCATGTTGATGGCACATGGCTATGAATATCATTCTATGGTCATGATGTGCATAGTTAAAGCTCAAGAACGTGTGTGACCTTGGCCCAGGCTGATACTGCACCGCTAGATCTCCATCAAAGTGCTGTCTATAGTCCCTAATCAAAAAGGGATTGGCATAGTGCAACTTCATGCGATCGTTACGGGGCCATGCTTGTTGGTCAACATACTGCTGATATATCACATCAGCATTGGGCGCATTGGTCATGTAGATGACCTGTCTCAGTGGTATAGCCCAGTGATTGAAGTAGGCATGCATGGCATCAAACAGCTCGCCGGGCATGTAGGTCTCGCCCTCAACAGGAATCAATATGTAGCCATCGCCACGCCCTATGTGTCCCAATATGTGACGACTATGCGGATAGTGATCCAGTAGGCCACTACCTATGGTAAACTGATCTACAATTCCCCGTGTAGAAGCTATGGGAAACTTGAGTTCATATATGGCCCTGTCGGGTATACGGCCGAACTCAATGTGGGTTAACGCTATTTGATCCGGCCTAAATCTACGATAAAAATTAGGCCGTCGCCCATCATGTCCCATAGCAGTTGCACCCTCAACTGCCAGTTCCTCCAGTAGAGGAGGATAGACATTACTAACAGGACCTTGTGGAGTCAAGTAGTTATAGACAAAATTGGCTTTCATGTGCATAACCTGTGGATAACTTGACAGCCCACGAGACCAATATGCGCGAAGCGCTCAGCGCCAGCAGAAAAATTTGTAGCGTTAAAATGCATACTTAATTAAGGGAACAGGTCCAATCTTATAGCCATTCGCACCACCAGAGGCCGTAATAGTATCTACACTGGCACAACCTGACATAACATGAACTACTACTATACAGGCTATAACAAGGATAGTCAAGTGCAGTTTATCCATGCCGAGAGTCTCGTGTAAACATTACACGAAACTCTCTCAAGTCCGCGTCTAATGGTAGTCCGATCATGCCCAATCCAAAGCAAGCCAATCCATATAGTAAGTCAATGAATAACAAGTACATTAGTGTGGGCCATATGGGTTAAGGGGACGATCTGTTTCACCTTCCTGAGGTGGATATACAGGATACTGATTGGGATCGGTGTTAGTGTTCATAGTATAATATATAGCAAAGGTCTAGCTGTGGGCTCATGCATATCGACTGTATATACACTGTACACTATACACTAGACAATATAGTCTTCTCGACAACATCGTTCCAGTGTGGGATCAATCAACAGGGCAAGGTCTACACACTGCTCAGGTATCCAAAACATCATGTGCGTGTATCTATCACTGATGAATCCCGTTTTAAATTGGATTAACTGCCATAACCGTTCTCGAACATCAAGGCTGGAGGTGCATTTGAAACATAGCATACGCATAGTGATTGTATTTACTGTATATACGTATGGTCTAGCTGTGGGGTCCTGTGGGTACACTGTATAGCAAAGGTCTAGCTGTGGGCTTTACTGTATATACAGTGGAGGAGGCGGAAAAGATAGGAAAGGTAGGGAGAGTATTTGAACATAGCCACTCGGCACCACAAGCCTATCAAAAATTTCTGCACAGGATTCCTTATGCTAGGCCTATCAAATGACGTGTTCGCCCGGTTCTGTTGCACTTTTTCACACCTTTTTGCACCTTTCTACACCATTTGACCACCGTTATCACCGCCTATTGCAACGGTTTCTACGGTGACACCATTGTGTATATACAGTGTGTCGATGATATGAGTGGAGCTGACTCCTGTGTAACTGCTATATACAGTATATACAGTGGAGTTGAGCTGACTCTTATCGACTGTATATACAGGGAGCATGCGATGGATCTAGATCACTATACACAGTATATACGGCGTCAACTCAGTCATATACAGTATGACACGAAGAGTGCTACACGAAACGCTCATTATCAATTGGGTCTACTAATAGGAGTTATCGCTCAAGCGGCGGCTCATGACAATAAAATAATAGATATTATACAGGCGACTTTGGCGGAGAATCCACACAGGATTAAGTAGTATTAGGCGGCGGAGGACATCAAAAATTTGGCTAGGATCGGCAGGTTTTCAAAACCATTTCCAAACCAAAATCATATTCAAAACCTTTCGCCCAGCCTCGCCGTCCATCCCCTTAAGCAGTTCGAACACTCTCTACAGTCTACCTGTTTTCTTATTATGTCTTAATTATAGCACTGGTTCACCAAAATGTCAACCGGTGTGACGAACCCATGACGGCCGTGTGGGTATTATTTTGGCTCTTGACGTTTTGGTGGACCTGCGTTATAATACATTTTTAAAGGAAATAAAGATGCTAGAAGCAAAAGACGCAAAACGTAAAATTGACAGTTTGACGTTGCAACTGCAAGACATGCTAGATCAAGTTGGGCTTGACGAAAGCGAGCCTGTGCAAAATGCTTTTAATGCATTAGCCATTGTCTTAGACGATGTTGCGTATTAACAACACAACGAGTGCGGGTTCTGCTTGACAAACGGGCGGACCTGCGCTATAATTATGATATGATGATGACAAAGACACGCAGAACTCCACGCAAGGACAGCTCCTATGTCATATACGAGATGACCAGCGAGCTTGGGGACTCATACATTGGACTCACCCGCAAGGGCACTGTGACCCCGGTTAAAGCGGTCCTAGAGCGGTGGCGTAAGCATAAGAGCCGTGCTCGTAACGAAGATCGTCGATGGGCGCTCTATGTCTACTTGAAGACTGGTGGTTTGGACTTGGGCTGGACCCATACAATCATCGCCATCGTGCGTGGCCGTGCTGAAGCTTATGCATACGAGCGTGAGCTGGTCAAGATGGCTGAACCCACACTCAATGACCAGTATCTGTAAATGGGTATTGGTTGACAGATTGGGGGAGTGGCGCTATACTGTATGAACACTAACGAAACGGAGCAGATATGAAAACAGACCACACCATGTACATATACAAGGCAGATCGTCGTAAGAAGTCGGGCGAACGACTGGTGTCCACTACAGTATGGCGCAACAGGGATGCCGCAGAGATGGCACGTGAGGTGCGTGAACTCCAGTACGAGCTATATCCTACCAGCAAGGGATTCCGCATAGAGTTTGTGGCTACGATGAAGACTGTGATTAACTTGATGTCGGGCAAGGAAGTACAGATCCCACACGATACTCCACGAAGCTGTGATCCCTCTAGTGAACTCTACTGGAGCATGTAATACCCATTCACACTGTCAGGTCTTTTAACTAGGACTTGACAGTTTGGGGGACTGGTGCTATACTGTATGAACACTAACGCAATGGAGCAATGAAATGAACTTACTCAGCACCGCAAATCCCAAAATCCAAAAGGGCACCAAGCTAGGCTACCTCAGCTTTATCTTGCACCTTGCTCCTGCAGACTTGAGCGGTCACAATACATGCCCTAAGGCTACGGCTGGTTGTAAGGCGGCATGCTTGAACACTGCCGGTCGTGGTGGCATGTTCAAGAAGGGTGAGACGACCAACATGATCCAGAAGGCACGTATCCGCAAGACATTGAGCTTCTTTGCAGACCGCGAGCAGTTCATGAAGGACTTGGCTAAGGACATCCGCAAAGGCATCAAGCAGGCCTCCAAGCTGGGATTGACTCCCGTGTTCCGTTTGAATGGTACTAGTGACTTATCGTTTGAAAAGTATGAAGTAGAAGGCGCTAAGAACATCTTTGAGCTTTTCCCTACTGTACAGTTCTATGACTACACTAAGGTCTTGGGCCGTAAGGTCACAGACATTGCCAACTACCACTTGACCTTCAGTGCCGCAGATGGCAACGATGCAGATGTGAACAAGGCTATTGCACAGGACATGAACGTGACTGTGGTCTTTGATCGGATCCCTGCTGAGTACAAGGGCAAGCCTGTGTTCAACGCAGACGAGACTGACCTGCGCTTCTTGGATCCAAAAGGTGTGGTCTTGGGCTTGAAGGCTAAGGGTCGTGCTAAGAAAGACCGTACAGGCTTTGTGGTCTTTATGCAACAGGCTTGACATTTTGGTAGACCGGTGCTATACTATAGGTTAAGTTAAACAAAAGGAGCGAGCGATGCGTACACAGACAACGAAGCTTTTGGAGATGATGGACGAAGGCCTTATCTCAGCTGAAGCCGTAGCAGAGATGGCACTGGCCTACATGAGCGAAGACGAAGTGGCAGACATGATGCGAAGCAACGATATCCTGGACGAGGATGAGGACGTGGAAGATGACTTCCCGTTGAGCATGGAATACGACGAAGGGGAATGACATGCTGATAACTAACGAATGGGATAGGGACAATCTGAACTTTCTATTGAGTACAGATGACGCTTGCCTCAAACACTGGCATGCCCAAGCAGACGCAGATGACTTGGTCTATGCCCAAGAACTGCTCGCAGCCTACAGTGAAGAGCTGATCCTTAAGGCCAAAGAGCTTAGGATCGAGTGCGAGATGGAGCTTAAAGGTACCCATGAAGCTAGTGTGGTTATTAATGGAGTGCTTGACAAGTTCAGGAAGTGACGCTATACTATAGGTTAAGTTAAACAAAAGGAGCGCGAAATGGGAACACGATCACTGACTTTCGTTTATGAAGGCGATGAAGCAATCATCAACATGTACCGCCAATATGACGGCTACCCGACAGGACACGGCGCAGAGCTGGCCACGTTCCTCTCGCAGTTCGAGGCTATCACCAATGGCATCCGTGTAGGCGACACACGTAAGATTGCCAACGGCATGGGTTGCTTGGCTGCTCAACTTGTGGGACACTTCAAAGGCACTGAGGCAGGCGGCTTTTACCTGTACCCAACTAGTGCCAAGGACTGCGGTCAGGACTACGAGTACCACGTATACTCTGACACACGAGGCCTGTGCGTTCGCATTACCGATCGCGGGTGCAACATGTTTGGTCTCACAATGTCGGACAAGAACGATGCTGTCTTTGATGGTACAGTAGCAGAGTTCACAGAGTTTTGCACAGAGCGGGAGACAGCAGAATGACTTGGGTGACTTGGATTAGAGATCCCAAAACGGGTGCGACCTTTAAGGTCTCTGTACAGGCTGATGATGTGGGCACGGCCCGTATGATGTTTGAAGGACAGTACGGTAGCCAAAATGTACTGCACCTCCCAAGTGCGGCTTGACAATAGTGCGGACCCGTGCTATAATATACTTTTACACACGTTAGGAGCGACTAATGGCTAGAGTAGTAACGATGGAGATGTTAGCGGACATGAAGAGTTCTAAGGCAGAAACTAAGAGCTTGGAGATGGAGAAAGTGGAGAAGGTCTCTAGCGAGACTGACGACGAGATCAAAGCACGACTGCGTGAGCGCTTTGGTATTTTGGATGACATGACACGTGCTGTGAAGAAGGGTGCAGTACGAGCAATGATCGTGTCAGGTCCCCCGGGTGTGGGCAAGAGCTTTGGTGTTGAGAAGGTCTTGGGCAAGCATGACCTTATGGCCAACGTTGCAGGCAATGAGAAGCTGAAGAAGTATGAAGTGGTCAAGGGTGCGATGTCAGCGCTGGGCCTGTACAGTAAGCTCTATCAATACAGTGACAGCAAGAACATTCTCGTGTTCGATGACTGTGACAGCGTCCTGCTGGACGACCTCAGCCTTAACATCCTTAAGGCAGCATTAGACAGTGGCTCAAAGCGCATGATCCACTGGAACACAGACAGCCACATGCTAAACCGTGAAGGCATTCCCAACAGCTTTGAGTTCAAGGGCGGTGCTATCTTTATCACCAACATCAAGTTCGAGAACGTTAAGAGCAAAAAGCTCAAGGATCACCTTGAGGCTTTGGAGTCACGCTGTCACTATCTTGACCTTACCATTGACACAGAGCGTGAAAAGATCCTACGTATCAAGCAGATCGTTGAAGACGGCATGCTGGACAAGTATGATTTTGAAGCGGGTGCAAGAGAAGAGTTGATGAACTTCATTGACAATAATAAGAAGAAGCTGAGAGAACTCAGCCTGCGTATGGTGCTTAAACTGGCTGATCTAAAGGCCAGCTTTCCAGAACGTTGGACTGGCATCGCTGAAATGACATGTATGCGTCGTGGTTAACTGATTCGCTCCCAGAAGACTAGACCCTACACTGTCTAAAATCCCAATGGGGTTTTGGAGCCCTGGACTCGCTCCCCAGGGCTTTTTTTTGGTTGACATTTTGGCAGACCTGTGTTATACTATACACTAGACACTAAGGAGATCGCAATGGCAATGGTAGAAGGCAAACGGGTGCAAGTTGGTGACACTGTCAGCTTTAAGTGTGACATCGAACAATGTGGGACAATCTACAAGATAGAAGGGGACAGGCTGTTCCTGGAGAGCAAGTACGGGTTCCAGGGAGACTACATTGGCGGGCAGGAAAAGACCATACAGTCTGCCAGGGATTGTTGGATAGAGGGTTGACATTTTGGTAGACCTGTGTTATACTATACACTAGACACTAAGGAGCTGATATGTTAAATGTAGATAAGATTGTTAAGGTATACAACGGTCGGATGGGTTGCATGTGCGGTTGCAATGGCAAGTATTCTTATACTGCCGACGGTGCAGTTAACCATGGCCCCGGCTACGATGTTACGGCAAGCGTTAACGAACGCTCCGTGCGTATTATGGCTAAGAAGATACTGGCTAATCCAAATGTGGAGTTTGAAGACAATTATGCGTTCGTAGAAGATCGCGCCCGTAATAAAATGCAAGTGGTTTATTTTAAGGAGAATCAATAATGGGTGTTATGAAAGATTTGAGTTACGATGTGGAAGCACTATTCATTGACGGGTGCAGTCCCACAGAGATCGCCGAGCAACTATCAATCCCAGTAGACCTGGTCAAAGGCTTCCTCACCAGCTTTGGAGTTGATGTTCGTGACCTGGAAGACGAAGTCTATAGTCCTTACAATCCGTAAGGGTATTGGTTGACAGATTGGCGGACCTGCGTTATACTATAGGTTAAGTTAAACAAAAGGAGCGATAGATGAACATAAGCAACATTGAGCAGTATGTGGAACAAAAGAACAGCTGGGGCAAGATCTTTGGCTCCAAGCCACTTAGCCTGTTGAATGCGGCAGATCGCCAGAAGATCGCCAATAGCTTGGATGCAGACCTTAGTCCAGAGAACCTCACATGCGATGGCGAGGTGCGTGGTGCGGCACTTCAGAACAAGGCACGCTACCTGCAACGCTGTGCTCAAGAGTTGCAGAGCATTGACCCTGCTGTTACCTTTTATGAATTCAACTAAGAAAGAAGACTATATGAAAACCAACCGCGAGAAGAATCAGGAGTTTGATTCCAAGCAGTCCGGCCGGGTGCGACCTAAGGAGCCCGCTTACAATTGGAAACCATTGGAGGACGTGATCCGTTCATGGATCACGAAGGCTAAATGAGTAGACTGGAGCTGTTTGGTCGACCCTATGTAACCTTTGATCCCGACAACAAAGACCATAGGCGATATTACTATCAGTTCGTTGAAACGTCAAGCTGGGGCCAATGCCCTGTTAGGTTCGTGGTGCCAGAAGATCACGGAGATTTGGTTACGATGATTCAGCGGAGTTTGATTGCTCATTACGTTTCCAAAGAGTTCAATCGTCCAAAAAAGGTTGCTCAAAAAGGCAAGAAAACGGTTGACAGACGCAAGGATTGAGTTTATAATTAATGCATACGATAAGGTATCGTATGTTTTTTTAACACACAGAAAGAGGCACACAAATGGCAACAGATAAACAGTTTTCCGTAGTTGGTATTTCCAAACTGAATGGCGATTATAAAGTTCGTTTCGCCAACGACATCATGCGTATCAAAGTACTCGCTAAAGGCGGACACGAAGACATTCGCTTGGCAGACCTTGAGGCTCCCTTGTCCAAGATGGATGCTGTAGTCGCAATGTCCAAGCTGGATGAGTTCCAAGACGTCATTGCTAAGGCAACTATCGCAGAATATGTGGAGCGCAATACTCCACGAGCAAAGCCGGAGTCTACTCCTACAGCAACTAAGAAGACTGCTGTTAAGGCCCCAGCTAAGGCCAAGGCTGCTGTCACTGAGAACGAGGACGCTCCCTTCTAAACACCAGGGGAGGCAACTCCCCTAAATATATCTATTATGAGCTGGACACTTTATGAAGTTTGGGCCGACGACAATGGCCACGAAGAACTTATCGATACAACCTATAGCGAACCTGAAGCAATTCAGATGGCCAAAGACGCAGTAGAGGCGGGTGCGGACTATGCTATAATCTATCGTGAAGATAAGGAAGGCGAGCTAATAGAGTTAATGAGATTTCCGGGTCCTTAGCTCATGTTGGTTAGAGCAGTGGACTCATAATCCATTGGTGCCCAGTTCGACTCTGGGAGGACCCACCAGACAAGGGGTGTTGCGTAAAAACAACACTCCTTTTCTTTTGGTTGACTGATTGGTGGACCTGTGTTATACTATACACTAGACACTAAGGAGCTGATATGATAGACACAGGATACGAAGTAGAGTACAAGGGCAAGACATTCCGTTGCACTCATGGTTGCCCATTTGATCGTGGATCGGCAGACAGCTACTACGGACGCATCCGTAACCCACACAAAGGCGGAGTAGGCGGCGACAGTGGCCCCCGTATTGAAAGCAACGAGATGACACTGCAAGAGATTGCGGACTACGGCGCTGGCTACAATTACAATGAACAGTTTGGCGACAAGAAGTCGTGGGATTAAACGGTTGACATTTTGGTTGAGCTGTGCTATAATATACACATACACTAAACAAACGGAGCAACAGATGGAAGATTTCAAAAGCTGGGAAGAGATGTCCGTGTTGGAGCAGTACGCTTGCACCTACTGGGATATGTACAAGGATGCCTATGGCGTTCGTCCCCGCGGTGTTGATACTTCCAGCTGGACTGAAGCAGAGTTCGAAGCTGAGTTCGTCAGCTTGAGCAAGACCATAGATGCCAACTACAAAGAGCAGTTGGTTGCCGAAGAGAAGGCCACCATTGACTTTGAGATGCGGGTGCAGGGGTTGATGACGTCGGGTGCTAAGGACTACGAGATGGCCATGCGTTGGATCCATGAGGCAGAGGGTAGCAATGGCGATGACGACTACCTTTGCTTCCTAGTGGGCTTGCCTTATGGATACTTCCGTAAGGTTGACAAGGTTGCGGTTTGATAGTATAATATACACATACACTAAACAGGAGAGCACAATGAATCCAGGTCCAGGCTTTATCCGTTTTGTTTTTGGTCTTATCCTCACCATGAGTGCAGTTGGTGCCAGCGACGAGGCCAGCATCAGTTCAATCCTCTTCTATGCGTTCTTTGGCATTGTAATTATGGCCAATGGCGTGCAAGCAATGAAGGCCGCAAATGAGTAAGGTATCAGTCACAGTAGATCAGCTGAAGGCATTCTTCAAGATTGATTGCACCCTACAGACTAAGGCATTCAGTTCCTACAAGGACTTGAAGAAGACCAGTCGTGGAGTCTATGTACTGACCACAGAGGACGACTTGATTGTCTATGTGGGCAAGGGCGACATCAAAGCTAGGCAGGACAGTCATTGGTTCAAGGCACATGGCACTCCTAAGAAGCATCAGATCGATCCCAAGGGCTGGAAGTGGTTGCGTGAGAACCACACGATCACTCCGGGCCTATGGACAATCAACTACATTGAACTGGCTCGTGAGACTGAGCTGAGTGCAATGGAGGGCGGCCTAATCCACATCCTGCAACCCTTGGCCAATGATGAAACATTCAAAGACCGGTTGACAGAAGACTGATTTCATAGTATAATAGACACATACACTAAGCAACAAGGAGCACACTATGTCTAAAGATTACGATAACTTCAACAGCTTTGACCTCAACGAAGCCTGCGATTACTTTGACTGCGAGCTACAGAAGAACTGGAAGAAGATCAATAAGTTCGTAGTGGCCGATGGCGCAGACACTGCCACAGTCCTAGAGGACTTTGGATTCGATCGTGATGAGATTGGCCAAGCAGAGTACGAGGCATTTGACGCAGGTGTCAAGTATGTTCTAACTCGTATGCAGGAGAGCTTTGAGGCGGCTGGCCTAGAGCTGGAGATCAAGGAAGCAGACCTTGGTGAAACCATGGGTTATATGCTTACCCGTGTGGATGACGATGCAGAGAGCTTCGTCAAGCGGGTGCTGAAGAAGCCTGTAATGGTAGTTGAAGGTTGGGTCTAAAAACGCTTGACAAAGATTAGAACTGGTGCTATACTGTATAAACTGTAACACACTAAGGAGCTGATATGAAAACGATTCAAGAAGTGAATAGCGCAATCATGTTTGGTACATGGACAGACACAGAGCTGTCCAGCATGATAGATGCAGTCAAGTTCAACCGTGCCAGTCTAGCCAAACAGAACAAGCGCCAGTTCACCTTAGGCAGTGTAGTCAAGTTCACCAGCAATAAGAATGGTCTTACATACCAAGGCAAGGTAGAGAAGATCGCGATCAAATACGTCACAGTGGCCACGACACAGGGCCGCTGGAGAGTGCCAGCTAACATGTTGTCAGCGGCATAAGGTTTGCTCCAGGTCCGAGCCGGGGGGTAGTGTCCCTAGTAGCAAGTTCGCGACCGCAACCAGCGGGGGGTCTCGTGAGAGATGGCCCCGCATCTATTCCAGGAATACCCAACTAAAACGGTTGGGTATTCTACTGTGTGCTTGACATTTTGGTAGACCTGTGTTATACTATACACATAAACACTAAAGGAGCAGGCAAATGCAAAAGGTAACAGTAGTAGACATAGCGGCAGATGGCTTTTACGCTAGCGAGCACATGAGCGGCAGTTGCGTTAAGGTAACACTGCAACGCGGTACAGAAACTGTGACATGCGGTCAGATACTGATTTGGGATGAGGAATACGCTGAGGATTGCTTTGAAGAGTGGCGAGATTGTGCGCTTGCAGGTGAAGAAGGATACACTTACACAGCGTAAGGTCTTTGACAGCAGGGCTTGACATTTTGGTTGAGCTGTGCTACAATGTACACATACACTAAAGCAACAGGAGCAGTAAATGAGAGACGCAATATTGGCAAAGCTGGCAGAGGTAGATGACATGCTACAGGCTGCAACCTTAGACGGCGACAAGCTGACAGAGATGGAGTGCTTTGCGGAACTGGAAGGTGCTTTGCATAAGTTAACAGAAGCGGTAGACTACTATGTGGATTAATAACACACTACAGTGGACGGGCACTGTGTGCCTACTGGCGATGTACGTGCTGATGAGCTTTCGCCCAGACCTGCATCCCTGGAACATTGTAGCAGGCATCCTGGGCGGAGCATGTTACCTAGCATGGACCGTTAGGGTTGGCAACCGCCCACAGTTGATTGTAAACGCAGTGGCAATAACCATAGGACTAGCAGGGTTATTGAAGGCGTGGGCTTGACAAAACGGCTGAGCTGTGCTATAATATACACATACACATACACTAACAAAGCAGGAGCAATAAATGAGTAAAGCATTAAACAAACGGATTTCAAAAGCATTTGACGCAATCTACAGCAAAGGCGACAACGGCTTGGACTACATGGACCGCCATTGCGAAATGGACGCGGACCTTATGCAGTTCTTTTATGATGACGCTGTAGACACACTGAGCAAAGCAGACAAACAGCGTATGGCAGACATGCTAGAGACTGTGGTAGCTGACATGGCATTTGATTTAGTTTAAGCATTGACAAATTGGTTGAGCTGTGCTATAATTGACACATACACTAGCAAAACAGGAGCAAGAAATGAAAGTAGCAGACCTCATAGCAGAATTGCAGTACATGGACGCGGATGCAGAAGTCCATTTCTCATACAATTACGGCGACCATTGGCGCACAGAAGTTGCCCCTAAGGTGGGTAGCATTAGCCAAGGTGTAGTGGAGTTTAGCGACTATCATCGTATGGACAAGATGGTGGACGACGAGGACTGCTACGATGAAGACACAGGCGACTACAAGGCCGATGTGCGACGTGTAGTGGTCATTAGCTAAGGAGTTGATATGATTACAGCAGACACACTCAGCGCCCTGACCACATACAGTCCACAGTTCCTAACACGAGCCGCAGAGCTGGCAGGCTATAAAGGCCCTGAGTTCACGTCCTGTAAGTTCCTGGGCATTACCAATGGCGGACAGTTCTGCTACTTTGCAGTCTATCCGGTCAAAGGTGGTACAGATAGTACCAAAGTATTCCTCACATATAACCATGCTGAGGACCAGGTCTTTGCCGACTACCAATTGACAGAACTGGCATAAGACAGTATAATAAACACTTAAACACACTAAGGAGCTAGAATGTACAATGTCATCGAGAACCCCATCCCCAAGAGCAACTTGTTCACCAGCCCAAGCCTAGCAGAGATCCAAAGCTTCATCAAAGCCCTGCCCACTAAGGAGCAGGCCAATGCTAACCTAGTGTTCATGTTCACGCTCAACAGTTGCAATGAGTTAGTAGAGACTAACATATTGAGCAAGGAAATCTTTGCTTGACAAAGGCTTGGACTGAGCTTATACTGTATGAACACTAACACAAAGGAGCGAGCAATGGTAACAGCAGATCAAGTAGCAGAGGGCAAGCAATTAGCTAACCAAGCCAGCATGAAGTTCTTCCAAGAGCGCTTGGGTGGACGTGATCAGTATGCATGTGGCTTTGCTTGGGTAACAGTACACGGCGTTCGTAGCAATAGCAAGCAGGGCAAGGAGCTGGCACAAGAAGGCTTTAGCAAGAGCTACACAGGCGGACTACAGTTGTGGAACCCCAGCGGCCTGCATGTGCAGAACGTGGACACACTGGAGGCGGGCGCAGAAGCCATGGCCGAGTTCCTTCGTAGCTTGGGCTTGGAGGCTTATGCAGGTTCAAGACTAGATTAAAGGTCGCCGGCTAAGCGAAAAGATTCCGCTCTGGCGGTTTCTTTTTGACAAAAGATTCTAGGGGTCGGTGGCTATACAAATAAAACTGTTGCTAAAAAACAACAGCGCAAAGCCTAAAAAAATCTACACACGCTAAAAACGGACCCATATGTGTAGAAACACCCCCACCAAACTCTAAGTACTTCTCTTTATTTTTCCGTATTCTAATTTTTAACCCTGCAAGACCCCTTTCGCATATATACTTGTACTATGCAGATACCCTCCGCCTACGATCCTGTACTGTATGAAATTATATTAGAATGGTTAAAATTATGCGCCAATACTACGTACTAACCCAAGACCCACGCTTGTCCACTGTGTTTGAGTTTATTCAAGACCATAAGTTACAGTTCGAAGTGCATGCCAATCGCACACGCTTTTGGGTGCCCGAGGGATCAGTGCTTACAGAGTTCTTGCTACGCTACAGTGACTTGGAGCAAGTTGACCATCGTTTGGACTTAATAACTGGCCTACCTCGACTGTAAGTACTCCCAAAAATTTTTTTGCGCTAGAAATTTTTCTAGTTAAAATACATCACTGTAATCTAACTCAAATATAAATACTTGCTCACACAAGGAGTTCCCATGATCTACTCTGTCATACTGCCCAGTGGTTCAGTAATGCGTTTTTATATTGAGGATGTGGCTAGAACATATGCCGTAATGTATAAGGGGACTCTTGTTACGGAATCCCCTCCACGTCTTAAGCTAGTAGCTTAACAATCTCTTCTGGCGTTTCAGCCACTTCCCAAGTACCATGAGGCGGGCAATGCACAAAAGTAATGTCTTCAACCACTGTGTCACCACCTTCCTCTTCTGGCGGACGAGTCACTGTGCTACGATGGATACTGACAATGTTTGACGAGTTAAGTACAACTTGTCTGCCCTTGAACGCTGGGTTTGCGTTGGTTAATGTAATAAACATAAAAGTCCTTTGTTGGACTAGTACTTAGCATCATGTATACGCTAAACGTGGATTATCTGATAAACGATGCTTTAAGGCCATTGGGCGCACAAGTTGGTGAATTGACCAGAGAAATATGGCTTTGCGACATCGCTAGGGCAGGTATTTGCTACACTAGACTCAGTGACAGTGAGATTTTAATAGAATCACGTGATTTAACTAAAATTGTCTTATTCTACACAAATCCCAGTATTCAGCTGTCTTTGGCTTAGGTCCACGTAAATACTTGATGATTACAGAACAATATCAACAACAGGGCACTATATATGGTGATGCTCCCTCTACTGGGTCGCCTATTAGCGGTGGCACGGATACTGCACGTACAGACGCTAATGCACGATCGGACATGATGCGTATTATGAGTAGGTTGGAAATGGTCGAGCGAGATTTATCACGTGCGCGGCATCGTATACAACAGTTGGAAACAGCTATTGGGCTTATAGAACAACGTGTTAATTCTAGGTTGAGCTAACTGCATTTCTGGCGCGAGCGCTGGCAGCTTCGCTGCTTTTGGGCATCTGGGCCGCACCTGCATAAATATTATATTGAAATTAGGGATTCACATGAGCACAGCCGCAGAACAATATCGCCAACTAGTTAATAAACTGGTCAGCATCAACGAAGAATTAAAGATCGGGGACATTGATCCACGTACAGGACGCAAGATCTTATCAGCCATGACTGACAGTGACGGCAACGTTGTTCGCAGTGGCACTGGGGAAATTTGGAATGTCAAGTACGGTCCAGCAGAGCTCAAGCCCGCAGCCGTTGCTGAACCAGTGGCTGTTCAAGCTGAACCCGTCAAGGACACGCCGGTTGAACCTGTTAAGGACACTCCTGCTCCCACACCAACTCCAACTCCAACACCCGCTGTTGCTGAACCAGACAAGAAAGTGGAACCATGCGGTCCTGAAGTTAAAGAAAAGATCCGTGCAGAGAAAACATTCAATGCTGCCTATGCCATGGCTAGAAAAGCTGGATGCCCGGACTTTGATTGGTGTCAAATTGTTTCAGTGCCCGGACAAACAGCTACACCAAAACCCAGTGGACAAAAAGTAGACTTCACCGGACAAGCAACACCCTTAGGCGGTAATGCCGAAAACCCAATGAGCTTTGCACCCAACAGTAACTTTGGTGCTGAAGAAGGCTACGAGTCTGATGAGTACATACTGGAAGACGAACTAAATCGTGTACGTGAGATTGCTGGTACTCAAGTGGTACTAGAAGCTGGCGCTGATATTCCCGAAATCAAAGCTGCCAATAAGCAGGCTGCTATTGAGATTGCTCGTAAAAAGGGTATCAAGAGATTTAGATTCTGTGGCAAGTACAAAGTACAGGCTAAGAAGCCAGGTCAAACAGCTACGCCTAAACCTGGCAATCAAAAGGTAGACTTCACTGGTCAAGCAACACCCTTAGGTGGTACAGCTGAAAATCCAATGAGCTTTGCGCCTAACAGTAACTTCGGCGCTTAATCCAAACAGTATTCAAAGTTCCAAGTATCGGCGTTGGCCCTAATAAGACTAGCGCCGTTCTTTTCATGAAACTTCTGTGCCATGGCAGTTTGCGGACTTAGTGTTACCATCTTCTTAATAGAGTCGGGTAATTGGTCTCTAACAGCAAATATCAGCTTCTGTGCCGCACCCGCACTATAACTCCAAATAGTATAAGCAACAGCAACGGTCAACTCATGTTCAGGCGGTGCCAACATGCTCATTTCACTTTCTGGTACTGCATCACATAGAGCTATACACACTGCGGCTAAGATTTGATCTTGCTCAGTCCATAGGTATATGCTGGCTCTTGAGTTGATGCGATTCTCAATGGCAATATTGGGACGAACTGGATCGTCCTTGATGACTCCGGCTCGTGGATCTTCTAGTGTGGTAATTTGTTCTAACATGGCGTGTTCCTTAGTAAGTGTGACAGTATTATATGCGTATTTATTATATTATTGCAAAAACTCTGTTACACTTGTGTTACAAGATATCATCAGTGGGTCCAATGTTATTCAATAGCTGTCTCAGTTTAGTTGATTCAACCTGTGCAGTTATCTTAGGAGCACTAGCACCATCTTCCAATGCTGCCGGGGTAACTGTACTTTGTCTATTACGAATACTGTCCAACATGCTGGATCCTGGACGCTTGGTTGCACTGTCTTCCTGATCAGCTTCATCCAAGTCAGTGATACGCAATGTGTCAATGTCAAAGGCCAAATCAATCTTCATGCCTACACCACTGCTACTACGTGTTTTCATTAACTGGATTTGATAGCGACCATGTTCACGCATAGCACGACTTGTAAAGATACCAAACACGTTATCCGCAGTTTGGATCTTACTCAATCCACCCGAGATGTGACTGTGATCAAACTCGACTTCTTCCACAGCACCCCTGTTCAACTGTGCCGCAGTAACGAACACACACTTCTTCTCCATGGCCAAGTTACGCAGTTCTTCACTCACATACTTGTCCTTAATAAACAAGTTCTCTGCTGAAATCTTCTTTGAGATTGGCATCAGCAAGTCCAAATAGTCTACCAGTAACACATCAATCTTGTGTCCCATTTTGATTTCATACTCTTTCATATAAGCACGAATATCATTACTGGTCTTGCCCGAAGGCATGTACTTGACTTGATAGTGTCCAGACTTCTTACCGATCACGCGAACTTTCATTTCAACGTCATCAATATTTTTAAAAATCTCTCTACTGGGAATGCCAGTCATCATCGAGTCCACACGCATACTGACCAATTCCTCAGCCAACTCCAGTGTAATGTAAACTACATTAAGTCCTTGTAAGGCCCAGTTAACTCCCAAGTTAGCCAGGAACAAACTCTTACCACCACCCGAACCTGCGGCAAAGATATTAAGCTCACCTCTGTTCATTCCACCAAACAGTTTGTCATCCACACTCTTCCAACCAGTACTTACTTGTCCGTTCTTGTCTTTGATCCTTAACAAGCGAGCACGGGGATCAGCAAAGTAATCAGTACCCATGTCCTTGGTCAAGCCAATCTGTACTGCCTTCTTAATCATTTCTTCTACAGGACCATACTCGCCCTTCTCCAGCAGGTCAGCTGATTCTAAAATTGCCTTCTCAAGTCCTTTGTGTTTGATAAACGTTTCAAAGTCGCCCATTAGCCAATCAAAGTGTTCTTCCCTAAGATCCATTTGTTGTTTAAATGTACTGCCCGTGGCTGCATTGATAATGTCTATAGTGGGCAATACATTATGTTCCTCTACATAGCTCTGTAAAAACTCTGCAGATCTTTGTAACTTTCTATCAAACAATGTTGGATCAAAAATGCTAGTACAACGAATAAACGTTTGTGCATCCGCCAGCATCATCTCCAAGTATAAGTGTTGTACATCAACACCATAGTCCGTATTTTGTTTTGTCATTCGTTCTCTCTCACATGCTTCCAATAGTATAACATACTTGTTAACACAATGCCTATTAATACGGCATATGCTAAATTTAAAAATACTGTTAGTGCAGTCACAGCAATCATTATAATCAAGTCCTCTTTAGGTTTATTAAAGTTAAAACTTGACCAATCAAATGTATGATAGCAGACTACACACATCACTCCAATCAATGCCGCGATCGGAATTGATTCAATTATAAAGCTGGCAAAAACAATGTAAGCAAGGATGGCTAGGGCATTAACTACACCTGCTAAACGTTGATGCCCACCTGCTTCTAAGTTAATTACTGTTTGTCCAATCATAGCACAGCCGCCCATGCCTCCAAACAAACCAGTTAATACATTACCAGCACCTTGTGCCATGCTTTCCTTATTGGGTTGATTAATTCCGCCAATAGTTTTATCAACCAGGTTAGCAGTAAGCAGTGTTTCAATTAGTCCAACTGCGGCCAATATTAAACTGTAGGGTAATACAATCCACAGCGTTTCTAATGTGAATGGAACAAGGGGGAGATGGAAACTGGGCATAGCTCCACTAATATGAGCAATGTCACCCACAGTCTTAGTTGCAATATCAAACACGTACACTACTGCCGTTACAAGAACAATACCAAACAAGCTACCTGGTATATGGCGTGTAAGCATGGGAGCAACGGCTACACCAAAGACAGTTATGATAATTAGTCCCAACATAGAGTACAAGGCAAATCCTTCAATGGGAATTTGATTGAACTGTGCCATAAAGATCACTAGGGCTAGACCATTTACAAATCCAGTCATTACACTGGGACTTACAAGTTTAATCAACTTACCCAACCTAAGAGCACCAAACGCTAACTGTATAACGCCCATGAGCACAATACAGGCAAACAAGTATTCGACTCCATGTGTAACTACCAATGCCACACTGACCACAGCAAGACTGCCTGCACCTCCGCTAATAAGTCCAGGGCGTCCTCCAAACAGAGCTGTAACCAATCCCAAGATCACTGCGGCATATAATCCCACTAGCGGGTTGACCTGTGCCAATAATGCAAATGCAACTACTTCTGGAACCATCGCCAGGCTTGTTGTAATACCGGCAAGTGTGTTGCGTACTATATTCATTATTCGTTAAACCAATTCTTTGCTCGTAATTTTATTTTTAATTCTGTATGCATGGCTGAGCTAATAATTAGCCACAATGTAGCAAGTCTGCCCAAGGTCTTGACAGCATCGCTTACGTCTTTAACACCTTCGGGCCAGTCGGGCATACTAACACTCCACCCATACTCCATTGCTTGTTCAACTGTCTTAGCACCTGCTTGATCTCTGTCAGGTACTAGTATAGTGCGTCTTTGTAATTGATTGATTAGTAAATGTTGACCTTGACTGATCTCACTGCCCAATAGTGCTACACCATCAATGGCTAATGCATCAAACGGACCTTCCGTAACAATCACATACTTGCGATCCCAGTGTTGTCTATCCAAGTTAAACACATAGCCAGGTTGCTGTTCACTTAGATACTTGGGAGTACCGTCACTAACTATACGAGCCGTCCATCCTACGATCTCGTTCTTATAGATGAATGGTATGATTAATCTATTGCTAAAGCCTACCTTAGGAGTCCAATAGAATGGATAGTCCTCTAAGTACAAGTCTCTGCTGTGCAAGTATTCCAATACTGGTAATAACTTCTTAGGTGCGTTATCCAAGTAGCTGGTTATCAATTCGCTTTCTAATGGCAGTGCCCTGGGCGTAAATGTTGGCACTAACTGTAACTTGATGCCAGAGTCTGCATCTTCCTTCAATCTCAATGCATCAAAAGTCATTTTGGTGATTAAGTCATCCGGGATGCCAAACCAACGCATCAAGTTTTTCAGTTTAGGACTTACTGTACGTCCGGGTTGCCAACTGGCTTTGAATCCACAGTTAAAGCAATGGTAACTGACAGCATCGCCTCCGTTGATAATAAAGCCACCGCGCTGTCGTTTGTCTACATTGTTGCCATTGTGTGGACAACAAGGAGCATTAAAGCTAATCCACCCGCTAGGGGTTTGTTTTCGCTTTGGAGGTAAGTAGGCTAGTAATGTGTCAGCAATCAGGCTCATATAGCCTATATTTTAACTGATTACTTGGAAAGAGTCAAGTGTTCCGGCAGTCTTAGTATATCGAACTCGAATATAAGTATATTCGCTAATGTCAATGTCTGTAAATGCTACAGGTGTACTTCTAGCCACTGAGAATGTTTGACTAGTAATTTCACTGTTCAAAAATACTTCGTGTCCAATTGTAGGACTCTTAGTTGCTTCAATAAAGATAGTTCCCACAAAGTCAGTTACATTAACAGTTACATCAATAGAAGTTGTTGCTTGCGCCTCATAGAACTTTGTTGGTATTGCACTGCTGTTATAGTATATTACCCACTGCATTTGATTACTGCTACTATAATCAGTCTGTTGCTGGAAGTCATCATAATTTTGAACTGGGCGGGCACTAGGAACAACACTGCCTAACAATTCAATAGTTCCGTGTCCACCAAACTTTGCATCACCGTATAACAGAGTCTTTGTAGTGTCGGCATTGACCATATACACACTAAATTTTAAAAATTGCGTTTGTAGTGCTGCCAAGTCTGATTCAGCTATAGTTACCTTAGCAAGCCCCTTTAACGTGGGTGTAGTGCTGCCGTCATCTAGTACTGTTGCTGTATAGGTGTTAATCTCGTTGTCACTTTGATCCATGACAACAAACTTGATATCCTTTCCGAAGATATCGATCCGCTTTTGATCTGCGTTCTTAACATCTAGCTCTATGACGTTATCCACGCCCTTATATATTTTAACTGGTCTTTGGTACACGATTTTCCACTCCACAGGGTAGGGCGCATCCAACGCTGTCACATCTGCTATGAGTTGGATCCGATTTGAGTATAAATAACTTGAAATTTTTTGCATTGGTAGCCTCAACATATATTTATATGGCAAAGTTAAGACAAACAACTGAACAACAATTACCCTTTATAAGCGTCATAAACTACGGTGAAGCTGAGTACGTCGGGATCATAATCAACCAAGATCAATACGTAACCAGTTTCTACGATATCGACGCACTTCGTACTCCAGAAGAGAAAGGTGCATTTTTAGAAGTCGGAGAAACATGGTGGTGGGAATCAAATAGACAGATGCCCATTAACATATTCCTGCGACGTGAAATTGAACCATTTCGATACTGTATTAAGACATTTAACAGTAAAGATGTGAGGATCCTATTGGGTCCTGTAGTCAATCTAATGAATCTAAGTGTGCGACGCATCAAGCGTAAGAGTGTTCAGTTAGTTAGAAAACGTTAAGTAATACTTTCACAGATTTGGTTCATCTGAACCACTACCACTGTGGCGTAGGCAATGGCGTGTGACTTTTTAAAGTAGTACTCGCCATCCTCGGGTTTTGTCCATATCTCGTTCATCACCGTAGTCCAATCTTTCCCAATCAGATAACGTTTGGCTGGACGAATCATCGCCAGTACTGCTGCCAATTCTTCTATAGACTTTGGCGCCATTTGTCTTAGAATAGACCCATGCCCATTCACATGGAACAATAAGTTCACGAAGTCGTCCTGTAACAGTAAATCCCATAGTGGTTCAGTCTCCATTAACTTAATCAAATGTGCTTCATCTTTTATTGTTTCATAAACTCCAACATTGAGGAAGTCTATTTTAAAATAACCTCTTGCCTCTGCTTGTTTGTAGTCAATAGCTGACAAGTTAGTAATCGGATTGTACGGGACAGAAGTACAATATACACCAGTGTTGTGCTTTTTAAAAGTACCATTATCTTCTATAGCCGCAGTGACATGCTTGAGCTTTTCAAGTGCAAGTGTTCTATCTGCAAAGTCTATATCAATATCTGGCATTAGTGTTTTACCTGTGAGTCAAACAAGTACAAGGGAAGTTCTTCGATAAGTTTGTCTGCCCATTCATCTGCAAACTCTGCTGTATCAAATCCCGTAAACTTTACATACACTGCTAATTCTTCTTCAGCAATAATTACTTCCATGCCTAATGGAATTGGATCATTCATAAGTTTGCTTCCTTAGCTACCTGCTTTACTAACTCCACATCGTCAAATTGATTGTGGAATTTCTTTTTCCAAAACACTGGATCAATGATTGAACCAACGGCTGTTAGTTGCTCGTCATTAAAGCCGCCTAACAGTTTCTTTCCACTAACAGAATTTAATAGTAGCCAAGGACTTATCTTTCCATCTTTAACATCATACACTGCTCTGTTAGTGCTTACATAATTAAAATAATGATTCCATACACTGTCGTTAGTGTCAGCCCAATCGGACATGTGTTTTATACTACGTTCCAATGCTGTCTCAACATTTTCTGTTTTAATTAGATGCAATACGTATTCTTCATAAAGCCCATCTCTACACCAATGATCAAGTCTAACACCACTAGTAACTACATAGTCAATGTACTTGTCAGGATACAAGGGATTAACATTACTGACAAAGCTGCCAAACTTTACAAATGCATTGTAGTAAGGACTGTGTGCAAACTCATCGTATGTTTTAATTTTATCTTGCTTCTGACTTATTAGATAGAACCTAACGTATGCCTGATACGCAATCTGTACGTGCTTCTCAGTTTTAGCCAAGTGACGACGCTTTTGCTCACACATGTGAACAATCAAAGTTTTTTCTTTAGTAAACTTACTGTTACAATGCGTACACGTATACTTTTGTTCAGTCACTTTTAATTCTAACATTAGAAATATTTTGCAATCTTTTTGTCTTCCCAACAATGATCTTGGGCTAATTTTTTAAGGTCTTTGACTGGAGTCATCTCTGCTAACATCTCTAGCTCATCAACTTTACGTGATGGATACATCTCCATCAAAAACTTTAGTCGCTTGCTATCGCCTGCTTTCTTTTTATTGCCTAACCACTCGTGATAGAATACTTGCTTCTTATCATAGTTGCACATGCACAACAACTGCCAAAGTAGTTTAGGATGCTTTTGTAAAGTGTTCCAATGCTTGTTAAAGTATTCGTTCACTGCCAATACAAAGTGTTCTTGCTTTTCTCTGTTTTGTCCTTTAACGTTACTTACATAGCGATTAAGAATAAAGAATTCACTCTTAAGTGCTTTGCGTTGCTCGTCATCCATCTCATCCCAAAGGTCTTTTGCATTGAGATCTACTGCCGCTAGTTTTTCTTTAAGTTCTATCTTTGCCATAATCTTTACTTAGTTTGTGTATCATTATAACACGATCCAATGCCCGTTGTAAAGTGATATTGGTCTTGGCAGCTCTTCGTATCTCGCCCCACATCTTGCTGTCCATTAGATGATCGTGCAATGGTCGTCCATCCGATGTTCTCGGATCAAAATCGTAACCAACCTCTACTCGTGTGCTAGGATCAGCACCGAACTCTCTAGCATAAGTTACTCCGTTTGCTTTTTCGTAAATATAAGTAGCACCAGGTTTAAGGGTTCCCATTTATATTTTACTCTTATGTTTGAATGCTTTATCGTGATGCCAATTCTTAACTTCGATGTAATCTAATGATGAGAAAAGTTCTAAAAGTTTTTCATCAGGCCATCCGTAAGGTTCACCTAAATTATTTGTTTCAATAACAATCATAGGCAATGCTCGTTTAATAGTTTCGATTGCTCCAGACAATGCATGACCTTCATAGCCCTCGATGTCTAAATGTATTAAGTCAGGATTAATGTTTAGAGAGTCAATAGTTACTTGAGGTATTGTACCTGTCTCTACAGTTCGTATGGCTCCTAAATTTTGGGCACCACCAGTTATGTTAGGATTAAAATCTAAACCCAAGCTGTCAAATTTTGAACCAAGACATGCTTGATATTTGAAAACATTTAGTTCTGGTACATTGTTTGTTAAACACGCAAACCAACGATGATCGGGTTCGAACGTCATAACTTTTTTAAATAATTTACTATATTGCTTAGGATACAGTCCAGCATTGCCGCCTGCTTGAATAATTAAATTTCGTTCTGACTCTGGCAACAACTCTGATATCTCAGTTGGTAAAAGGTATGCATGATATTCTAATCCATCAAACACGTGAGTTGCTTTGTTAAAGAATCTCCAAGTTGTTTTATCGTCGGCAGGCCATGTCCAATCTTTTCCTAAGAGGTCGCTTCCTCTTAATTCTAAATTTAATTCAGTCATTGTTCTTGATGTCAAGATTATCTCCAGTTGTTTTGAACTATTTCTAATTCTGTATTATTACTAGGCTTTTGATGTCTAGATGTAAAAATCAATATTGAAGGATCGTTTATAAGTGTGTCAACTTTATGATGCTTCCAATTGATAAAATTTTCAGGTGAATAGTTTTCTATCAAATCATATTCTACATGTTCACTAATATAGGATTGATCTCCGTATCTAGGAACTCTTTTATACTCTTCGCATATTTGTTCTCTATCTTTAATATAGTTATTATATAGATAAGAATAGTCACCTGACCAATACATAATAGAACTATTTACTATTTCTTGATAAGGTTCTTTAACCATTACGAACTTGTTAAGTACTTGTAATTTATTGATAACTTCGGTAATGTCTTTACATATTAATACATCTAAATCAAAATATAAAACTGGTCCTTCAAATAAATTAGGACGGAACAATTCGATTTTATTCCAAAATGATTGCGAGTCAGTGACTAATGGAACTGTATTAAACTTTGTACTAATGTTTGATAAACAAGTAAATTTGAATGGTATGTTTACATGCCTAGTTACTTGATTGAATAATTTATCTACCCATTCCTCAGAATATATCGAATCTTTATTAGTCTTTAGTACACAAGCAATGTTCAACATGCATTTTCTCCATTAGTATGAGAAAATTGTTTAACATTTTTCTTATTACAAAAGAATGGATTTATCCTAGCATAGCTAGGTTTAGTTGCATAAAAGCCAACATAGAATTGATTAATAGCAACATCGGCGGCAATATATCCAAATTTATTAATACTGTTTAACAAAAATTCAGCACCTGCTGGTTTAATTATATAAGCATGAATTCCTTTTATGTGTGTCATGTTTATACTTCTGTATTTTAGTTTATCAGTAACGACATACGGATACGGATCTATTGTTAATTCCTGATCTAGTTGCAGGTATTCTTCATAGTCATCTGCTGTTCTGCTTGCTGGATCTAAATTTAAAATAGTATCAAATGTATCCAAAATATTATTAGGCAGTGGCCTAATCATTAAACCATCGTGTTCAAATATCAGAATAGGTTGCTGTGTTGCAACACATTCCTTCCATAAAAGAAAATGACTTAGGAAACAACCTATGTACCCCAATCTTAATTTTTTAGTAACGATTTTAGGATATGGAAATAAATTATACTCTTGCAAAAGTTCGTAATGACAGTCATACACACCGTCAACTTTTGTAACTGTTATATTAAACTGCTTGGCGGATTCTATACACTGGTCCGCCAAACCTTCAGAAAGTTCATCATTAAACTTTCTTATAACCACTGCTTTCATTTTTTACCTTTAATCGCCCTAATACGTTCCGCACGTTCATAGAATTCTCTGCAATCTGTATCGCAGAACACTCCTTCAGTTACTGGTTCATCGCATGCCAAGCATAGTCCAGTTTTTTCAGGAACCTTCATTCTCTTGGCTAACGCTTTGGCTCTAAGTGCTTCTTCTACTTCTTGTGCTTCATCTAACGCATCACTCATATCTTACTTCCTTATAATATCTTACTAACATCAATAATCTCGCTTTGTCTACTTATCTCCTTTACGAAATAAGCACACTCTGGCTTAGGTTCCATTGACAGTGGGGTTGCTAAAAGTTGATTGTTTTTCATTTTAGGAAAATACCACTTGACATCATTGTAAAAATTTACAATTTCTATCTTGCGAAACTCTACTCTAAAACTACTTAGTGGATTAAAAATTAATGCTTCAAATCCTCTATCATTTAAACTAGTTAGTGGCAAAACTTCTACATCGCATCCACTAGTACTATCCCCAACAGCAATACTCCAATCAATAGGCATTGCTACTTCTTGATTGCCTATACGCAATACCATTGCGGGGCTGTTAAATGATTCTAAAAATATCAGAGGCATAAAAAAGAAGTCTGGTTCTTTTGGATCACTGTTGTCCAATACTGCGAACCTCGTTCCTTCATCTACCTCGTCTGGTAGGTTGTTCAATGAGAACAACCTATTGTCTAATGTTAATATCTGCATAAGTCCTTATTTTTGCCAATCCACTTTGTCTAATGTAAATGGGTATTTGGCTTCCTTGTAAAATTTCTTGCGTTGCGTAAGATGCCTCTTGGCGAATTTACAGGTGCTGGTGACGTCCCAAATTTGGACGAAGTCTTTGTCTTTGGCTTTTCTAATACCTCGCCCAATTGATTGTATAACGCGGACAAAGCTCTTTCCGGGTTCCAAAAGAACCAGATTAAAAATCCTAGGGATATTAATACCAACAGCGGCCACACCATAAGTCGCCACAATAATCTTATTATCACTTGTTTTAATTTCGTCATACTCATCTTTCCTGTCTTTCGTTTTTACTTCGCCTGAGATGAACACTGCATCTTCTATTTCGTTGATTAAAAATTTGCCTGAATCAATTCTGTTTACGAGAACTAATGTGTTGCCTGATTCACTGATTTGTTTTATTAATTTGCTTATGTACTGCATCCTGTCACTGTCTGTAACAAGATACTTTAATTCTTCTTGATATCCTTTGAATTCAGGAACATCTAACATTTGAACAATGTTTACATGACAGTTGCTTAGTACACCCATCTCTTGCAGTTCGTGTGCTTTGATGCCACCGACAACTGGCCCAATGCTGGCAAAGATACTTTCACTTTCAAAAGCTTCTTTAGGCACAGTACCAGTTAGCCCCCATCTAATACAGGCATTGCTCAAGTTTTTAGTAAGTAAATTCTTCAAAACTTCCGCTTTAGCCATGTGTACTTCGTCGACAATAACTGCCCTAACTCCATCCAAAAATTCTGCTAGTGTCAGCACATCGTGTTCAAAGTTTTTACTTTTCTTCTCGAGAATGTTTAAACTTTGCCAAGTGCATATAGTATGTGTTTTACCCAAGTCTTTACGATCTCCGTAATAAACACCTACATCTAACCCAACGCTAATAAAATCTTCTTCAGTTTGTTCAACTAGACTCTTGTTAGGCACAATAGTAATTGTTCGACCATATTGTTCGCACAGTTGACTTAGTGTTGCTGTTGTAATTGTTTTACCTGCACCAGTAGCAATCTCTTGAAGTGCTTGTGGATTTTTTAAAAACGTGTTAACGGCTTCTACTTGATAGTCACGTAACATGATAGGATTGCCTTCTTCAGGATGACCTTTGGGCCATACCTTACCTTGGTCAGCCCAGTAACTTTCAGTTACTGCATCAAATTTAAGTTTGACTGGTTCACGTAAGTCTTCAACATCACTGATCTCAATACCCATGTTAGCAAGTATCTCCATGATCTTTTCTAACTGACTTAGGTAGCCATTACCACCAATGCCAAATAAACTATTGCATCCATCCCATCGACCTAACTTATATGCCGGGTGATATTTGGCAAATGGATTCTCATACTTAAATGTATTTGCCAACTTGCGTCGTGCTTCTAGCTCAAGTCCTTCTAACTTGATATTCACTTCGTCTTTAATTATTAATTTACACGATCGCATCTACGGTTCCAATTACAGGCATTACAGTATTATAGTATACAATCAAATCGCATTCATTGCAATAGACTGATGTTTTATTATTTCTAAGTTGGTTACTAAAGCTAATAACTGCTTTAGGATACCAACTATTCTTTAAAAAGAACTTGGGAAGTTTGCCATTAGATATTACAGAAATTTTATTGTCAGCATCTAATTGCTTGTTGTAGCCAAATTCACTGACCAGTTTGTTAAACTCTTCGCCCTGACCTTCATTGTCGAATCTAAAATAAACACCCACATTGGGAGTTATTTGCATAGCATCAAGTGCGTTCTTAACCAAGGTTAAATTCTCTAAACAACTTTTAACATTGTATTCATCAAAAATAAACAGTACTGGCACACGCTTGAGTTGACGTATTGCCCTAGCTACGTCTTCTAGTTTATAGTCTACACTGTTAATAAAGATTTTATTATTTTTTCTAGTGGCAATTTTATTAACTAACGACTCATCTTTAACAATCCCGCTGGTAACATTGTACTGGAATCTAAGTTTACGATCTTCTAATAACAGACTATTTTCAGTAGTACCAATGTCTTCTATCAACAAAGTTTTTAAAAAAGAATGATGTAATTCTTCTATGTTAAACATTTTTTCATATTTGTCCTTGTCTATTAATGCAATCTCATCATACAAGGTTTGTACTTGCACTGACTTGTCAAAGTGAAACTTTTTCAATGCGTTGACAAGTTTAAATAAATTCTTCTCAGTGAGTAAAAATCGATTGTGATGTCCGGAGACAACTCCGTAACTGCCATCTAAACTTTTTCCAAGTTCAGATAATATTTTCTTAACTTCTTTATTAAACGTGAATTCAATATCAATTAAGGGAGTGTTATCCTCACCTTTAACTATGTTGATTCGTTTAATCACGCTTACTGTTTTAAATTGCTTGGACCATGATGGAATTTTAAGACTTGGTATCAAGTCGTGTCCAATAAAATTTAATGACTCAAGATTTTCTTGTAGAATTTTAATCAGCAAGCGCCCTTGTGACTCAGTAATGAAACTGGGTATTTTGATTAGCCTAGACAGATTTTTCAATATGCGACGATCTCGAACTGGAATGGCCGCACTAAGATTTTCAAATCCGTTTGCTTCAATTTTAATTAAAAGTTGATCAATGGTTAACATATGGTAATTATATACTACTTGACAACATATGTCAAGCATTGTTTATAATTTAATTGCGTGTGAGGCAGATAAGTAATATTAGTATTTAATGAGGGAACCATGCCAAAATACGCAGTTGTAACAACTTTCCATGCCAAAGGCTACGAGCAATATGCTCAAAAATTTATACAGTCATTTATTAAAAACTGGCCTGAAGAAATCCAATTATATTTGTATACGGAGGATTGTGTAGTTGCAGAGTCGGCTCCTAATATTATAGTTAGGGACTTGCATCAATCAAGTACAGATCTAGTCAACTTTAAAACTAAATGGAAAAATGACCCTAAAGCAAATGGTGACATATCCGGAGTTCCCAGATTAGCTGCCAGGAAAGATAGCCACAAACCATTTAAATGGGATGCCATTAGATTTGCTCATAAAGTCTATAGCATTTTTCATTGTGCTAAAAATTGTGATGCGGATATATTAATTTGGATGGATGCAGATATGATTTGCCATAGTCCAATAGAGTTTGATACTGTATGTAAATTAATGCCAACTGATAAAGACTTGTGTTACTTGGGTCGTGAAGGTAAGTTTAGTGAATGCGGATTATACTCTATGAACTTAAAGTCCCCTATGATAAAAACGTTTTTACAAGAGTTTCAAAAAATGTATGACCAAGCAGAGACTGGTATATTTTATTTAGAAGAGTGGCATGATAGTTTTGTATTTGATGCTGTAAGAATTAAGATGCCGTTTTTAACGCACATCAATTGGAGTGCTGGTCTAATTAAAGGCGAAGGGCATCCTTTAATTAATAGTGTATGGGGTGCATACTTAGATCACCTTAAAGGCGAACGTAAGGGTGAAGGCAAAAGTCGAAGCAAAGATTTAATAGTTAAACGAAACGAAGCGTACTGGACTACTTAACAGCCCATTGTTTCATATGTTGCCACACGTTGCCAGATGACATATCTTCAAAGTTCCAATGGCATTGTGCTATATTTTGTATCCACTGTGTTCGATCAAACTCTTTAGGATTTTCTAAAAATTCTAAAGACGTATGACTAACTGGTGTTGCTTGACTACGCACCGGATCTAGAACAAACGTAGGTACTCCCTCGATCGCACTAGCAACACCTGGGCTAGAATTAAAAGTAACACATGCTTTTGCCTTCGATAAGTCTTCTAATAGCGATACATTAGTACTAGGGATGCCACCAAATTTTATTAAGTTCGACACAACATTTCCACTAAACCTATCTCCAGGATGACCTCGAACAACTATAGGTGTTGACGTTATTGCTTTGATTTGTTTTATTGTTTGCTTGGCCCAAGTTTCTACATCGACTTTGCCCATGCTCCACCCGCCACTGCGTTGAAGGCACAATAAAATATAGTCCCCTGTAGTCTTCCAAGGCTGCAAATCAAACTTTAATTCTTTCTTAATGTTGTTCCAATTAGTGTCCAAAGAATTAGTATTACAGTATTCACCTGTGTTAGGAAACACGCCGTCATAACTAAATCTAAGATATGTATTAGCATCATTTCTATATAAAAATAAATTGCTATCTATAATAATAGTTCTTTTATTTCTAGATTTTTGAAATTCTATAACGTCACGTCGCAATTTTAAATGGGGAGTATTCCTGCTTTTCTCATGAACAAATCCCTGTAACACTGCTACATCACATTCTACTGGGCCACCTGACGAAACTACAATGCCCTCATCACCAACTTTGTTAACTCCTGCAATGAAGTCAGTTAGCATTTTGGGTTTGTCTAAATTCTTATTTGCATAAGGGATGCCATTAAGATACGAAACTACTTTCATTCATCTGCCTTCATTTACAACACCCCATGCATATCCGCTCTTAAACTCGTCTAGTGTAAATTGACAATAAGACAAGTGTGCTACTAATGCTTCTAGCTCATCTCTAGATGGTATATATGGAGTTTCGATCTTAGAAAGATCATGCAAGCATAAGCTGTGTGCCGCGTTCAATCCCATGGTAAATGCGGGCTTACCTAACATTAATGCTTCTGTTGCCGCAATACTATTATATGTTACTAAACAGTGTACATCATCAGCCAGTGCATCAGCAATCGTTTTATTTGATATTCTTTCTTTTCTAATAGGCTTTAGTCTAATTTCAATAGGCCTATCAGTATGTTTTTTAATAGTTTCTACAGTAGTGTTAAGCCACTCATCTAAATCCATTCCGTATAACATCATAATTTTATCTGACGGTGGGCAAATTAGAATTTTACGTCCTGGGTGAAACTTCATAAACTTCCAATTCGTTGGACTTACACGATCCCACGGACGTTCAATAATAGGACCAATGTTTTGTAAATTGTTTTTAGTTGCTCTATGGTATACTTTTACTTTAGTGTTGTTTCCAAAGTACCCAGTATCTATTGCGTAGAATGTTCTGTTAGTTTCCCAACAGTGTTTGATAGCGTTCCTACTCGACCCGCCGACGCCTCTTATTACCAAAGGCAATGTTGTGTTTTCTTCAATGGACCATTTACTAATGTGTCCGTTCGTACCTGCCATAAAATATTCTAACACTTCATCAAACTTGCCACCGTGTTTAAATTTTGTTACATCTGATTCTATGGCTGCTATTTTATCTTCTTTCATAATGTTTTCCAACTGAGTTATTATTTGTTCCTTAGTGACACTGTAGTATGTGTTTCGTGGGTCTATAATAAATTTGCTCAAGTCAGAGAATAATTTTTTATAAGGCCCTTCATATACATGAATATTAGGCTCGTCGTTTGATTCAGGTAACTCAGTCATAAGTACGTTGCAAACAATATTCTGTTAGGATTCTTTCCTTATGCCATTCGCCGCCTTGTGGGGTATCTGAAAACTCAGTAAAGCAAGGAGTACCTAATGTGTAATGTAATAATTTAGCATCTGGGTTTGGCCCAAACTCGTCTGGTAACCAATTCCACTCTATGGGAAGTTCTCCTACACGTGAATCATCAAGCCAAGTAAACCTATGCAGTTCTGCGCCCGTTGCTTTTTCAATAAACTCAGGCGTAAGTTTTCGATTAGGAAAGCTACTACAGTTCCATAAAATTACACTAGACCAATTTTTACGTGGATAATCTTCGTTTTTTGATCCAAGATATTTAACAGGCATCTTTGTTTTGTAATCATGCTTGACCACTAGCACATCGTTGTAGGGATTTTGTAGTTCCCACAACTTGGTTATATCATCTCGAACAATCATATCACCATCGATGAATATTGCCCAACCTGTGAAGTGCATTAGATGTGGAACTAAAAATCGACTGTATATAAACTGATTACTACCGTCAGTATGTGTTTCTTTATAATCTTTAAACAGATTCAGTGCTAACGGAATAATTTGAACTGGCTGACTGGCATGCCTAATAATACTGTTAACACAAGTGTGAAATGCTATTGCTTCACGTGGGTCGTACCCAATAAACACTGGAATCATTTTCTTTCTATGTCCTCTTCAATACAGTTTTTGCCATACTGTATTTCTACAAGTTTGCATGGCACATCGTAAGGATTTGTTAGTTGGTGCCACTCACCAACCGGTACCTTATATTCTAAATGCTCTTTCAACATTGTTGGTGGCAGGGCATATCCACCTGGCATCATGCTATTAACAATACAAGCGCCGTGGGTCACTAGCCAATATTCTGCACGTAACGCATGACGTTGCATACTTAAACTCTCGCCTGGGTCAACTGTTAGTTCTTTAACTTTGCATCCAGGAACTTCATGTAGTACACGATAATAGCCCCACGGTCTTTCAGTTTTAGGTGACTTCCATTCTTCAAGTATCCAACTACTTGAATTGGCTTTATCTTCACCACCTACTCCAAATACAAAACTTAATCTGGGATCTTGTATTTCCATTTCTGGAATATTTTTATCCGTACGATCGCCACCATTAGCAAAAATGATTTCGTCGTTAGGAAACAACTCAAGTGTTTCTTTAATAAAGTGTTTGGCACTGCCATCAAGATCGGCAGCATTGTCAAAGAACGCCACTTGGTCTACAAATTTTAAAGCCTGCACTAATGGTACACGTTCCCATATAGGCATGAAGGGTCTACCCTTTTTTCGAGTAAGCCAAGCGTCTGAGTTGATGCCAACAACTAGCCAGTCGCCTAGTTCTCTAGCGGCTTTTAAATATTTAAGATGTCCGGAGTGTAGCGGATCAAATCCGCCAGTAACTATAACTATTTTCATAGTCATATTTATATGCTTACATTATGGCTGTATTAAAGAGTGGCGTCTTCCATACCTGCTGTACGCAATTTGATAACATTAGATAACTGCCACTGTTTAACATCTAATGCTTTGGTAATGCCCAACCATTTGTTTCTTAGCAGGGCAAATTCGTTGATAATTTTTTCAAAGTCTACAACATCACTCTCACCGTCGACATATTTTTCAACATCTCGACTGGTAAGAGCCCGTTGATAATTTTCTAGATATTTACGAAAATGTTGACTACGCAGACGACGTAATTCAATATTTAGGTACTCAAGGATAGCTTCAATTTCTTGAAGTTGATTAAATCGTTGTTCCACGATACCGGGCATACTGGCTGCTGCCTTTTCTATATTTCCCGTTATACGAGCATCATTTTTTGCAGCCAATAATTCGGCATTGTAGTAGTCCACAGCATCAGGGATGAACGATATATCTTTACTAACCTTGTTATACCACATACTTAATAGTCTTCTTCTTCGTCGTCGTAATCTTCATATTCTGGTTCTTCGTCGACATCATCTTCTAAGTAATATTCGATAGCGTGATCCAGATCTGCATCTGAACCACGAGCATTTTCTAATACTTTATCTTTGATGCCGTAATCAGCAAGTAGATCAACATATTTTTCTGCGATTACTGCAACTTCTTTTTTGTCGATATACTCTTTAAACAATAACCAAATGTCGGAAATTTGATTGTCAGTCATTTACCACTGTCTCCTCTTCGATAACATTTTCTTGTGGTCTAATATTTGCGAAGTCTGTCATCACTTTGTCAAGACAACCGTCTTCGTTTCTTTCCCACTCCTTGCGATAGTATTTAAGTATTTCACCATCAGAAGTAGTAAAGCTAAGTCTGTTGCCATCCTTCTTCAACAAGTTTTTGCCTTCAGCTAGGTCAGTCAACCCACTGTAAGGATTCATACCTGTTTCATATGGAATCTTAACTTGGACGCTTTCAAAAGGTTTAGCATAACGTGTCTTCATGATCTTACATGCGGCACGAATACCTTGTACTGTACTTGTTTTGCCGCCGTCTTCGTCTTCTTTCAACTTCAATTTCTTCATAGCAACTACGATAGAACTTGCGTAAACGAAACCTTGTCCGCCACTAATCTTGTCATCTGGATCAAACATATCTTGCGATGCGTATGTGTGATTAGTACAAACTAATCCAACATTGTACTGTCCAATCATATTCACAGTATTGCGTACAAGACTGGTAAGTGCTTTAGGCTTACGACCCATGTCACCTTTCATGTCACCTGCTTCAAACTGGTTAACGTCTGTTGGTGTTAACAACATACCCAACGAGTCGATCACAAACAATACTTTTGGACGAATTGCTTCATCCATTACTTTGTATTCTTTCATGAACTCTGAAATAGTTTTTGCCACGTCATCAATCATAGCCATGTTAAGTTTCAACAACTTTTCTTCGCTAGTATCGACGCCAAGATCCTTCAACCATTTCTCATCAAGTGCGTTTTCGCTATCCACCAAAACAACATAGATACCTTGTTTCTGTGCATTTCGAATTAAGTTACCTGAACAAATAAACGACTTGCCAGCGCCCGACTCGCCTGCAAATACAGTTACCTTGCCCAAAGGAATACCTTTGTGCCAGTCACCGCTGATTAGGTAGTTAAGTGCATAGTTACCTGTGCTAACCCAATCTGTTGGATCATTAAATCCAACACCAAGTCCGTCGATAGACTTAGTTAATGTTTTTCTAAATTTTGATAAATCAAAGGCTTTTGTAGCCATAAGTGTTCTCCTTGTACTGTAGTTAGTAAGGGGGACTGAGCCCCCTTAAATTATTTCTGACGATTACGAATCATTGCCAAGATGTCTTGGGCACGACTGTCACCACCAGCTTTTTCTTCTACAGCAGGAGTTGAACTTGCTTTTGGAGTAACTACTTCAGCAGGTGCATCGTCTTCTTGATGAGTTACTGCTGGCTTAGCGGCAACTGCGGCTGGACGAGATTGTGCTACTGGATCACCAGTATTTTGTCCTGCACCACTTGGTTTGTAGTATTGTCCCCAACGTTCCATATCAAATGCTTCGCCATCAACAGATGCTTCAAACATCTCTTTGATAACACGCACTTCAACGTCAGTTGGTTTCTTAGGTAAAAAGTCTTTCAAGTTGAATAGACCGTTTGCCTTAACTGCCGTGTTTTCGTCATCACTTAGAGGACGTTCACGACGTGACCACTTGCTTGTTGAGTAGTCTGCGTAGCCACCTTTGCTGGTCTTGATTAGACGGAAGTCTACACCATGTACCAAGTCAGTTGGCAAGTCTTCCATTTCTGGATCCAACAATGCGCCACGGATAAGTTGGAAAATCTGTGGACCAATAATGAATCTACGGATTGGATTTTCTGGTTTGCTTTCTTCTTTCAAACCATCTTCAGTTACAAAGCCTTGGAAAATATAACTACGCTTTTTCCAATATTTACGACCCATGTCTTCCAACGCTGGATCTTTGAACCATGCACGTACTTCGCTCAAAACAGGACAGGTCTCGCCATACATTTCCATGCAGGGTACTTGTACCATTGTTTTTTTGCTATCTGTTTCACCTTTAATGCCTGCGAATTCGAGCTTGATCATCGCTCGTTCTACCCAGAAAAAAGTGTTGTTTGAATCGCCATCTGGAAGAAAGCGTACTGCGGACTCGCTACCTTCTTTTAAGTTCCAGAAAGGATAAATTGAATTGTCGCCACCTGTGCGTTCGCCTGTACCACGTGATTCTTGTTCTTTGAGCTTTGCTCGGATTTCTGCTAATGAAGCCATAATTTTTCTCCTGTAATATGCCTTTGTTTGCCTATATTTTGTTTATGCCACTACACAAACAAAAAGTGCATACATGTTATTGTACGCACTTTTATTTATGTTTGCAAGTGAAATCTTGCTTAAAACTGATATTTTTCTACCAATTATTTTAAACCTGCAAATTTTAATACTGTGGATAATTCGGTGTGCTCTGCAACTGGTTGAGCTTTGCGTTGTGCTACACGGGCTCTAATAGCTTCAGTGGCGTTATGATTGGACATGTTTGTCCCAGCCAATTCTAACATACGATCTTGTTGCTGTTGAGCGGCAGCATGACCTTTATATTTTTCCATAATTTGATTGCAAGCACGTTCGACCATTTGATCAAATTTTTCTGATCTCATTGTGTCTGGTTGAATATTGTATTTTTCTTTAAGTTCTTTGCACATCTTAGTAACAAATCCCTCTTCGCCAATAGTCATTGTGCCTTCATTACTGTTAAAGAAACCACTTACACGCTCTTCGATATCACCAAATAACTTATCAGCAATCCCTTGGCTGCTTTGTTTTCTACGTACCATTTCTGCTTGTTGTTCAGCAAATGCTTTTTCAGCACCTATAATTTTTGCACCAGACACTGCGGTAGCAGGTTTAGCTGGAACAGGTTTAGCTGGAACAGGTGTTGCAACTTTTTGGCCAGCCATTGGCGGATTAATAGATCCTCGGCCAGCGCCAGCAGTTGATTGTGGAGGTAAGTCTCCAAATTGTGCTTGTGGAGGTAAGTCTCCAAATTCTGCTTCTGGTGCTTGAGCAGGGCCGCCGAACGCATTCATTGGCTTAACTGGGGCCATTGGCTTTGCCGGTGCTACTGCTCCAGCAACTTTTTGTCCTACTGCTTTTGCGGCATCACCAACTGCTCCATAGGCTGCTTTGTTTATGTCAGTAATACCTTGTGCCGCGCCTTGAATACCTTTCTGTGCTAATGCAACTGGATTGTATTTTGCCATAGCACTTCCAACATCACCAAGTGTAGTGTTAGCTACAGCCGATTTAACACCTGCCAACGATTTCATTCTATCTAAAAATCCAGGTTTTGCTGGAGCAGGTTCATTACCAAATGGATCAACTGCCTCATCTGTATTTTCTGCAACCGGAGCTTCTGCAGGTGCTGGTTCTGCTGGAGCAGCCGCAGGTTCAGCTGGAGCTTCTGCTGGTGCTGGTTCTGCAGGCGGTGCTTCGGCTGCTGGAGCTTCTGCTGGCGGCTCTACTGGTGCTTCTTCTGGAGCAGGTGCTCCTTCAGTATCAAAACCCAGTTGTGCGGCATATTCAGTATCATTTTCTTCGTCTTGTGCTTTCAAGAAGTTTGAAATAATTGGTCTAGCATCCATCTCATCTAAACCTAGATCTGCTAGTAATTCAAATGCACGTTCTAATTTACTTTTGTCAATGATACCTCTAATACTGCTAGTAGCATTGTTGCCGTTAGTACCGATTGGAACTTCTTGTGCAAATATATCTTTTAATTTTTGCATGGCTTTTTCGCCACGCTCATCATCACGAAACAAGTCGTCATCTTCTCTTACAATTTGTTCAATCGCTGATTCAAATTGATCTTCTAATGATTCTGTTTTTGTGTCATCGCAAACGCAGTCGTCAGCAGGACGATCACACGCATCGCAATAGTCTTCTTCTTTTTCTTCGCCTAGTAAGTCATTGGCATCAATTTCCTTAACAGGAATGTCTGATTCATCGACTAAGCTGTAAATGTACGGGAACACTGATTTTAATTCTTCGTTAAACGTACGAACTGTTAAACGATCAACCCAGTCATTTAAAATATCTTCTGGAACTTCTTTTGGCGCTCTTGCAGTAAAACTTTCTTTAAATGCACTGTAATGTCTTGCACTTTGTAAAGAATGAATTTCTTTTTTAACTTGCTCAATACGCTCAATAACTTTACTGTGTATAGCGCCCATTGCTTCGCTAATCATTTCATTACGGTCAACGTAATGTTTGAATACACGTAACTTGGCCATTTCTTCTGATAAGCCAATAATATGTTCACCAATTTCATCATAAGGTGTTCCGCCTTCTGATACGTGACGGGCTAATGCTCTTGCACCATTCAAGTGTTTAACTGGATATGCAAATCTTTCACCTACTGCATTTTCAATGAAGATGCGTTCGATGTGTTGTGTCCTACCGTTAGGTGCATTAAAATTAATTGGGGCATTGTGCCTAACAAGCACCCTTGCTTCTCCGATGTCCTGGAAGCTAGTTCTGCTAGTGCCAGATAATTTTGATTCAGTCATTGTTCCTTCTCCGATAGGATCTCTTTTGTCTAAGTTCGTTTGTGTTGGGTTTTGCAAATCAAAGTCTAGCGAATGTGACTGTGCAAAATCACCTAGTTCATCTAAAAAGTTAACCCATGATTCATCTTTAGGATTTTTATTCCATAGGATACTCATTGCTGGTTTCTCATCAGCATCTGACAAGTTAATAGAAACGTTGGTTAACTTTTCCCCGTTTCTTCTGTTAGTAAAATCAAAACTAATTTTTCTAACATCGCCATCGCGTAGTTCTTTACCGTCAATTGGTTTATTGTCCAGTGACGCTTTTCTCATACCAGGGAACCTAGTAGATAACTGCTGGACTAAATCTTGGGCTATTCTTTCAAAATTTGCATTCATAGTAATATTTAGCTTAAAGTGCTGGAAACAAAAATGGGTAATGGAGCTTCAAAATCGTCTTCTGTATGTACTCCAGACAGACTTTCAAATACCCTAGGGTCCCAGTCTGCCACAAGGGTGCTCATTCTAACTATTAACAATAGAGCCGCTACAAGGTCATCGTGCTGTCCAGATTTAGCTTTGAAACTAAAGCCTGACGCAATAAATGCTTTGAGTTCACTGATTAAACTTCTTGAATTAATTTCCATTTTACCAGTTTCAATCAAGTGCTTTACCCTTGCACACGCACTTATCTTACTGCTGTGTGTAGTGTTAAATCCTTTACGGAACTTACGTACATGTCCTTTACGCATGGGTTCTGAAATCATCAATCCTGAGAACTGTTCTTCACCTTGGTCTTTGATACACACTAGCCCTGCTTCACCTACAGTATTGTTTTCAATACTCCAGTATATGTTGTTTGCTCGGCCATCCATGCTGTCAGCTAGGTATTTTAATATTTCTTTTAATATCTTAACTTGACCTTGAATAGGAGTTGTGTTGTGATGCCACTCTGCGACTTGTTTAAATGAAGGCAATTCAAAAACTTCAATTGCGGCATAATCGCCACCTGTACCTAAACTAGGATCTAAACTAACTAGATATAAGTTATCTGGATTTGGTTTTACATACCAACGTGTTTGTCCCATCTTGTATATTGGCTCACGACCAGATAACTCGGATAGTTTAATACTGTTAATTAACGTTTCGTCATAGATCAGGAACTCGCAACCGTATTCACGACGGAAACGTTCTTCGCCAATACGACCTTGTTCTTGTCTAGCCCACTCGTCATCTCTATCTGGATGTTCGTCCCAAGTACAAGTAAATGGATGAAATCCATTAGTGCCTAGTTCTTGTTCATTTCCATATTCGTCAAATAAGTTATTTGCGTCTTTCCAAATAGTAGCAAATGTATCTTCATCACTGTTAGGAGTTGAAGTAATAATTGCACGACCACCAGTTGCTAGTGTTGGCGAAATAGATGTCCAAAACTCGTCTGCAATGTTTGGCTGTACAAATGCAAACTCGTCACAGTATAGTAAGGATATTGACATACCGCGGCCAGTGTTGCCAGTAGTAGTTGCTGATACAATACGTGATCCATTATCAAATTCAATACTCCCTTTGTTGTAGTTAATTACACCACTACGAATATGATCGGGGCACAGTTCATATGCATAACGAATACGTTGCATAATTTCTTGTGAGCCAGTATATTTGTGTGCGGCAATTAGAATTGTTTGGTCTGGGTGAAACATAGCAAACCATAACAAGTATCCAGCCGCACATGTTGTTTTGCCCATTTGTCGTGGCAACATGTTAACAGTGAATCTATGATTATGATATGCATCTAAAAGACGTGTTTGGTATTCAAAAGGCTCAAACAACATTTTGCCTCTTGTGGGATGCTGGATATAAAAAAAGTGTTCACAGAAATAGTGATAGCCCGTTTCAGGGTCAGCACACTTTAAAAGCTCGGAAACTTGCTCTTCTGTGAACTTGTCTTTCTTATGGGCCTTCTTGGTTAAGACGCCGTCTAGTGATTTACTCATATGCTTATTTACAATAAAAAAGCGGGCACTACGCCCGCTTTTGAGTTGACCTATGGTCTATTATCTACTCTTAACTTCGTTGTATAAGTTGAGCAAGTTTGATTTTAAATTTTCAGAAACGGCAGTATATGGGTTGCCGCCACCGTTTACTTTTGGTGCTTCATTGCCACCATGACTATGTAAGTCGTCGCCTGTAGGAGTTACTGCATCGACATCTGCATATACTTCATTTGGTTCATTAGCTAAATTCTCTTCACCAATTTCAACCTCTGAGTCTCCATCGCGTCCCATGTCTGGACCGTCACGATCACCACCAAGTCCTACTACAAGTCCTGCTGGGCCGCTCATACTGCCGTCTTTACCGCCGTCAAAGTCTGCACCTTTTAGAATGTCTAACAAGTCACGGATGTTTTCTGTGCCAGTAGCGTTAACGCTAACATTCATAGTTACAGGTGTTTCTGGAGGACGTGACATGCCGCCCATGGGCATTCCGCATTCTGCTACTGCACTTTCTGTTAATCCAGCAAACTGTTTAATTGCTTTCATATCCTGATCAGTAGTAGTTAACTTGTGTTCGTTAACTTCTCTAAGCTGAGTAATTGGTTTATCAATCTCAGTGATTGTTGATAATAACTTTTCGAAATTCATTATTTTTGTCCTTTAAATGGGTCAACAAATTTAATTGATTTAGAACCAATAGGACTTGTTGTGCCGATGTTGTCATCTTTACTTGCTGACTTTTCTTCAGGTGATGACTTAGCTAGTAGCTCGTCATTAACACCTTTATATTGTTCACCCTTGTGAGATACGTTACCTAAGTCTTTTAAGAAATCAAGTTTCTTTCCTTTAGGTTCGTCTTCATATGGTTTGTTTAAAATTGCTTCAGTTGAAGTGCCAACTCTATTCATTGCTTCTAAATTAGCAGTTAGGTCTTCTTCTTCTTTCATACTTCTTACACGAATACCGCCACGATTAATTTGCAATTTGTCGGACAAGTATTCTGCAATAACTTGCGGAGTTGCAGGATAACGACATGAAATGTCAAACATTGTTACATGTGTGTTTTTCATCTCTGGAAAATCCAAAGGGCTTTCCTGAATTGGGGTGCGCTTGCCTTTAGTGATACTAGCGCAGTCGTATTTCATTAAACATTCTTTCATTGCTTTATCAAAACCGTCAGGCAAGTCGCCTGCAATTTTAATTTTAAAATCATATGTTTTTACGCTTTCTGCGAGGTAATCTATAAATGTGGTCATATTCAAATCCGTTATACTATATTTATTTCATTTGTTTTAGTTTTTCAAGTAAACTGTTGCGGTCTGTAATAATAACACCGTCTCCAGATATGCTTAAACCGTCGTTATCTGTTGTTTCTTGATCTAATTTTTGTTTCTTAAGCTGTAGCTCAATCATCTTTAATTTTTTGTCTATTTTGGCTGCTTTAGCATCAATAGCGTTCTTAAGCATGCCGCCGGCTACTTCAAAGATACGACCACTATAACGTGCTTCTACATTCATACCCAAGTCCATTAGGTCATCATATGCATCAGTTGCTCGTTGTGCTAGTGCATCAAACTCAGCATCACTGATATCACCCAAGCCCTTGACTTGTGGTAATGCAGCCGCTATTTTATCAAATTCACTGATATCTCTTAACAACGGTTGTGGCTTTGTAGGCACTTTGTCAGCGTCATCTCGAACGATTTTTTTGTTCTCAGGTAAATTTAAGATTTCTTCAAGTTTCTTAGTCATAGCATTACTTATCTAACTCCGCCCTGGTGGAATAAATCTCCCTCAGTTAGAATGCGAAATTTAATACCCTGTCGTTTACACCAAATGCCCGCCGCTTGCCACTTGGCTTGATTTTTAACAAATTGTGCTTGATTGTATTTACTTTTGCCTACACTTTCTAGTGTAGTTTGATTGCGGGGTTTTACTTCAATTAGTTCAACTAATACTTTGCCAGCTTTATCAACATACTGTATAAAGAAATCTGGAACGTATATTGTATTTCTATTAGTTAGTGGATCTCTATAAGGAATACTGATTGCTTCACTTGCCCATTTTTGTATACTAGGATGTGTATCGCAAAAATTCATAAAACTCCATTCCCAACTACTCCTGTATGTAGGAGTTTTGTTGCCTACATATTTTGCTGGGTTTTTGGGTACGAATTTACCACGGGCAAATCTGCTCATACTAAAATATTTCTACTTTCGTAACTGTCTGCTAAAGGAGCAACTTTATAACCTAAGGTACTTGTTTGTTCTCTGTAACTGTTGAGAACTTGCGCCACTACTTTGGCCAACTGTACATCTGTTAGACCTTTAAGTGTATCAATTAATTGAAAAACATTTACATTGTCTAATCTTGCTTGATTAAGCAGTACAATGCCCGTGCTTCTTGCGGCTTCTTCGTCAAACCCTCTTTTTAAAAAGAATCCAAGTACTGCATCAATTTGATTTGATGGGAATGTTATTTGATGTAAAAAGAATTTGTCAAAGAAATCTTTAACTTCTTGACTACCTGTTTCTGCTCGTTGGGGTAAGTTGCTGATCATATATCACCTATTAGAAATCTACTTGCGTTGCGTTTGTAGCAGTATTGTTATTGTCATTTCCTGGGAATACAACATTCTTAATACCACTTAATCCTAATGCCGCAACTGCGATCGCCCCAGCTGTAATTATTTTTTTGCCTTCTTCTTGCACGCCTGCATTTGTTAAACTTTTTGCATTTTGGTAAGTGTTTACTGCTGTAATTGCTGTAGATAAGAAACTAGCAGGATTGTCAAATGCCTCGCCGCTTGCTAATGAATCCAACACATCGGCTGCGCCTTCTATAACGCCGCCTGGGCCAAAAATTGTACTAGTACCACCACCAGCCGCACTTAACGGGCTTGGCATCTTATCATAGTGATCAACTGCAAACCCTTTAACACGACCACTACGTATTGATCCAATATTGTAGTGTACTGCTTCATATGAAATAGTCATAGTGTTCTCAGCACCACCGCCATTTTGCTCACTGCTTTGTGCAGTATCATGCCCAAATGCTGTTATTACTGGATTTACAAGTGTGTAGCTAACGTATTCACGTTTGTTTAATTGATACAGTGTAATAGATCTAAAAAACGGTATTGAGCTGTTATTGTCTAAACCATATTTTGTTTTAATATAGTTAGAACTTTTCATTGCGTTTCTTGCGTATGCGCCAGCTGTCTTTGCAGAGCTGGGGTCAGCATAATAGTAACTATAATAGTTTTGCCACAACGTGTTAATTATGTGCGACCTATCATCATGAAATTTAATATTAATAGGTTGGAATTCGTGGTCCAACTGCACTATCTTTTTTCTGTTATACTGATTTAATGTTGCTGTTTTTAATGTAAACTTAGGAAAGTCAACACTCTTAACTAACAACCCAATTTCATTTTGGTGTTGATATTTTAAATTTAATGATTTTAAAGCACTGGTATTGATGTCAAAAAATACGTGATATAAAAATTTTGACTTAGGTGCTAACCTAAAGTAGTCGTCTTGGAATGTACGACTAGCGTGTTCCCACGAACCTAGGTTTCCTTTGGGATTGCCTAAGCCATTGAGTAAACTATCTAAAATGCCATTGTCTTTGCTTGCCATACAATTATTTATTAAAAATATAAAGTGCGTATATTACTAACACTCATAAAAAAAGGCTGTTGCCAGCCTTTTTTATTAACCTGCGCCTGTTGATAGTAAGCCGCTTGTACGCTGGCCGACTGATCTCCATGAAGCACTTGAGTTTGCGCCTGCTGGTACTAGGATACAGTTATCTGGTTGAATAGTAAGATCGATTGTTGAAGGACCTTGTTCACCGTATGCTAATGATTGGAAGTTAGCCGCTGTTAAGTAGCAACCGTATGCTTCCCAACGTTCTAGTACTTGTGGCTCGCTGCCACCGTTACCACCGTCTAACATCTCAATAGCACAAGTAAATTTGTAGTCAACACCACTAGCCGCTGAACTTTGTTCAAAGAAGTCAAACTGCTTTTGAAGTTGTTCACCGACCAACTTGCTTACTGCACCCGTTACGTCATCACGTAAAACTACTGGGAAGGTCTGCCATGTTGGCTTGCCTGCATAGTTGATCTTACTGTTGTAGATTTCGATAACTTGGTTAGCAAATGCTAAGTTTGGTCGACTTGTACTTACCACTTGTTTGGTTAGTTCAGTAGTTGGTGTGCTTACGCCAAAGTTCTGGAAGAATACTCTGAAGCGATACTTTAGCTTTGGCATCAACATGCCCTGCGTTGTCGCGCTTTGATCGCTTGCCAACGGTACTGTAAATTTGTTTAATGATGCAATTGCCATATTATTATGCTCCGTTATTGATATTTATCATCTTATAGACCTGCTATTTCGCCAGTGTTCTTTAGGCGTAATGGAATGTAGATGAACTCAACAGCTTTGACCGGTTCAATGGCCACATCAACATACAATTCATTTCTATCGATTCTAGAAGGAGTATTGTTACTTTCATCGCAAACTACAATGTAGTCATACAATGCACGTTGTCCCACTAATTCTAGCATCAAGCTCTCAACCGCAGTTTTGATTTCATCACGAGTAATTTTATCGTTTGGTTCAAAAATGTATGGCTTAGCAAGGATACTTAATTGTCTACGTAAGTAAATTACTAGACGTGCTACGTTAATACGATCTAATGCACTTGCATTTCTTGCACGAGTCTTCTGACCATAGTTAACAAGGCCTACACCTGTTAAGAATGTAATTGGATTAACTTTAACATCATACAATGTATCACGTTGACCGTTGTTCAATGCCACTGCTGTGAACTCGCCTTCGCTGTCAATAAAGCCAACTGCTGTTGCGTTAGTAATACCACCACGACGTGTTCCTGCTGGAGCAAACCATGGATAGCTTACGTTATCGCTCAATGCGATTGTACGTAACATCATGTGGCTTGGAGGAACAACAATGTTATTTCCAAAGTTGTCACTTGTGTAACCCCATGGATAGAACATGGCCATGTACTCGTCAAAGCTGGCTGCGCCTAAGTCATTGTCTTCAAGTGCTAATGCGGCATTGTTGCCCCAGTTGCTCAAACTTGTTGCATCACTTGTTAAACGAGCAGGAGTATCACCAACAACGAACGCTGTTAATCCGCGATCATAGTTAAGTGTAATCATTTCGCCAATTAGCTCAGGATAACCTGGGCAAGCAATTAAGTTGAACACACGTTGTTCTTCTTCACGAATTTCTTGGTTACTATTTGTTAGTGCTTGTAATTTTTGTACAATAACTTTACGTTGTGCTTTACGACCAAATGTACCTGAACCATCTTCTTGGTTACCAGCTTCGCTTACCCAACGGTGTGGATAGTAGTCGGCCATTGAAACATTGTTCATGCGGATGTTATCTGCATTCACGTCAACTGCATTACGTACAAATCGTTTAACGTTAAATCCTGAACGACGTAAGTTCCATAGCAACATACCTTTTGGATATAGTGCTGGATCTGGAGCATCAAAGTCCAAGTAGTCACTTGTTAATAAATCAACAATTAGACCAGCCTCATCGCTGTTTGAACCGCTAGTGTTGTAACGTGCATCAGCAAATAAGATACCATCTTCTGTGCTTTGATCTGCTTTGTTTACTAGGATCCACTTTAGTAAAGTGCCATCGTATTTGTAAATTGTTGGATAGTTTTCAGTATCGCTAGTGTCAACCCATAAGTCGCCATTCTTCAATGCTGTACCATCGCTTTGTGTTTCTGGTTCTGTGGCAGCTACAATTGGACCTTCTGGATCTGTTTTGTCTGTTGATGAACCTGCATAGAATGGACTTGTAGCTGATTGATAACCAACCCATGTCTCGCCGTCATGTACCATAACGTCTACTTCATCAACAATGCTGTTGTACCATAATGTACCGTCTGCTGTCAAGCTAGATGGTGCTGTGCCGCCTGCTGTTAATGCCAATGGCTCCCATAAACTAGCAATAAAGTCATTTGCATCAGCTACTGGAGCAGTATACAAGTTAACAGTACCTTGTTGGTTAATAGGATTGTAAGCTGTAAACCCAGCTAGTGATAGCGGAGTACCGCCAGCATCTGCTAGTCTAAATTCACCACCTTTTGTATGGCTAATAACTACACGATTTTGTGCATCAACATCTGCTACAATATTTGTAAAGCCTGCTGAGTTAATTGCCGCTGCCATTAAATCAGCATCGCCACTTGTACCCAATGCTGTAAAACTAACTGTAACTGCCGCATTCAATGCAAGTTGAGCAGTAATGCTTTCTTGAATTGCAAAGCTCTTTGTGCCAGCTGTGATCTGTGTTGTGACCTTGTCTGATTTGACGATTGTAGCACCAGTAGAGATTTTTCTAAAAATCTTATAGTCAGCAGTTCTTGGTGTTGCGTCTGAACCGTTGTCTTCAAATGCATTAGTCTTCACATAAATTGCACCTGCGGCAATGTTTAATCCGCCGCCTGCTTTGTCTAATGCGTAAATTGCTGCCTGTCCGTTTGCGTACAATGGAGCATTTACTGCCTCAAATGAGTCAGTTGCTGAGTTGTAACGTTTTACACGGAATCTTGCACCTGCATTTGGTTCAGTTGTCTTAACCCATACGCTACCTGTTGGTCGTGCGCTGAATCCAGTAACTTGTCCAGCATTGTCAGTTCTCTTAAATGCTGGGATTTGTGTATGCGGTTGAATTGCTAATTGTGGTCCATAGTATGAACCTACTGCAATACCTAATGTAGTCCATGTACCTGGAGTACCACTTACAGCAGTTTCAAATATAACTGGACTTGATTGTGAACTATCTTCAGCGTCAGAAGTTAAAATGCCTTCGCTGTAGATTTCTAATTTGCCGTTAACTGCGGCTGCTGAAATACCTGAATCTTGTAAGTTGCTGTTTGCATTGATCAAGTCTGCAAATCCAGCTACAGTTTCACTGTTTGTTGTTAATGTTTGACCATTAAGTACATATGTACGTCCTGTAGGAACTGTAGGATTTGTTGCTGTGCCTGTAACAACTGGCCATGATTTTGCCCAATCGTTGCTGCCAACTTTAACCCATGCACCACTCTTATTTTTGTAAAATACAGTGTCTGGAGCTGTGTAGTCTGTGTTTAAATCGCTTAAACTTACTACAGCGTAGTCGCCAATTGCACCAACACTAGCTTTAGGGAAAGGTGTAGTTGTTGCTGTATCACTATAACCAACAACTTTTGTTGTGTCAGTGATCACAATAGGTGACTTGGAAATAAATGTCTGACCAGTACCAGTTGCGCTCTTTGCACTTCCGTCCCACTCAAATAGGCCGTAAGCTGTATTGTCTGTGTCCAACCAATACGTTCCGTTGCTTGGATCAGCAGCCGGAGCATTTGCACTTGCGTTCAATGAACTTAGGTCAATATCAGCACGTACTACGTAAGCACGGTTACTAACACCTAACAAACTGTAAGCAGCCTGTAGACCATATTCGTTCTGTTCGCCAGCGTGAATTGGATTGTTGTTTGCGTCTGTCTTGAAAACAGGATTACCAAAAGTATCAACAAGATCCTTCTGGCTAGTAATTAAATATGTCTTGCCAGCATTGGCTTTTAGCGTTCCTGGAGCTGTTCCTGTTCCTGCGCCGTTAGCTTTGTTTTCAGCTGTTGCAACAATGATTAAAGGGACTGTTCCTGGAGCGGCAGGGGTATAGAACGACTCGTCTATAACTGTTACGCTTACGCCTGGTGATGAAAGTTGTGCCATTGTATGGTCTCTCCTAAGATTCTTCTTCTAAAGTATTTAGTGTAATTTGGAGAAAAGGTTGTGCTTATCCGCCTAAAAAAGGCACGATAAAGGCCTGGTTTATTTAAATACAGTATGAGACCACTATGTTTGTGCGGACAACGACCAGCCGCAGTTAATTATCGCAAGTCAGGTAAAATCTATTACCGAAAACTTTGCAATCACTGTATAAGGAATGGGGTAAATGCCGGAGTGCCTAGATGGCAACGTGCTGGATACAAATTAAAAACCACATGTGATAAATGTGGTTTTAAAAGTATTCATAAAGAAGTTTTTGCTGTGTTTCATGTGGACGGCGATTTAAACAACTGCCGTCCTAACAATCTTAAGACGGTATGTGCAAACTGTCAGCGTGTCCTGCATAAAGAGGGAGTTCAATGGAGACAGGGTGATCTTGTACCAGACCTTTAACCTGAGAAAACAATGTGTCGATAGTTCCGTTATTGTCTAACTCAGCATCAAATTCTGTACCAATCCAACTCCATTCACTAGCGTGAATTTTCTTCATCTTTAACTCATTACTGGCAACATTACTGCCCTTGTTAGCTTCAACAGCAATGTCATACCATTCAGGCAATGGACCACGCTGGACCCAAACAATTTTACCACCAGCATTTTTAATACTGGAGATTTCATTAGGGAAACGACAATCGCTAATAACGATCTCATCTCGGCTGTTACGGAGTTTATTTTCTAAGCTGGCAATCCAAATGTCATCATGGAATGCTCGACGGCATACTTCTGTGCCCCAATATTGCAGTACCCATCGTGGAGTTAAGTTAGGCATGTCTAAACGTGCCGCCCACCATGGATCTACTTGTTCTCGCCATTCGCGGGCTTCTTTTGTGCGCCCTTCTAGCATTGTTCGGTCCCAACCAAAGACTGCTGACACAGCATCTTTTAGCGTGTTGGCAAAGGACTCTCGTCTAAAACCGTGGAAATTTGTAAGATAATCAGCAATAGTGTCCTTGCCTGATCCGATAAATCCGCATACCCCTATAATCATATAGCCTCCGTAAGATACTATATATTATAGAATTATCAAGTCTTTGTCAAGACTTTATACGCCGTATTTGTTCTTTTTGACTTTTGCAACTGCGCTGGTTTTATTGGTATCTTCCAATTCCAAACTGTTCATATTGCCCTTGTTTAGGTCTTTATGACTAGCGCCAACTGCTTTGTATGCTTGCTTGAGCATTGCTTGCTCTTCTTTGGTGTAAGGATGTGCTGACTTCTTTTTGCCAATCCAACTCTTACCTTGCATTTCAATAGGATCTTTACCATTAGCTCCTGCAACTGCCATGCCCAAGCGATAAGATGTATAATCCCCGCTGACTTTTTCCCCATCACCAAACGTATTCAAACCCGCAGTTGATTGCGATTGTCGTTTGGTAATTTTCTTTTCAGTTGCTTCAGAAATGACTTCTAATATTTTCATAATTATCCGATTACTAGTGTGTAGCCAGTTCCGCCAGCCACATACATTTCTAATTCTTTATCTAACTTTTCAAGCTCTTCTTTACCAGCTGCCTTTAAGTCACTGCCGTTTAAGCCGCCAGCGCCGCCTGGACCAGCAATGTTAGCAAACTTGCCACGAGCTTCTCCTAGCATGATTTTACAAGTTGCTAGAGTATGATCTTTAAACCACTGTCCTGCATACAAATCCTGCAATAGTATATAGTCTGGACGATGGTTGTAACCGCGAATCATTACCTGTTCGCCCTCGGCATACGGTCTTTGTAAAATACGCAAGGTATGTGTAGTTGGGATCCACTGGAATTCAATGTAGGCTCCAAACATACGTCCAACCATTTCTTGATATTGAGCAAACATATCATACGTTGCAATGCCGCCCAGCATTGTACTGTTGAGCAAATAGGTGTTTGTGTAGGCCAAGTTGAATGGTTCAAACTGTGTTCCACCCGATCCGCCAGCTGTTCTACTACCAATAGTTCTGCGGAAAATGCTACGAACTTCGATAATTTCGTCAGGTAATCTGTAGTCGTTTGTGTCTTGTTTTAGTTCTAAGAAATAGTATGCTTCTTCAACTGCACCACTACTGCGTTGGCGATATCGTGCTAGAGCACGGTTTAGGGCTGTTTCATAATGCTTGGGATCTAACTCAACATCGACCATACCGTCGCCCAGCATGGTGCGAACGTAATCATAAACTTTTTCTCTTTCTGCTAGATTGGTGCTGGGATTAGACATTATTAGTTCTCCATGTATATTTAGCTGCCGATAAATATACTACTATGCCAAGACTAAGTTTATTTAAACCCGAAAAGGGTAACGATTACAAATTTATTGACCGTCAAATTAGCGAAATGTTTGCTATTGGTGGTACTGATTTGTATCTGCACAAGTATTTGGGCGCCAATACCGACGAAGCTAATGCTACTGCGGATCAGCCCCACTATGATGTACTAAAAGAAACAAATATTCAAGATTTGTTATTTTTAGAAAATCGCGATAGGAAATATGATCCTAGCATTTATCGAGTTCGCGGCATTTATAATGTACAAAATTTAGACTTTAACCTTAGTCAGTTTGGATTGTTCATAGACAATGATACAATCTTTATGACTGTACATATTAATGATTGGATTAAACATGTTGGGCGTAAGCCGTTAACTGGCGATGTATTTGAAGTTCCACATTTACGTGATGAGTTTGCATTAAATGATTACATGATGGCATTGCCAAGATATTTTGTTATTGAAGATGTCAGTCGTGCAAGTGAAGGGTTTAGCCAAACTTGGTATCCACATTTATATAGACTCAAACTTAAGAAAGTAACAGACAGTCAACAGTATGCTGACATACTTAATCAACCAGCACTTGATGCCAACGGTGATCCAACAGATCAAACACTGCGTGATATATTAAGCACTAAGGCTAAAGAGTTAGAAATTAATGATGCTATACTGGCGCAGGCAGAAGCAGATGCTCCTAAGAGTGGATATGAAACTCAACAGTTCTTTACACTGGCTGCTGATCCTAATACCGGCAAACCCACGTTAAGAACTGCTGATCAAACAGAAATAGATGCAAGTCAAATGAGTCCAGATGCCAGTGCTATTCACGGACGTGCAGTACGTAGTGGGTATACTGGCTACTTGTTAGGTGATGGAGTTCCAGCTAACGGCGTTGAGTTTGGACATGGCATACAATTTCCGCCAACAGCCCACTTAAACGATTATTTTTTACGTACAGACTTTATGCCCAATAGATTATTCCGCTATGATGGCACACGTTGGGTTAAGACAGAAGATGCTGTACGTATGACTATGACTAATAATGATACTCGTCAAACACAGAAGACCAGTTTCATTAACAATACAACAACTAATAACATTGCTGGCGAGGTCGTTGAAGAAAGACAAGCACTAAGCAAAGCACTAAAACCTAAGGCAGATCTATAATGCAATTTTTCTATGATGGTCAGATAAGACGATACCTATTGCAAACAATTCGTTTGTTAAGCAACTTTGTTGTAAAATATGGTGATGGAACTCTTTCCCGTGTGCCTGTTATGTATGGAGATAGCGATAGACAAGTAGCTAACATTACTCGTCAAAACAGTGAAAACAAAATAAACAGTACGCCGCGTATTGCTGTTTATATCACAGATTTACAATTGGACCGCGAAAGATTGGGCGACGCTACACACATTGATAAGGTGCATATCAGAGAACGAGACATTGAAGATGGGGCATATACTAGTAGTCAGGGTAAGAATTATACTGTTGAACGTATCATGCCAACGCCATTTAAGCTGACCTTAAAAGCAGACATATGGGCAGGTAGTGCTGAACAAAAATTACAAATTTTAGAACAAATTTTAATGTTGTTTAATCCAAGTTTAGAAATACAAACTACAGACAACTACTTAGACTGGACCAGTTTAAGTGTAGTAAACTTGACCAATATGACTTTTAGTAATCGTCAAATTCCAGTTGGCAACGACAGTAACATCGACATTGCTACACTGACATTTGACATGCCAATTTGGATTAGTCCGCCTAGTAAAGTTAAAACATTGGGTGTTGTTACTAACATTATCATGGGCATGTACAAGGGCAACAGTTCAAGTACATATGGATATATTGATGGCTTAGGTGTTGATTATGTCGAAGGTAATCCTAATTTAAGTGATGTATTGAGCACAGCAAGAGCAAGTATTGATAATTTTGGCATTACAGTTCATGGTGGTAGTGCTATGATTTTAGATGCTGGAGAAAATGTCACATATACCAATAATAATTCATTATATGTCAGTGTCAAAAATGGGTCAGACATTAACTGGCGTATAATTTTAGATCAATATCCCGGGCAATTTAGACCAGGAGTTAGTAGACTTTTTCTTATACAAGAAGACGGAACAGAAGTCAGTGGGACGTCAGTGCTTAACCCACTTGACGAAACTGTACTAACAATCAGCTGGGATTCAGATACATTTCCAAATAACACAGATATCGCTAGTTTAAACAGACCCAATAGTTTAGGAACTTTTGATGCTATTGTTGATCCAGAAAAAAGCGGACCAGGTGCTGGATTAGACTTGCCTTCAGTAGGCACACGCTACTTGATTATTAATAATATTGGTGGCGGGATTAGAGAAACATTAGTTGCTGATGGCCGTAGTAATCGTATTGACACCAACATTGAATTTACTAGAGTATATGACAGTCGTGTGTTAGTTAACAATGCAGAAGTGGCATTTACTGCTGTTGATAGCCAAGGCTTGTTGGTATTACGTTTAGCAACACCTGTGCAAATTGATGATATAATCACATATGAACTCTATGTTAACGAAGACGGTCCTGCCGCTTGGAAAAACTTAGATAACAGTGATTTTATTGCCAACACCAATGACATCATTGAGTGGGATGGAGAAAAGTGGACTGTATTGTTTAATGCAGAAGCCACAACTGACCAGTTAGTTTACCTTACGAACATATATACTAACGTCCAATACAAGTGGAATGGCGTGCAATGGCGCAAATCATTTGAGGGCGAATATGCTAGGGGTTTATGGAGACTGGAACTTTAAAAGATCGTATTGTTTGTAGTGGAGCATTATTTTATGCTCGTAATACGGGACGTATACTGTTACTACAAAAACAACACGGAAAACATTCTGGGACTTGGGGATTAGTTGGTGGAACTAATGACCTCGGGGAAAGTGCATGGCAAGGTCTTCAACGTGAAATCAACGAAGAAGTAGGTAGTCCACCCAACATACTTAAAACAATGCCATTAGAAACATTTGTATCTAATGACAGTGTGTTTAATTTTCATACGTATTTGTGCGTAGTACAAGACGAATTTGTACCAGTATTAAGTGACGAGCACTGTGCTTGGGCATGGAGTACTATCGATGGCGCACCTAAACCATTACATCAAGCACTGCGTAGTAGCTTTGGCAATAGAGCCATGCGTACTAAACTGCAAACTGTTTTTGATGTAATGGATTTAATTTAATCGTATCTGTAGCGAACAATAACAATACCAGAACCGCCGCTTCCCGGAGCAATAACAGACCCAACACTTGGATAAGTTGGGTTACCTGAACCGGCCGCTCCTCCCCCTCCGCCACCAGTATTTGCTCCGCCACTTTGTGCAGTTCCGCCAGTAGTTGCTGGGGCGCCGTTGCCGCCGCCACCTTGGCCTCCTCGACCAAGACTAGCTCCACGTGCATTTCTTACATCACCCGAAGCTCCACCGCCACCACCAAACCAACCTGCTGGGTACCCGCCTACTGATGCAAATTGTGGGAAATATTTTCCAGGTCCACCAGTGCCAGTTAGGCCACTTGCGCCAGCGCCACCTGCGCCACCCCCGCCGCCGTCGCCAGGGCCTGAGCACGGTCCGCCTGCAAAGCCTTGGCCTTGTATTCCAGGGCCGCCTGGCTTACTACCATATCCGCCAGCGCCGCCTCCTGAACCTCCAGCACCACCAGTTCTAAATGAACTTTCTCCGCCACCTTTGCCGCCGCCCATAGCTACCAAAGTATCAAACTGACTTGGATTTCCGTCGTTACTGTTAGTGTTTGGACTTGCTACTCCGACGCCTCCGGCTCCGACTACTACTGTATATTTTTGACCAGAAGTTACTGGGTAGTTTTGACAGTATAACACGCCACCAGCACCGCCGCCACCTGCTCCATCAACAGTTCCGTTTCTTCCACCTGCGCCGCCGCCACCTACTACTAGTACTTCTACGTTGCCAGTAACTGCTGGTGTAAATCCACTAGTACCAGTTGTTGTGTATGTATGGTAACGATATCCACCTAAACTTGTTGGGACTGGGCTCGTTGCATCTACAGTTCTAGTATATGGACCTTCCTTATTAGATCTTTCTAATTGAGCTCCCCAAACATGAATTCCGCTAGTGCCGTTGCCCGCATAATTAGATAAACCATATTGCCAAGTTGTCGGGGTTTCTGCATCTGCTATAAACGCAGTTGAATAAATTATTCCGCCGTTTGAATGTGACGACGTTACACTACACCTGTACCATCCGTTACCTACTGGAGTAATACTATATCCAGTATTAGTAGGACTTCCTGTGGTATTAGTTGCTCCTGTAGCAACACCTGTACTTAAATTAAATATTGCCGAGTATCGTGTATTATCGGTATCAGTTGATGTTCTAACACCTGCAAAATTACGTTCGCCTGCCTTAAGATAAAAACTTACAGTGTATATTCCAGCAGGAACTATTGTTTGGTTATTATAAATTGAATGAACGTCAGTTGTATTGCTTTCAATAAATTTATCAGCGGTCAATGTTCCATCTGGGGCAAGTATTGCATCTGCACTAATTGTTCCGCCTGTTTTGTACCATGCCGCGTTGCTTATTTGTTCACTATATGTTAATAAGTTATGTCCACCAAAATTACGTAACGGATCTTGACTGATCCAGCCAGTTGCAGGACCTTCATAAACTTCAACAGCTTTAAGATCAGAATTATATTGCATTATTCCTAGTGGGGTCGAGTTTGTACTAGTAACTGCATATCGAATAATGACAACGCCACTACCACCAGTTCCGGGTGTTCCACTACCATTACCACCACCACCACCACCCCCAGTTCCTGCTACTCCAGTACCACCAGCCATGCTTGTACTAATACCGCCAGTTCCACCGCCGCCTAATCCGCCTTGTGCAAAATTCACTCCGTTGACACATGTACCGCCACCACCACCACCAGCATACCATGTTGGTGCTCCAGTGATGCTAAAATTTAATCCGTTGCCACCGCCTCCAGCTAGTACATATGATCCAGATTGTCCAGATTGTCCAGCTCCGCCACCACCGCCGCCGGCGGCATTTGCACCTAAATCACTTGCTGTTCCTACTCCACCGTTTGTACCTTGTCCTGTGACTCCAGTACCAGCTGAATTAGCAAACCCATTACTTGCGGCTGCGCCACCGCCTCCACTTCCGCCAGCAGTTGTACCGCTTGTTGCACTTCTACTGTTGCCTCCACCACCACCATTAGCGGTCAACGATCCAAATATACTATTAGTTCCAACAGAGCCTAATACTGTACTACCAGAACCGCCAATACCGCCAGTTCCAACAGTAATACTATAAGAAGTTCCAGGTGTTACCGTAAAAGCAGAGTTGTAAAGTAATCCGCCAGCTCCACCACCACCGCCTCCGTTATAACCGCCACCACCACCACCTGCTACTACTAGCACTTCAACTTGTGTTACTCCAGCTGGAGCTGTCCAAGTATTGTTTGTTAGTGTTGGAGTTGGTCCAGCTAATACTGAATAAGATTGACTGCCAGTATTAGTCCATTTGATCAGTGATGTTATAATAGGGGGACGGTTTGACGTTGAGTTAGGAGTCAACGTTAAATTATTTGTACCGCTAATTGTTGTATTTTTAAGGATTGCCATTGTTTTTTGCCATTATCTCATATTTAACTTTGTGCAGGATACCATCGCAAAACAACGATTCCGTGTCCGCCTGTGCCGCCTGTTTCAGCTCCATTTGATCTGCCACCACCACCACCAGAGCCTGTAAAGTTTACAGCATTATTATTAACTGTGGTACTTATTGGGCCAGTACCAATACTCGGATGATAGCCTACACTACCGTTCGTACCACCTGCGTTCATCTTAGATTCAGTATTGGTTGGACCTGAATAGTAAGCACTGCCGGTGCCGCCAGCTGAATAATAAACTGGAGTGCCAGTAATTCCATACATTAAGCCAGCACCACCTTCATTAGGACTGTTATTATTACCGCCAGATCCAGCACCAGTTCCCCCGGCACCGCCACCACCACCACAACCTGTATCCCCAGTTGCTTGTTGATTGCCTGATCCGCCAGCAAATCCTTGACCAGCAGTACCAGCACCGCCTGCGGAGTTGCTAGTACTTCCACCACCGCCACTTCCGCCAGCTGTTCCAGCACTTAGATGAGTCGAAGCGCCTGCTCCGCCGCCCACTGCTGTTAACACCGCTGTTCCAGAATATTGAGATAATGAACTATTACTACCACTGGAACTTGCGGCACCACCAAATCCTGCAATGACTCCGTATGTATAGCCGCTAGCAACTTGATAAGACTGGTGATACAATAAGCCGCCAGCGCCACCTCCGCCTCCGTATCCTGATGATCCGTTAGCACTGCCACCACCGCCACCACCAGCTACACATAATACTTCTATTTTAGACACACCAGACGGAGTTGGCCAATACATTGTTCCTTCTCCGTTGCCTATTTGCGGGGTGTTGGTAAAAATTTGTACTAATTGCGCTGGATTGACACTATGATATCTAACAATTACAGCACCGTCAGCACCGTTGGCCTGCATCCATCGATACCAACCGTATCCAAATGTTGCATCATAGTGACTGCCGCCTCCACCAGATCCTGTCCACCAATCACCATTGCCACCTAATAAAGTCGCTGTACCCGATCCTGCTCCTGCTGGCGCGCCTTGTCCACCACCGCCAGCACCGCCTATTCCGCCAAGAAGACTGTTGTATTGTATATTGCCGCCACCGCCGCCTGCATACCATTTACTTTTTCCGCTAATGCTAAATGCTAGTCCTGGGCCACCTGATCCGCCGCGAGTATTTGTTGAGGCGCCGCCTTGACCTCCAGCGCCACCGCCACCAGCGGCTGGGTAATTTGGATCAGCAAATCCAGAATATCCGCCAGCAAATCCTTGACCAGTAGTTCCGGCAGCTCCATTGCCTAAGTTTCTAACGGATCCGCCGCCAGACCCGCCAATAGATCCGTTAGTACTTGCACCACCTGTTCCACCGTAACCGCCACCAACTGATGCTAGCGATGTTGATACAGCAAAAATTGCCAAGTTATCAATTGTCACAGCCGCAGTACAATATAAATTAATAAGATTTAAGTTAACATTGTTTTGCTTCCAAAATGCCCACGCTTTACTGCCACTCACTGCAAACGATACATCCGCAAAGGCATTACTAACTTGCGGCATTGTATATGAAGCATCATTATGATTAACAAGTAATACGTTTGTTCCAGCGCCAGATATTACATCAAATGTAGCACAATAGATCTGTCCTTCAACGAATGCAGATGTCGGAACACTAGTCAAATAACTAGTATCGCTACCTGATTTTACTGCTTGTCCGCCGGTAACTGACCATTGAGTACCTTGTGTCCATCCAGTTGCTGAACTAAAATCGCCGTTAGTTACTAAGTTAGGACCAAATGCACTAGCACATCCTCTTTTACCAAATTGATCATAAGTATCACTACCGTATCTTTGTCCGCCGTTGCCAGCGCCGTCGCCGCCCTTGCCAACTACTACAGTATATGGTTGACCAGCAGTTACTGAATAACTTGTATTGTATACTACACCGCCTGCACCACCTCCGCTGCCGCTATGTCGGCCACCACCACCACCACCGGCAATACATAATACTTCGATAGTGCCGGTGTATCTAGGAGTAAAGGTGTGTATACCTGCACTTAAAAATTGATGTACTTTATATACATCACTTTGATATGTTATATGTTGACCTGAGGTTGTGCTAACATCTGCGTGATTTTTTATGCCTACTGAATGACTAAATCTTCTCCAACTTGTTCCGTTATAAATTTCTGTATATTTTAAGTCCGTGTTGTAACGCATTGCCCCAACTGCTGGGCTACCTGGTCGTTGTGCAGTTGTACCAATAGCTGGTTGGGCATATGTTGACGTAATTGTTGTTTGTAGATTTGCCATAGTTTACATTCCGTACCTATTTTTCATTGCTTGATAATTAGTCATGATTTCGCCAGATGTTAGAGTTTTTGTATATATTCTTGCGGCGCCTATATATCCAGGCATTGCGTAATTTGCATTGCTAAATCCCCAACCAGAATACATGCCAATTCTATAAGCATTGGTTAATGTTAGTCCTGAGAAATTACTAGTGCCTTGCGTAAGTAGTAGGCCGTCTAAATACATGCGCCATTGATTGCCATCTCTAGTAGTGGCCATGTGATGCCAAGCGTTAGCTGATAATGCAATGCCGTTGATGTTTGTTTCAACCCCACTATTACCTGTTGTAAAGTTAACTACCCCTGCACTAGCATAATCCCAAAGAAAATAACTGTTGGTCCCACCATCCCCGCCATCGCCTCTAAGATCAATTATATAAGCTCTTGCATACGTGGCATCTTTAAGGCTAGTTACATATATCCAAAAATCATAACTATGATTCACACCTAAATACAAGTTAGGATTTGACATACTAATGTAATCATTAGTGCCATCTAGTCTAACAAATTTGTAATTCGTAGTTGCTACTGGAAGTGCCCCGTTAGATAATGTACCGATTGATCCTCCGGCAGTATCATATAGTTTAGACGTGTTAATAGGCAAAGACGATGGTGCTGGATTACATGCTGGATCGTTGAGATCTAAATTAATAGCCAATTGATCAGTGACATATGATTGTCTATCTTCGACTTTACTTTGTAATTCAAACCTATTAAGTTGTGCGTTGTAATTCTGTTTAACTTGGACTGGAGTTAGTGCAGTTGTATACAAACTAGTACACGCTATTTTCCCGTTCCATACACTTGTGCCTGCACTCCATGATAATGAACCAATGTAAAATACTGAACCATTTGGAGTTGTCAACCCGCTGCAAGTAGTTGTTCCGGTCATGTTACCATTTAGATAAAACGTAACAGTTGTGCCGTTCCATACTGCACAAACATGCTGCCAAGTATTTGCTACGGCTGTTGCTCCTGTAGCATTAAAATCATGAGTGCCTCCCGATCCGTAACCAATAGCACTCCACACTCCACTTTCTGCCCTAATCCCACGAGCAGTACCGCTTACGCCACCGCCAACACTCATTACATACGAATCAGTACTAACTTGATTTGGATACACCCATGCTGATATTGTAATCGTTGACGTTTGATGTTGCGTAAATGTACCACTTACTGCATAATCATTTGTGCCGTCAAACACTATTGCGCCGCCATTGGCTGATGAATAAGTCGGTCCGTTGGTCAATGTTGCATTGTTGCCAAGTCCTGACATATCTATCCAAGTAGTCCCTGAGCTATACCTAGCTCCGTCTAAATATGCCACTAATCCGTCAGTTACTATGTCGTCCCCAATTGGAGCGGTTTTCCATTTGTTAGATGCTTCATAATTCTCGAATGTATTTGCAACTGTATTAAAACGAGTTTGTCCTGTGGGCTGTGTGGTTGCGGTTGCTAGTGCGTATCTAATGATAACTATGCCAGATCCACCAGCGCCACCGCCAAGATTGGAATACTGAAATCCACCACCACCACCACCAGTTCCATTAACACCGCTGGCCGATGATCTTACGGCAGCGCCACCGGATACTGCTGTATACCCGCCTACACCACCACCCCCTATACCACCTAAACCATATGTAGCTGTTGCGGGAGAAAACAACCCAGTTCCTAACTGAGTTCCGCCACCGCCACCACCATACCAAGTAGGTGTTCCACTTATGTTGTAATTAACACCTGGCCCACCAAATCCACCGTTTATTGAATCAGGGCCGCCACCAGGACCACCTGCACCTCCACCACCACAAGTCGAGTAGTTTATTGGAGTTGATGCTCCGTCACCAAAGAACCCCCCTCCTTGATGTCCTTGTCCGGGAGTGCCAGCGCCACCAACAGTAAACGAGCTACCGTTGTCACTTGCGCCACCACCTGATCCGCCATTGTTTCTACTTGCGGCCGTGCTGCCTTGACTTAGGCCAGCGCCGCCACCAATAGCAGTCAATGTGGCAAATACACTATTACTACCTGGATTACCAGTATTGCTTACTTGTGTGGCCGCTGTTCCGCCTTGACCTACTGTAACAGTATAACTTGTAGACGGAGTAACTGGGAAAGCGGAGTTGTATATTACTCCACCAGCGCCTCCTCCACCACCGTGATAGCCGCCACCAGCACCGCCACCAGCAACTACCAATACTTCAATATTAGTTACGCCAGTTGGACAAGTCCAGCTTGTGCTTGTTGTAGTTGCACTTCCAGATAATGTAGTAACTGCCTGTGTTCCAGTGTTAGTCCACTGTACAATAACTGTACTAGACAAACTGGGCCTGTTGGCGTTGTTACCACTTGGCAGCGTCAAGCTACCGGTATCATTAACGGATAGGCTTGCTAACTGTGCCATATTATTTGTTACCTTTTAACTCATCAATTTCTGCTTTAAGTGTCTTAATAGCTTCTACCAAATATGCTGTTAACTTAGTGTACTGAATGCCTAATGGATTGCCATTTTCATCTTTACTGACCAAGTTTGGAATAACTTTGTTAACATCTTCAGCAATAAGTCCAATCTCGTCTTTGCGTGATCCGTCTCGACGATCATAACTTACACCACATAATTGTAGTACACTGTCAAGTGCATTAGTTAAAGGATTTACATTTTCTTTTAATGTAATACTTGAACTTTCTGTTAGTGCTGTTACAGTTAATGTACCAGTACTTGGTGTAAATGTTATACCACTGCTTGCTATAAATGCTGTTGTCAAACTGCCAGTAGTAGTTGAAGCAAATGTTGGATAGAATGTTGAAGAACTACTACTATTGCTAATAGTTGCGCCTGCTGCCGCCCAACTTAATGTACCACTGCCGTTAGTTACCAGTGCATACCCGTTTGTACCGTCAGCCGTTGGTAATGTATATGTTACACTACCCGCGGTTGCTGGCACTGTAAATGTTACTGCACCGCTACTTGATCCTTGAATTGCAATACTGCCTTTTACAGCAAATGCACCTGTACTTGGATTAAAGCTAAACTTTGAACTAGAAACACTAGCACTTGTTACAGTACCGCTAGTTGCTGTTGTAAACAATGGATAGAAAGTACTGTTAGTTGAACTGTCACTTACAGTAACGGCTGCATCCGCCCACTGCATTCCACTTGATGTTGTTTGTAGGAACTTACCGTTAGTACCAGCAGATCCATTAATTGTAATCTTGCTTGTTGAAGCAACATCTATGCTACCAGTAGTAGTTAGCGCACCAATTTTTAGATCACTATATGTAGCTGATGTAAAATCGACAGTAGTAGTTGGTTCAGGAATTACACCTTTGAACAATTTCCAAACACCGTCATTTGCGTCACGTACAAATCCAGTATGTTGATATCCACCATTTGTGAATGAACTAACAAAACCAATATCAACAACGTCGGCTGGATTATCGTCACCCATATAAATCAAGCTGTCTGCTACATTATAATTTGTTGTGTTGATAATTGTTTGCGTGCCGTTAACTGTCAAGTTTCCGTCTACGACTAAATTATTACCAATAGTAACATTGTGTGTAACACGCAGATCATTCTCAACAGTTAAATCGCTGTTAATTGTTACAGCTGGTGTAAATGTAATTCCAGAACTATCAGTAGAATCAAGAGTTGTTCCGTTAACACTAATAGCATCAATTATAACGCTGCCAGTACCACTTGGTGTAACAATAATGTCTTCGTTGCTGTTTTTTCCGATAATGTTATTTTGGAAGTAACGAATACTACCAGTATCTACTTCGCTAATATTAATAGTTGCCGGCGCCTCACTTGTACCAGTAACGCTTAATGCACCAAACTCGTCAGTGATAGTTAATGATCCCAGTGTAATAGAACCCGGACCCACGTACACGTGATTCCATCTATTACTTGGTGTGCCTAATGTCAGTATATTATCGTTAACAGGCACAACGTTAGTTGACACTACTTCAAAGTATCCACGCACTGCGGCTTCTGTCGGGACTGCTTCGTTTGAGTCGCCACTTAGTGTGTAATCACTTGAGAATTCGTTAACTAGTTCGCCTAATTGTGCTCCAATTGAGCCTAATCGTAAACTTGTAAGACCCGACAAGTCGAATGCCGATGCATTAAGTGTTGCTCGCCCAGTTGCTTGGTCTACACGGAAGTAGTCGCCAACACGGAAATTACCGTCTTGATCTGTACTTACGTAGAACACACGACCTGGGAATGATTCAATTACTTCATTTGCTTGACTTGCTGCCTGTAATGGAGCATTTGGATAGTTAGTGTCAGTTCTTCCACCAGTACCAATACTTAAGAAGTCATGACCTGTTAATCTGCTTTGACTGTAGTTATATCTAACTGTGACGGCAGCGTTGTTTGCGCTAGGATTTATTTTTTCATTAGCTAAAACAAGAATTAAAACACTAGTAATATTAGTCCAAGACCCGCCCACACTTTGGACGATGTAACTTGTTGCGTCTCCAGCAATTTGTAAACTTGCACCAGGTCTTGGTAAAGCATTGAAACCGTCAGCAACAAGCACAAATCCTTTTTGTCCAGCTACTCCGCCAGTTGCAATATCTGCTGTTATACCCTCGCCGTTGTCAATAGTGTCAGTATCTAAGAAAGTGCCACTTGTTGAACTATAATAAATTTTGCCTACAGCAGTTTGTACGTTAGTAATCTGACCTATAGCACCGCTTACTGAACCAGTTATGGTATCACCAACACTAAATTCGCCACCAGTTAATGTTAACTCGTCATATGTTATTTGCTCACCATACAATGCGCCAGTTAATGGCGTTTCATCTGCATCAAATCCGCGACTTATTACACCATATGTGCCATAACTGTTGTTACCTGATAAAGAACGAATCTTACCGCCACTAGTTGTGGCATATCCAAACCAGCAGTAATATGTAAAACAACTTACAATTTCTGCTTTGCCCTGACCAGCTACCCAATATCCAACACCATCACTATTAATAACAGTGTATGCGTGGAATACCATAGACTTATAACCAGTGGCATGTACGTCACCGTCTACAATAGCTCCAATGCCGCCGTCACTAAAACACGCACATTCTAAAATGTACGGTGACTTGTTTAAAATTGGACTATCTGGATCAAATGCAACATATACACCTGCAATGGTTGCTTCTTCAATATCTTCAGGGAATGATAAATTTGGTTGGAATCCGGTCATGCCACTAAAATACATTTTGTGTAGCATAGATCCGTCACCCAACATCCACATAGTGCCTTCACTGTAGTCACTTGCTAATGTTACTGTTTGGGATGATATAGTCTGACTTGAACATGATACTGTTAATGTAGTAAAACCAGTAGTGGGCGTATTTAATGCAATAGCAGTAATTGTTACTGTACCACTAATACTTGTACCAGTTACGACTGCCCCAACTTGCCACTCATTACCTGTTATCAGAGCGTCTTGAACTACAATAGTTGTTGACGTGGCTGCGCCTACAGTCGCTGTAACAGTTGCTCCAGTTACACTAATATCTATAGGGCGTACTTGTGTAGTTCTTTGACCATCACCATAAACTGAAACACCTGCAGGGACCTTAATAGGTAGTTGTTCGTAATATGTACCTGTCTTTACGAAGATAACAGCTGGTCCAACCACTGTTTCGCAAGCATGTTTAATTGTAGCAAATGCAAGATTTAAGTTAGTACCGTCATTAGCATCATTGCCATCTTGACTGACATAATAAACATTTTCAGCAGTAACTAGGTCGTCCCACGTTGGTATGCCATCTTTAACAAATAGCACTTGACCGTCATCACCAATTGGTAATTTTGTATCAACCATTGCCCCGCGATAAATCATGTCGCCTTGGGTATCAGTTGGACTGCCGTCTCCAGAGACCATTAAGTCCCATTTGTTGGCAGCGAGATCAGTAGCAAAACTGCCTGTTGAAGTGTGGTTTAGAATAGCAACATATGAGTTACCGTTATTTCTAACTACGTCATCTTTAACATAGTCGGTAGATGATGTCCATGCACCTTGCCACTTAAATTTAATTCTACCTAATCTAAAATCTGCCATTTTTTATTCCTAATTTATTTTGGTTCTGTATAGGTGTAGGGCTTGTTTGTTCTCACACAAAAATAGCCTTCGTCATCTATATAATAGAAAACATCTTTACTGCCGTTATACCACTGGTCATATCTGGTTGTATTCAACCCTTGACCAGTAGTGTCATTATAATCATCAATGTAATTTTCAAACATTGTAAAGAATGTTGTATCTGATGCTGCCAAATTGAGATCTGCATCTATAGTTTCCGTGCCTGTACCACTATACAATGCCTTAGTGTAAACTAGCATTCCGTCATCAACTGTTAATGCATGTAGAGCTGTGGGTAGTGTATATTGACTTCCACCACCACCTGTGCCTTCTGCTAAATTTCTTGCTAAACTGGGCATATTATCCAATCCTCATATAAGATATTTATCGTAATCAGTAAAGAGCGGTCCAGCTTACGCCATTGTAGAACACTGGATACGGTAATCCCAAGTTAGTTCCTTTAGGATCCCACCCTGCGGTAACACCGTTTGCCACGGCAAATGTTCCTACTGCTGGAGTTGGCGGTGGAGTTGATGATACTGCTAAAGTTAAATTATCAGTAGTTAAAGATGCTGTTGTAACATATCCTGTTAAGCCATCAATAATTCTAGTGCTGTTATCTGCAAATACTGAACCAACTAAGTCTCCTACATGTGTCCCACGTAGTATACCAGAAATGCTGTCTACCAAAACTGTACTATTATCAGCAAATACTGAACCAGTGACATCACCGTCCCATACTACTGGTTTATTTGCTAAATCATTCCAACTACCGCTGAACAAAGTAGGTTTGTTTAAAATTACAGCAAAGCCAGAACTTGCACCCCAATCTGCTTGTATATGATTTCCGGCTATTAACACATTGCCTTCAATGTCTGTAGAAACAGTTACAGTTCCGGACCCCAAAAACGCAATGTTTTCTCCGTTATTAATTAACTTTGTTGTACTGTCATTACCTGATACATAAAATTTAAATGCTTCAGGTATTACAGGTTTGTTAGATAGGTCAGTATAACTGCCCGTAGTTGCTACTGAAGCAAACGCGGGTTTGTCATTTACATCAGCCCAATCTACACTGGTCAAATACCCGCTGTCATTAGTAAATGTTGATATGTTTGACGGGATTGTTGGTATTGTTGGTTGATCAGTTAAGTCGTCGTAACTTCCGCTAGTTGCCACTGCGGCGAATATTGGTTTTTCTGCCAACTCAGTCCAGCTTGTTGCTACTGTAACAAATGTTAAGTTTCCACTACCATCAGTTGCTAACACTTGATTTAAAACACCGTCACTAACATCTAATTCTGTAATGCCAATAGTGTTAGCCTTGATTTGTGCGTTGGCAACTGTTCCTTCTAAATCACCACCGACTGTGGGATCTTGTGTAGGCAATGTAATAAACTCTAATTGCCCAATGCCATTTACGCTTAATACTTGTCCACTTGTGCCTGAAGCATTTAATTCTTGTGCTGTAATACTGCCAGCTGGCACCATAGCCGCAGTAACTGGGGTAAAATACCGTACAGTTATTTCTGAACCATCTGGAGGAGGATTAGTTGTGCTACCGTCTAAGTCAATAAATCGAATTCTATTGGGATAGCTTAGGTTGAAGTCTACTTCAGCAGTCAGCGTAACACCGTTCATTGTTACAATAACGTTTTTACTGTCGTCAACAGTGGCTGATAATTCAAATTCTACAGTGGTATCATCACCAGTAAAATACTCAACGTTAACAAATGGGTACGGACCCATGCTACCCCAGGTAACGCCATTGTAACCTTCAAATACATCAAGGTCAGTATTGTAACGAATTTCTCCGGGCTGGGGTGTAGAATTACGCTGGGCAGTGGTGCCCGTAGGAATGACGATGCCAGTATCGCCCTGAAATACTAGATTCTGCTTTATTTGCCCACTACCAGCACGGGTTTTGCTCATACACTATCCTTTAGATAGTGTATTTATTCTATGCTAGGTTAACAGCTTAGGCAATAATTACAATTCTTCCATCAGAAGTTGTTATAGAACCGCCAGCACTTGGAGCAATTCCACCGTATCCTGACGCACCATCATAGTAAGCACTCGATGTATTTGCAGGCGTTCTTCCAGAACCACTATAACCAGTGCAACTATAAGGAACAGTGTTGGATCCTCCTAGACCAGGATCGCCGTTACCTGCGTTAGCTGAAGAGCCAGAGCCACCACCGCCACCACCGCCGCCGCCACCAGTTCCAGGATAACCAGCATAAGTGCCAGCTCCAGAAGTAAATGTGCCTGAACTACCTCGGCCAGTACCGCCAGTTCCTGCTCCAGCACCACCAGCACCACCATTTGCTGATGGATTTGATCCCGTGTAACCAGCTCCAGCTGCACCGCCGCCACCTGCGGCAACTAATAATGTAGTTACAGTCGAAGCACGTAGAATTGAACTTGCTCCACCGCCCGAACCTGCTGTACCAGCGTTAGATCCTGCTCCATCGCCAATACCGTTTACACCACCACCACCGTAAATGCTGGCAGCTAACACTGTACTTGTGTTTCCACCGTTTAGCACACCGCCCGATAATGCGTCAACACCTTGTCCAACTTTAATTGTTAAAGTTTCGCCTGGAATAACATCTAAGAACCCTTCTACAGATCCAGCTCCACCGCCGCTACCAGTTAATGCTCCAGCAGTAGAGGGTGTTCCTGCCGATCCGCCTGCACCCCAAGCTGCCACTCTAATTCTACTTACACCTGCTGGCACTACATAACTTTGATCTGCACCAGTATAGCCAAATACTGAAACTGCTGGACTACGTCTAGACACTGCTGGCGATTCTGCGTTAGCGCCTTTGAATGGATTTTCAGCAAAGGCAGCAAATATATGAGTAACCCCGCTAGCATTTACTCTTCCGTTGGACCTTAACTTAAATCCGTTAGATACAACATCAAATAATTCAGATGTATTGCCATTTTCTTCCGATGTTGCGCTGTTTGCAAAGATACTGCGTTCACCTACTGTACTATTGTAAGGGTCACGAGCAGTGTCTATCATTACCCACTGACTTGTACTAGATACGGCTTTAATTAAAATAAATCTAGGTTTAAATCCACAATGAATAAATGGGCCATCACTAGATCCGTTTGCAGTATATTTGCCAAACTTACTAAATCCTGGAATTTCGTTCCAAAAGTATCCAACGTAATTTGTTGCTGAACCATTAATATTTGCCAGGCCGTTTGCACCTTGCACAGCAGTAATAGTAGTTGCACCAACTGTTGCTGTTCCAAAAGAGAATACTGCTTCTGCGTCAGTTGCATTTAACGTTAATCCATAAGTTGATCCTGATAATCCCGTATGCCATGCATACCAGTTAGCTACTGAATTACGTGATTTAATTATGAACATGGACGGTGCAGAAGTTAATCCGTGACCAATAGTAGCACCGTTAGTATTATTTCCAGACCAAGTAGCAACACTAAATCCACTAGTAGTGTTAGCACTAACTGAACTAGTAATAGAGCCAGAAGTATTACTTACTGGGGCTCCGCCGGCCTTCCAACCCCATACTACATGTGAATTTCCTATCAAATTCATTCCGCCACCGTAGGGTTCTGATGAATAAGTAAATCCGTTAGAAGTAAATGATACGTTATCAGCGCCTTCTATACTTGTGGCATTTGAGTATAGACTTGGACTACTAGTCGCACCACGTACTCGATCAAATAATCGATGGAACCCTGAACTATTTCTATCTTTAACCCAGATCAAATCTGGTTGGAAATTAAATCCTCCAACTGTTAATGGATATGATCCAGTGCCAGTGTAAGTTACTGCATCAAAATATTGATTGGGCGTCAATGCCGCGGCATTAGTTGCTTTTGATAACGATTTAGTGTTTAGTGTATTGAATCCTACAGGCGCGGCATATATAAACGGAGTTTGTCCGAAGTTTGCAGTAATTTGTTTTACCCCAGAAACATTGTCCCAATGAAACATTGGTGTAATTTTAGTATTTGCTGTCCAAGATGCTACTGGACTTGTACCTGTTGCTGGTGCGCCTTGTATCCACACACCGTTCTTTGCATACCAAATATATCCAGCATCCGCGTCCACTGCTACACTGATCACGTCGCCGTCAGTGTATGTCGGTATTCCGCTTATTGTAAAACTTCCTGTACTATTAGTTCCAGTTCCGTTGCCTCGATAGTTCACACGATACTGATCATTTAACCATATACCTGTCATCGGTGCACCAGTACTAATGATACTATTCATTTTTACTTCCCAATACCACTTACCGGTAGTTGCAGAAATAGTGCCAAAGGTTGTTGATCCAGTACTGCCTGTACTTGTGTATGTTAAATTGCCATTTGAAAATGCTCTAGTATCTAATAGTGTTATGTCAACTGGTGGTGCTATGTTATTCCAAGTACAATAGTTACCAATGACTTCACCACCAGATTGCATGTCATGCCCATAATTAGTTGGGCTGTCAACTACGCTGTCTTCTGTAAATCCAACTTCAGAGGCTGTTGTATAACGAACTATAACAATACCAGAACCGCCAGCACCTGATGAACCAACATAGATGCCGCCACCGCCTGATCCAGTGTTAGTTGCTCCAGCAGTTACAGTACCAGATCCTCCTGATCCTGCTCCCCCGTTGCCGCCAACTCCAGATCCTCCAAGTGCGCCAGGTAAACTATTACCGCTTGCGCCACCGCCGCCGGCATAAAATTGAGATGTGCCGCTAATTCTAAACTGTAATCCGGCTCCCCCAGCTCCTGGAGCAGAACCTGATCCATTTCCACCAAGGGCGCCTGCACCGCCGCCACCTGATGCCACACCGGTTGCTGATGTGTTCCCGCCAGCAAATCCTTGACCAGCGGTACCAGCACCGCCGTACCCTCGTGCATCAGGCACTGCATACTCGCCAGATCCGCCTCCAGATCCACCAGCTACACCAGCAAAACCATTTGATCCACCGCCGCCTCCGCCAATTGCAGTTAATGATCCAAATATGCTATTTGATCCATTGTTGCCAGTCCCTGTACCGTTCTTTGCGGCGCCGCCAGCACCTACTGTTACAGTATATGTTTGTCCGGGAGTGACAGGGTATGCACTATTGTATATTAATCCACCAGCACCACCACCGCCGGCACCACCTCCATTTCCGCCCATGCCGCTACCGCCGCCTGCCACTACAAGTACTTCAACTTGTGTAACATCTGTAGGAGCTGTCCAGCTGGTCGTACCAGTTGTAGTAAATGAGCGTGCTACGCCAGCATTTATTCCACGTGTAACAAATGAGTTGCCACCCGTTTCTGGTAACGCTCTTAAGGGAGGAGTAAAATTTGATTGGTATCGTGAAACACCTCTGGTAACTCGTAAATCATCTATGGTTCCATTTGCGTATGTATTGTCTCTTTCATTATATCCAATTCTAATTTCACTAGATGTATTGCCGACTACTTCAGTTGAAGGTATTGAGGCAGTTCCAACCATAGTACCATCAATAAACATATATAATTTTGAGTAACTTCTACTAACAGCAACATGATGCCAAGCACCGTCATTGGGACGAATTGATGAGTTAATATTTTGTTCAGTGTTTACTAACGAACTGCTATAGGTAAATTGTAAAGTTGCAGAACCGCCAGTAACTTTTAAACCCCAAGCTCCTGCAGGAGGGCTTCCGGTGAATCCTTGACTAATAATCGAAGTATAGTTACTTTGACTGCCGTTAGCTCTCCACCAAAACTCAACGGTAAAGTCCGCAATTCCAAAGTTTGTATTTCCTAAGACACCAGGGTAAGTAAAATAATTACTTGAGCTAACTGCTAATGCTCCACTACCATACTTGCTAGAACTAGTAATAGTTGAATTGCCAACAGTTATAATGTTGTTTGCGCCTGCACTATCAACCACAGCGGCATTGGCAAAGTTTAATAGTAAGGTCGGCGCTGTTGAAAAGTTTGCCGGAGTTGGGGTATATGCAGTTGGAGCAGACCCGGCTTCTAATTGTGGCCAACATAAGAACACCCCAGATACGCCGTCACCAGTTGCTGACGGCAATCTAGCGTCAGTTAAACTATTTGCAATGGCCATAACGTATCTACCAGCGCCAGTAGCTATGGACACACTAGAGATGGCGCATCTAAACCACCCGTTACCAATACTGGTAATAGATGCTGTGCCGCCTAATGCATTTGCACCTTGAATAGAGTATGTACCATTAATAAGGTCATAGTTGACCCAAAAATCATTGCTGTTTGCGAATCCAGATGAGGCTGCAAGTTGAAAGAATTTCCTTTCTCCAGCTTTTACATATACAGAATGAACGTATGTTGTACCTAATGTGACCGTTGAATCTTGTAATATAAACCTACCGCCAGTTGCTGTGGATTCTATTAATTTTATACCTGTTAACGTCGTATCAAGTGCCGGAGCCAATATTGCAGTTGCCCCACTTAATGTTGATGCATTATCTAGTAGATAATCACTGAACGGTAACAAATTATTTGTTAGTGTACTAAATGGTCGATTTGTTGGTGTAAAGGCTGCGGTATAGACTGCTGCTCTAACTACTCTAAAACTCGACATATGCCCTTTAAAATATTCTCCAGGGCCAGTAGTCCAAATTGATCCAATATATAGGCCACCATTAAATCCAGAAGGCATTGTTGTAGTTGATCCTGCAGATTTACCATTATGATATAATGTAATAGTAGATCCGTTACGTACTAATGCAACATGATTCCAAGTATTCGCTACCAGATTGTTGCTGGCAGTATTGCTATTAATTGCTGGAACACCAAGCCACCCTACACCATCGCCGATATAAACGTGCGTGTCGCCAATGCCAGTTCTATTTAAACTAATGCCTATAGTAGCATGTGGCTGGAAGTTTACTAGCGTCTGCATAGAAGTAGAAAAATCTAAATAAACCCAAGCTTCTATAGTAAAACTTATGCCGGTCAAGTTTAATGTGCTACTAGTTGTATTTAAATAATCAGTAGATCCATTAAAATAAACACTTGCGCCGTGTACAGCAGGGTTATAAGAAGTGTTAGTTGGTTTAGGAAACGGGCTAAAACTTCCTTGGGTAGCAGTGCCAGAACGTGTAATGGCTAAGTTATTAGAACTGCTGTCTGCAAATGTATTATTCTGTCCGCCAACAGGACCGTTACCAGTTAAATGTAAGGATACACTACCACGATAAGGATCTTGATCCGCATCATAAGTAGTTGACCCTGTATTGTTAGCATCATATCCTAGTGTTTGACTAGTTAATGTATTATCAAAAGGCAAATAAAATCCGTTAGTGCCGTATGATCCAGTATATGGTTTTGGTATCCAGGTACCTGTACTAGTAGTAGTGCCGAACAATGAAGGATCTAAGGCTGCACCATCAATAAAATTATACTCTGCTAATTGTCCGTCAAAAGTTTTACTGCTTAGTATTGTATCGTTATTAGCACTAACACCTACGGTCATTAATCCGCCAGGTTTATTTACTGGGGTTGCATAGTTTAGTGATGGAAACCCGCCATCGGCAGTATTCCAACCATTGCTATTGACAAAGTCAGTTATCTGTACACCATTGACCCATATTTTTATTCTATTAAACGCAACAGTTTGTGAAGTGTCAACTGCAATTACTAGATGATACCATGCACTTGGATCTCTAAAAACAGGAACTGTACTAATGCTGAATGTACCACCAAGTGCCGGACCCCAATCATAAAGTTGAATACTTTCATTTGATGTATTTGTTGCAATATGCAGTGAAGCATATGATGTGCCCCAGTTAGCACTTAAAAATCCTAAATCATCAACACCAGATCTTGTTCCTTTTTTGAACCATGTACTAAGTGTAAATTTTCGTTGGTCGCCTCCGTGTGCGCTATAACGATACAATCCAGTGCCGCCACCACTTATCCATTTAAATTTTAAACTTTTTGATACAGGTTGCAGTAAGTCAGGCTGTGGCCAAGCATTAGCACGATGCGCTTGCAGTGCTTCATCTAAAGTCCAGATACCACTAGCATCCTTTAATGTAGGTTGCTTGGATGTACCTTTTACTATTCTACCTGGTTTATTATTTCTTGATCCCATTTACATTCTCAATTTTTATACTGTATTTAACTGCCGTACCAACGGATGATTACGATTCCAGAGCCGCCGTGTGCGGCTGGGTCTCCGCCATTTCCACGTCCGCCTCCGCCGCCACCTGTGTTTATCAATCCAGGAGTTGGATTACTTGATGTTCCTGTTCCGCCTTTTCCGCCGCCGCCTGCGCCGCCTACAGCGCCAGCTACTAGGTCACTAGATCCCCCAGAGCCTCCGCCTCCGCCAGCATAGGTAGTACTTGTTCCGCTAATAGAGTATGTCAAACCTGCTCCACCAGCTCCTGCAATACCACTGCCGCCGTTAACTCCGGCACTGCCTGCTCCACCTCCGCCACCATTTGCTTGATTTCCAGTATTTGTGCCAGTGCCGCCAGCATTTCCTTGTCCATATGTGCCAATTGATGAGACAGATGTAAAGTTTCCGCTTTGTCCGCCGCCGCTACCCCCGTTAGTTGGTCCAACAGAATTTCCACCGCCTGAACCACCGCCTAAAGCAATTAGGTTAGCAAAACTACTATTCTGTCCAGTGTAACCTGCTCGTGAGTTATATACGCCTCCGTCGCCACCTTGACCAACAACAACAGGATAAGTTACACCTGGTGTTACTGGGGTGCTGTTACTGTATATTAAACCACCAGCTCCGCCGCCACCACCACCAGGAGGTCCACCTCCGCCACCACCTGCTACTATTAATGCTTGTACACTAGTAACACCTGAAGGACAAGTCCACGATCCGCTATCTAAGAATGTAGCAACTTGCGGAACACGATAACGAAGTATAACTACACCACTGCCGCCTGATCCGCCACTTAAATAATTTGCCCCATAGCTGCCGCCAGCTCCGCCGCCACCTGTATTTGAAGAGCCGCTTTGTCCAGCACCGTTGCCAACAGCATTGCCGCCGCCACCAATGCCACCTCGACCTGATATTCTAATAGCAGTGTCTGATGTATTAATTGATCCGCCGCCGCCACCGCCAAAATATTCTAAATTTCCAGTAATATTAAATGGTAATCCAGGGCCACCGTCGCCGGCTCTCACTGATGAAGAAGCACTGTCTTGAAATCCTATTTTTCCAGCGCCACCAGCTCCGCCGCCGCCTGATCCAGGATAGTATGGTGATCCAAATCCAGAGTCTGCACCGCCCGCAAAGCCCTGACCTGATACCCCAGTGCCAGTACCGCCTGCACCAGAACCACCATTTGCATTAGCTCCTAAAGATGCTCTATCTGCTCCACTGGCACCGCCGCCAAATGCTGATAGAGTTGTTGAGCGCACACTGATAAAACTAATATCTGTTATCTGTCCAGTGCCATTTCCAACTTGTAGATTTATCCATGTAGTAGTTGAAGTTGCTGTAAAAATTTGACTATAAAACCCTGCACCAGTAGCTCCGTTATCTAAACTATCTCTAGTTCGATCTGTCCATGCCTTATCATCCACTTCTGATCCAACTTGTGTTGTGCCGATACGTATTCTAAGAAGGCGGGCTACGTCAGATGTTACTTTTATTGTTAGTAAATAGGTTGTTCCAATTACAGTAGTAATACTTTGACTAGCTGTGCCGTTTACGCTAAGATTTGGTGTAATTCTAAGTGTACCTGTTTGAGGTACTGATAATGTTGCCGTTGTAGCTGACCAACCTGATGTATTCGTAAACCCACTACCATTTGTAATAAGTTCTACACCAGTTCCGATTCCGCTACCAAATCCAGGCGCTCCTGCTACATTTGTCGAGACAAATATTCCGCCTAAGCCACCTGCTCCTACACCAATTGTGTATGTTTGTCCGGGTGTTACTGATAGTGCTGAATTATAAACAACACCTCCAGCACCTGCGCCGTGCGTACCTGCGCCAGATCCTGCGCCACCACCGCCAGCGACTACTAGTGCTTCAACTTGTGTAACTCCCACAGGAGCAGTCCATGTGTTACTAGTAGTAAACTTTTGTGATACTATCGCGGCATTTGATATTGATGAAATTTGTTTAGGTGTTCGTTTATATTTTATAATAACAATACCTGATCCACCTGCACCACCAGTTGCACCCCCACCCCCACCGCCACCAGTATTAGCGGTACCTGCTGTTGCTGTAGAATTACTTCCTGCGCCACCGCCGCCAATTCCGCCCGCGGCCGATGATGCTGATCCTTGAGTTCCACCACCACCACCACCTGCGTAAGCAGTAAGTGTGCCACTAATCCTAAATCTTAAACCGTTACCTCCTGCACCACAAATATTTGATTGAGCATCACCGCCTGGGCCACTTGCACCACCGCCACCGCCTGTTGGGTAAGCTGCTCCAAATAAATTATGATAACCAGTTCCACCAGAGAAACCTTGCCCAGTAGTTCCTGCACCAGGACGCCCCGATGCTGGGGTTCCACCAGATCCACCTATAGATCCGCCACCGCCGCTGCCGCCTAATAATCCGTCCTGTGTGACGCCACCAGATTCCCCATGAAATCCGCCGCCACCACCTCCAAAGGCAATTAACTTGTCAAATTGGCTATTAGATCCGCGTTGACCTTTGCCACTGCCGCTTGTGCCACCAGCACCGACTGTAATTGAATATGCATTACCTGGAACTACTAGATAATCAGTGTTGTAAAGTAACCCACCAGCACCACCACCACCGCCATATTGACTGCCACCGCCGCCGCCTCCAGCTACTACAAGTACTTCTACACTGTTAACATCTAAAGGTGCAACCCAACTTGTTGAGCCTGTTGTGGTAAAACTTGTAACTGTAAATTGATCGTCAATAGCTGTACTATTTTGTACGTCTTCTAAACCGTAAATACCTTTTAAAGAAGTTCCTACTACATCTGCGGCACGTGTAACAGACACAGTGGTTGTTGGTATATAACTAGTTGCAGTCAATCTTTCTTCTAATTGTGCGCCCCACAAATAGATACCATTAGTTGAACTGGCAGTTATTGTTCCAGTATTATCAGAATCAGTTATTGCTGTTAGTAGTCGAACTACACCGGCACTGACATATGTAACTTGGCAACGATACCACCCATTTCCTACAGAATCTATCCTACCGTTTAACGATCCAGATCCAACAGTTCCAATTACACCAGTACTGAGATTAAACCAAGCTCCGCGAGTAAGTGAATTATCGTCTCCTAAAAACAACCAATTTTTTCCAGCAGCTTTAGCAAATATAGAAACAGTAAATGTGTATCCGGTAATTTTTGTGCCAGTACCAGTCGGGTTTTGTTGATAGCGAATTTGCCAACTACCACTACTTGCCGGGTACACTAGGTCAGCAGTAGTTGTTCCGTCAGGAGCAACTGCTTGATTTGGGGAATTTGAATTATTGTTGGTCCAAACAGCGTTACTTATATCTTCACTATAAGTTAAAAAATTTGTACTTGCTGGTTCAATTAATAAAGTAGGAGTTCTCCAACTAGTACCGTCGTAGGTATAATTTAGACGGGGTTGATTTGCCGGTGCCGTGACTAATGTACCTGAACTATTAAAATAAGTTCCGGTGCTTGCTCTGCTGACAAATGGGGTATTAGCTTGTGGTTTGCTACTAAGAACACCACCAATGAAACGGTTTGCCATGAAGCCGCTCCTTAACTAATGTCTTCGTAGCTGACTGTAACTTTGAGTTTGCTTGCTGTACCTGCTGTGCCAGTAATACTAGTATTTTCTTCTAAGTAAATGCTAGTACTTTTATCTAATGCAATTAATGTAGCATTAGCTGGAACGCTAACTGTACTAACCATTTCAACGTTAGTGCCTGCGCCGGCTGCGGCAGTGTTATAACTTAGTGTAAAGTTAACTGCATTTGTGCCATCAGTATTTGCTACGATGATGTTATTAACTTTTAGTACTTTGCCACTGCTGGCTGCATTACTTAGTAATGACGTTGAGCTAGTTGATGTCAAACTTACGTAAGTTGTCTTACCTAAAATTTGAGATACTGCAACAATATTTGGAGCTGCCATGTTATATTCCTTTTATTCTCTATATTTAACCAAAGACCATTGCCATGGCAATAGCTTTACCTGTACTTGCTACTCTTGCACCGCTGTCGTATACAGCACCTGCATAAATGCTTCCAGCAACACCAACGCCACCTGCTACAGTTAATGCACCAGTAGTTGTTGAACTACTTGCAGTGTTAAACGCAACGGCAACTTTACCAGCGGCCGCACTACCCATTGTAATTGTACCAGTAGTAGTATCTGCAAATACATTAACTTGCCCACTTGTCACGCTTGACCGTAAATTAACTGTGCCGCCTGTTGTGCCAGCAATAATCAAACTGTTGCCAGTATTTGAACTACCTAATGTTAAGGTAGTAGCACTGCCTGTTGCACCAATATTAACTGCTGTGGCTGCTCCACCAAAGTTAATTGTAGTAGCAGTTGTGTTTAATAACGGGAAAGTTGATGAGTTAGTGGTTATGCCACTGCCAGTGTTTACTGCCATTGCGGCAGTAGTTGTTAGACCAACTGCTGATAATGTGCTTGTGAACACACCTTCATGTGCTGACAATCCATTAATTTTTAAATTAGCATAAGTCGCTTGGGCAAAATTAACAGTTAGTTCTGGCTCATCTTCAACACTTTCAAATAGTTTCCAAACACCGTCTGTTGCATCACGCACAAATCCTGTATGTTGGTATCCACTATTTGTGAATGAGCTAACAAAACCAATGTCAACAGTATCGGCAGGGTTGTCATCACCCATATAGATCAAACTGTCTGTTACATTATAATTGGTTGTGTTAATTGTAGTTTGTGTGCCGTTAACAGTTAAGTTGCCGTCAACAATTAAATTATTACTGATAATTGCATCGTGTGTAACTCGTAGGTCATTTTCAACAGTTAAGTCACTGCTAATAGTCACTGCTGGAGTGAATGTAATTCCTGAACTGTCAGTAGAGTCAATAGTTGTACCGTTGATACTGACTGCATCTAGTACTACACTGCCAGTACCGCTTGGACTAACAACAATATCTTCGTTACTGTTTGTGCCAATAATGTTATTTTGGAAGTAACGAATGTTGCCAGTATCAAGTTCGCTAATACTGATTGAAGCCGGTGCGGCACCTTCGCCTACAATACTTAATGCACCTAAGTCATCAGTAATAGTCAATGTTCCAATAGTAACTGAACCTGGACCCACGTACACGTGATTCCAACGATTTTCAGGAGTACCTAGAGTTAATACATTGTCATTAACTGGAACAACGTTGGTTGCAACGTTTGTGAAATATCTGCGTACTGCGGCTTCTGTTGGTACTGCTTCATTACTGTTGCCGCTTAGTGTATAATCACTTGAGAATTCGTTAACTAGTTCACCTAGTTGTGCGCCAATCGATCCCAATCGTAAACTTGTAAGACCCGACAAGTCGAATGCACTAGCATTCAAAGTAGCACGACCAGTTGCTTGATCAACACGGAAGTAATCACCAACACGGAAATTACCATCTTGGTCTGTACTTACGTAGAATACACGTCCTGGGAACGATTCAATTACTTCGTTTGCCTGACTTGAATCCTGTGTAGGAGTGCCAGGGTAGTTTGTTGTAGTCTTATTACCAGTACCGATACTTAAGAAATCGTGTCCAGTTAATCGTGCATTACTGTATTGATATCGCACAGTGACTACAGCATTATTGGCACTGGCTGTTGCTTTTTCATTAGCTAAAACAATAGTTAAAATACTGCCGCTGTTAACATACGTGCCGCTGACACTTTGAATAATGTAACTGCCGCTGTCGCCTGCAATTTGTAAACTGCCGCCTGGTTGAGGTTCTGCACTAAATCCGTCTATTACTAATACAAATCCTTTTTGTCCAGTAACACCACCAACTGCAACATTGGCTGTTACGCCTTCACCGTTGTCCAATGTGTCGCTGGTTAAAAATGTACCGCTCACACTTGTATAATAAATTTTGTTAACTGCTGTTTGTACGTTGGTAATAGTACCAATCGCGCCACTTGCTGATCCAGTAATAGTGTCACCGACAGTAAACTCGCCACCGTCTAGTGTTAACGGATTATAAACTAGTTGTTCGCCATATAGCGCACCAGTTAGTGGAGTTTCTGCTGAATCAAATCCGCGACTAACAACTCCGTATGTTCCATAACTGTTATTGCCTGATAAAGAACGAATCTTACCACCGTCTGTTGTAGTGTAACCCATCCAGCAATAGTATGTAAAGCAACTTACGATCTCAGCTTTACCTTGACCGTTGACCCAGTAACCAATACCATCACTACAAATAACAGTGTATCCATGGAATACCATAGACTTGATGCCAGCGGCATGTATATCGCCGTCAACTACTGCTCCAATTGCGCCTGCTTCACTGAATGCCGCACATTCTAAAACATATGGCGATTTATTAATAATTGGGTTTGCAGGATCTAACGCAACAAACACGCCCTTGATTGTTGCTTGAGTAACATCTTCTGGGTAAGTAAGATTTGGTTCAAATCCTGCCATGTCACGGAAGTACATTTTGTTTAATGTAGCACCGTCATTTAATAACCACATAGTACCTTCACTATAATCGCTAGTGATGGTACAGATTTCTGAAGCAACTGTTTGAGCTGAGAATGAAACTGTTAATGTTGTAAATCCAACTGTTGGTGTGTCTACTCCAACTGCTGTTACTGTTACTGTTCCTGTAATGTCAGTACCTGTAATAGTACAACCAACTTGGAACTGTCCTCCAGTTATATCACCGTCAGCAAGTTCAATAGTTGTAGATGTAGATAATATACTAACTTGTGGCGCAACGTTTGCGCTGACTGCTGATACATTTAGTGGAGCAACTCCTGTTGTTCTTTGTCCGTCACCAACAACAGTAATATTTGCACCCACTGTAATTGGTAATTGTTCGTAGTATAAGCCGCCCTTAACATAAATTGTTGCTGGTCCAGTTACAGTATCGCAAGCATATCTAATACTTTTAAATGCTTGGTTTAAACTTGTACCGTCATTGTCATCATTACCATCTGCTTTAACATAATAAATGCTTTGTGCTGTTGTTAAACCTAACCATTGTGGTAGACCGTCTTTAACAATAAGTGCTTCGCCTTCTGCACCAATTGGCAATCTTTCGTTTTCAGCAACTCCGCGATACATGATATCGCCTTCAGTCGTTAATGGGGTTGCACCCTCAATCATTAACTCCCATTTGGCAGCATCAGTAGAGAAAGCGCCTGCGCTAGTGTGATTAGTAATACACACATAACTGCTTCCGCCGTAGCCAACTACGTCATCTTTGATGTAGGCCGTAGCTGAAGCCCATGGTCCTTGCCATTTAAATTTTAATCTACCTAGTACTATTTCTGCCATGGTATTATGTCCTTAATCCCCGTATTCTTATATTTAGTTTGGCCCATTATGGGTGTAAGCTTCGTTCAATCTTACTACTAAAAATCCGTCTGCATTGATGTAAATATTCATTTTTTCAATGTCTATTAACCATTGATTATATGTTTCACCATCAGCAGGCACCTCAAAGTTCGCGGTGTCATCAGTAACACTACCGTCTGTTAGGTTAACTGTAGCCCCAGGCGTGTTTAGTTTTACATGGTTGTAGTAAAGTAAGCCATCGTCATCTCTGCGTAGGCCGTGAAAGGTTTCGCCTCCATAGCCGGAAGCGCCACCACTTGAAATTCTGCGGATTTCTGCCATTTTAAGTCTCCGCAGTATTTATCGAATTTTAAGTTTAAAAGATTATTGGGTTAATCTATATCTGCCAACTGCTCTTGAATAGAGATATGGGACTGCGGCCAGTGACCTTTTGGACAATCACTGGCGCTTAACTTACATTTAACTACCATGATACAGGCACATTCAAGACACATTTTGAATGTATTATCAAAACTGGTGCAAGTTTTACAAATATTATATCTGTTTGCGTAATCTTGTTTTGTAACAAACATTAATTATTAGCGTTTTCAGACAACCATTTGTTAGCAGATTCCTCGTCAGCACGTAATTGATCCATTACTTCTTCCCAAGTAGGTGCTTCTGAGCCATGCGGGCATGTCCATTGTGTAAAACGTGTACCTTCTAATTGAAAGTTTGCATCAGGACGTAGTTTTTTAATAGCAACATCTACACCCCAAAGCAATTCATACGGTAATTGTATTGTCATACTGTTCTCCTTTGGTTTATTTATAGCCACTAGATAGTGATGTTAAAATTAGTATTTTAGTATCACACATCCCAAGCCGCCATTGCCTCCAGGAAAATACGCACTACAATATCCGCCACCACCGCCACCGCCACCAAGTCCGTTTACACCGTTTTCTCCATTATTATGGCTTCCTTTTCCACCGCCACCAAGGCCACCAAAACCGGCCATTCCGTTAGCAGTCCCGCTGTCTCCTTGAAAACTACCACCACCGCCACCACCGTACCATTCTGTTCGACCTGTGATAGTGTAAGCAATACCATTGCCGCCGCTGCCAGCTTTGGTGGTTAATCCGCGGCCACCGACACTGCCAGCGCCACCACCACCACCAGCTGCATAAGGTGCGGCACCATACGAAGTACCGCCTGCGTTTCCTTGGCCGCTTGTACCACTGCCTCCTGTAGCTGTTACTGCTCCACCGAATGATCCAGCACCTCCTCCTGAACCGCCCGTTAGTCCTGTTCCAGTGTTATTTCCAATTCCACCGCCACCGCCAATCGCAGTCAGCCCAGCAAAAGTAGTGTTTCCACCAGTAGTTCCATTTCCGCCCCCAGAGCCGCCTGCGCCACCGCCAGAATCTAGCCAGTTTGATATTCCAACACCTGTGCCAATTTCAATAGGATATGCCATTCCAGGTGTAACTGATAGGGCGGAGTTGTAAATAACGCCACCACCACCACCACCGCCTCCACATGATCCGCCACCGCCGCCGCTGCCAACTATCAATGCCTGTACAGTAGTTACATTAGGCGGACATACCCACACGCTATTTGAATAAAATACATCACATGATGTTTGTGCTCGATATCTAACTATAACAATTCCTGATCCACCTGCGCCAGAAAAAGACTGTGCGACATTATTGTCAGGTACAGCCGGGCCGCCACCACCACCGCCACCAGTATTAGGAGTACCGTCTTGACCTCCCGCATCATAACCAGAAAGTCTAGCACATCCGCCATGACCGCCACCGCCCTTGCCGGCTCGTCCACCAAATGCTCCACCATTATCGTAGCCGCCACCGCCACCGCCGCCGCCGGCGTAAATTACCGGGACGCCAGTAATACTACAAACTAATCCGTTTCCGCCAGCGCCTGAAAATGACCCTGCGCTGTTTCCTGTTGCATTACCGCCAACCTCGCTGGCGCCACCACCTCCGCCAGAAGTATATGAGCCACCAGCAACGCCAGTACCGCCTCTATTACCTTGACCGCTTATTCCTGAACCAGCAAATGGGCCTTGTGATCCGTAACTTGCGCCGCCGCCCGATCCTCCATTTTTTCCATTACCTACTGGCTCGTTGCCGCCACCGCCACCGCCCATTGCTACAATAGAGCCAAATTGGCTAGGAGCTCCACTCAATCCTGCGGCTGCTCCGGTAGCCCTTGCTCCGCCAGCTCCAACTTTTACAACGTAGGCAGTCCCTGCAACAACCGGATAAGCAGGATTATATACCATGCCACCAGCCCCGCCTCCTCCGCCATAGCGGCAAGCTCCAGACCCGCCTCCTCCCACTGTCAATACTTCAACTACTCCAGTAAACTTTGGCACAAATACAGCTGACCCACTTTTAAAATAGTGTGTTTTAAACCCGCCTGCGGCAGCAATTTCTCCACCAGTTGCATCATTATACTGAATATCTTTTAATGTTGGCCCTAATGACTCGTGTACTTCTATTGATCGAACATCTGTATTATATCTAGTTTTTCCTAAATTGGTGTTTACATGATAGCTAACAATTACAATCCCAGATCCCCCAGCACCACCGTCAGCACCACCATCACTTCCACCGCCGCCACCGCCTGTATTAGCTGTTCCAGGATTACTACCACTTGCGGCCGACAAACCTGCTCCGCCACCGCCTAGTCCGCCTTGACCATTACGAACAAAGTTAGAAGATCCCCCACCACCACCAGCATAATATGTCGCAGTACCGCTAATAGAAAACTGTAGACCTACACCGCCATCGCCTGCAAATATACCTGATCCATCTCTACCAACTCCGCCTGCACCACCGCCACCGCCAGCTCCGTATCCAGATGCGGCATCACTGCCTGTGCCGCCACGATGGCCTTGATTTAATTGTCCTTGTCCAGAACGTGTGTTTGGAGAATTACGAGATCCGCCGGCACCCGAGCCGCCGTTTGATCCCCCGGGACCTGTTGGAAATCCAACAGATTGACCACTAGATCCGCCTCCGCCTAATGCTATTAATGTATCAAATGCCGAGTTACTACCATTTGCGCCCACAGCTGATGTACTGGTATTTGTTGAGGCTCCGGCGCCAACAGTTACCGTCATTAAAGAGCCTGGTGTTACTGGGTAAGCAGGATTATAAATCAATCCTCCTGCACCACCTCCACCACCAACACTTTTGCCGCCAGCTCCGCCACCACCAACAACTAGTACCGCCACTGCGGTGACGTTTGTAGGAACCGTCCATGAAGTTGTTCCAACTGTAGTAAATGATACTACAGTTCTAGCACTTGTAGACTGTGCTGTTGTTCCTCTAGGTAACGCTACATATCCAGTATCATCAACTGTCGTGTTTTTAAATGAACTTGTCATATTTGTTAATACCCTTGTACTGAAATAAATGTTAGTGGCGAACCTTCTGAATCTGAAGCTTCTCCTATTCCACAAATAACTTTGTCGCCTGATGCGCAGGTAGTCGAAGTATTTGTGTTAAAATTTGTCCATCCGCTATCTGGTCCTACTGTAGAATACTGTAGTGTTAGTGTATTTCCGCTTCGCTGCCATTTGAACCAATAATTAATATTTGAGTTACCGCCTGCTATTAGTGGTGCCGCGTATTGTCCAAAATATGTAGCACTATATCCGCTAGGGAAACCAGAAGTAGCTAATGCACCAAAGTATGGCCCGCTTGAATCAGAACTGTATCCAGTAAAATCATTGACTGATACGTTTGACCCAAATACAAATCCTGCACCTATATAATTATGATTCCATGAAGCAATTAAAATAAAGTCTCCAACAAATTCTCTGTTCCAAATTACTGCCCCATAGTTACTACCTAAACCAGTTTTGTCTGCATACCATATAGTATTGTTAGCAGTAAGTGATCCAAACACATTAACTGTACTAGGCAATCTCCATCCATCTGGTGCTAGTGCATCAATTGTAGGTGTATATCGTATTATAGCAATTCCAGATCCGCCACTACCGCCTGCGGCATTTGAATACGGAGATCCTATATTGTTACCAGCGCCACCTCCACCACCGCCAGTGTTTGCAACACCTGCTGAGCCATTAGTGTGTTGTGAACCATTGCCACCACCACCAATTCCTCCAAAACCAGGATTATAGGATTTGGTAGTCATTCCAGTTCCGCCGCCACCACCACCGCCATACCAAGCCGGGTAACCAGCCATTGAATACAGTACACCAATACCGCCATTGCCACCTTGACCACTGGCACTATTTGTTCCAGTGGCTCCAGCACCGCCACCACCGCCTCCTGGATAACCCGTACCGTTATCACCAGATCCTCCCGCATTTCCCTGTCCCGCTGTACCAGCGGCGCCAGAATTGTTGGAATATGATCCGCCACCACCAGAGCCGCCGCTAGTTGCCGTATAGTATGCAGTGCCATTCCATCCGGCCCCACGGCCGCCGCCAACAGCAGTTAATGTACTAAATGTTGTATTTCCACCTGAATTAGCTCCTGTATTTGAACCAGTGCCTCCAGCGCCGATACTTATAGCGTAAGCAGTCCCTGGAGTTACTGATACTGAACTGTTATATAATACGCCGCCAGCGCCGCCACCAGCGGCACCAATGTCATTGCCAGTTCCATTTGATCCACCAGATCCACCGCCACCTACTAGCAGAGCTTCCACTGTAGTCACACCTGGCGGGCAAGTCCATGTGCCGCTTGTTAGAAATGTATCACTAACTTTTACTTCAGTAGTAGGATAGCGTATAATTATTACACCTGATCCGCCTTTGCCACCAGCACCAGAAGTTAAGCTATTAGTTCCACCAGCGCCTCCGCCGCCGCCAGTTGCTGGTACTCCAGGAAATCCGTTACCTAATGTTCCTGCACCGCCAACACTTGAACCGCCAGAAGTCACAGTTGCATAATCATCAGTGCTGGCGCCGTATTTGCTTCCGCCACCTCCGCCACCATAATATGTATATGCATTTACAAAATTTGATCCAATAATAGCAAACCCTTGTCCGGCACCGCCGTTGCCCGGAGAAGTATTAGTTGAAGCTTCCCCACCAACACCGCCTGCGCCACCGCCGCCTGCTCCTGCCCAAGATCCAGTACCACCTCGACCAGAACCACCTTTAAATCCCTGTCCTGCTATTCCAGATCCTCCTGGGCAGATACCTCCAATATTTGGTTCTGCGCTGCCACCACCACCGCCTGAAGCGCCGTTCAATCCTGGTCTTACACCAAAGCCACTTTGAGAATATCCGCTGCCACCGCCACCACCATAAGCTATAATATTATCGAATACTGAATTACTACCAGTTGATCCTAAACTATAGTTAGCTGTTCCGCCGCCGGCGCCCCCATCGCCAACTGTTACAGTATATGCTGTATTTGCTTTGACTGGGTAAGCCGCAGTGTAAACAACGCCACCACCACCACCACCACCCATGCCTGCACCAGCAGTGGGCGTTCCACCGCCACCACCACCACCACCTACTACTAATAATTCTACAAATCCGTCAAACTGTGGAGTAAATGTAGATGCACCAACAGTGCTAAATGTGTGAATTTTATATCCACTATTATAAGCAATTGAACCGCCAGTAGCATTATTAAGGGTAGCTCCATTTTGAGCACCACTAAAAGTTGTCCATTGTTTATTATCTAAAACTTCTGCTTTTTTAGTTTCACTGTTAAATCTTACTCGACCCTCGCCGCCAGTGCCGCTAGATTTATATCGTACTACAACAATTCCAGAGCCACCAGCGCCACTATTAACTCCAGTTCCAGTGTATGCGCCACCGGCGCCACCACCACCACCAGTATTAGCAGTTCCAGCAATACCATCATATGAGTTTGTTAGTGTAGGATTTTGTGCTGAACCAGCTCGACCACCGCCACCTTGACCGCCTAATCCAGGATAACCAGCGGGAGATTCTCCACCGCCACCGCCACCACCAGCATACCAAGTTGGTGTTCCTGTAATGGAAATACACATACCTTCGCCACCGTTGCCGTTAGTTGTAGAAGAAGCATCTCTTCCACGCTGGCCTGCGCCACCACCACCTGCGCCGCAATAGTTTCCACTTCCTGGATATGTATAGCTGTCTCCGCCAAAATTTCCTTGACCGTTTGTGCCAGATGCGCCTGAGCCTGGTGAAGCATTGCCTAAACCAGCGCCACCACCTGATCCACCAGAAGTGGGAGCCTTGCCATTCCATGCGCCACCACCGCCGCCACCGATGGCTGTTAGTGCTCCAAAAACACTATTACCCCCATTATTGCCAACAACAGAATTACCTACTGATGCTCCGCCAGCACCCACTGTTACAGTGATTGATGCCCCAACGGTTACAGGATAATCAGTTCTATGAATTAATCCGCCTGCGCCTCCGCCCCCAGCGCCTCCATTACCACCACCACCGCTGCCGCCTCCAGCAACTACTAATACTTCAACTTCACTAATGCCTGCAGGTACAGTCCATGATGTAGTGCCTACAGATGTAAATTGCACCACAGTGTATTGAGGATTCGTTGTTCGTTGTGCCGTTGTTCCTACTGGCAATTGCAGAAATCCAGACCCTGTAACTGTTAAATTTTTAAATTGTGATGTCATTTTTTATTAAAGTCCGTATCTTGTTTGTAGTACAGCAAAGTTTGCCATGCGTTCTGTGTCAGTCAATGCTCTATTGTACATGGCAAAGTAATATACTCTTCCTGGCCAGCCTAATCCAATAATAGCAGGATCTTTTCTATTCCAAATTGCCGTATCTGCTACTCCTCCGCCCTGACTGTCGGCTACGTTGACACCATTTCTAAACACTTGCCTATATGGAAGTTGATCTGTTCTAGTACGCCAAGCAGAATGCCTAACAGCTCCAACAAAGTCTCTATCACTATTTGGATAAACTGTACGACTGTTTATATCACAGCATCCGTGAACATCGTAATATATAGCATTTCCACCATAGACAAAGTGGCATGCTAGTCTTGATGAGGTGTATGGGTAATTTTTAGGAGTACAAGAAAAATGATAAAACCAATTAGTTTGCCCATTATTGACATATGTCACAGATTCAATGTAATGTTCTTGATCTAGATCCAAGGTGTCACAAGGCGGGCCATAAAATGCAGCATTATTAAACCCATTGGTCCAATTTGATCCAGGCAAATTAAAATAACTGCCTGTGCCTGCACTAACCCACGGAGCTTGTGATGCATTAATATAGAAGTGCCTATTGTTACCACTTATGTCATACCAAATATTGCCAAACCCCGGGTAACTTCTTCTGTCTCCTGCGTCTAATAAAAATACTAGCCCGTCAGTAGTCCACCCAGCTTGTGTATTCCCTGAGTTACGTGTTCCAGAAAATGTTTCTATCTTTTTATTTGTAGTGCTGTATCTAATATCGCCTTCTACTGAAGATTTCCAAGAAATAATTACGATTCCAGAGCCGCCATTTCCTGCAGGCCCAGATGAATTATCACCACTTCCGCCGCCGCCGCCACCTAAGCCGTTGCCGCCATTAAATCCTATAGCAAGTTGTGAACCCGTTTGATCAGCAACACTGTCGCCACCACCACCAGCGCCGCCGCTTCCTTTGTATACTGTGCCGCCGCCTGTTGATTGAATTGCGCCAGCGCCACCTCCACCGTAATATGCAGTAATCCCGCTTATGCTGTAGGCAACACCATTGCCGCCGTTGCCGCCGTATGATACTTGTCCAGCTTGGCCAACTGCACCAGCTCCGCCACCACCGCCGCCTGACCATGTATTTCCAGCGCCGCTTGTACCTGATCTACCATTGCCACCTGCACTACCCTGACCAACTGTACCTGAGCCGCCTGTGCCATTATATGTGCCACCACCGCCTGAGCCGCCACTATTGCCATTTCTCCAGCTAACAGTAGCATTTTCGTTCCCGCCAAATCCACCGCCAATGGCTGTTATTGTAGCAAATACCGAGTTACTACCGTTTGTAGCTTGAATAGCGTTTGTTGCGCTTCCTTGTCCACCAGCACCCACAGTGATCGAGTATGCATTGCCTGGAGTTACTGAGAAAGAAGAATTGTATACAACGCCACCTGCGCCTCCACCCCCACCAGCAGTACCTGATCCGCCTCCACCCCCACCAGCAACTACTAATACTGCAACGGATGTAACTCCGGTTGGACAAGTCCACGATTGGCCTGCACCAACAGCGTTAAACACAACTGTTGATCGTTGAGCAGTTGTACCAGTCGCAACTTTAAAATGACCAGTATCGTTTATAGTTACATTTTGAAACGAACTAGACATGTTACTCTCCCTTCAACTTACGAATTTCTTCCTTGAGAGGATCAATCTCTGCTTTTAATGTTTTGATAGCTTCAACCAAGTATGCTGTTAATTTGCTGTAGTAAATACCTTCAGCAGTGCCATCTTCTCGATGACTTACTAGATTTGGTAATACTCTATCTACTGCTTCAGCAATCAAACCAGCTTCATTATTTTTGCTACCATCTCGACGATCATATGTAACGCCTACTAAACTCATAATTGACTCTAAAGCATTTGTAATTGGATTAATATTTTCTTTAAGTACAATGCTTGAACTTTCAACAAATCCGCCACTAGTTGTTAGTACTCCGGTACTTGGCACAAAGCTAAGACCAGCACTTGAAACATATGCAGTTGTTAAACTACCAGTTGTACTGGCTGCAAGTGTTGGGTAGAATGTTGAACTACTTGATGACGCAGTTATAGTTGCACCTGCTGCCGCCCAACTCAATGTGCCGCTGCCGTTAGTTACCAGTGCATATCCTGTTGTGCCATCAGTGCTTGGTAATGTATATGTTACACTACCCGCGGCTGCTGGCACTGTAAATGTTACTGCGCCGCTTGAACTTCCTTGAATTGCAAATGTGCCTTTAATTGCCAAAGCGCCACTACTTGGATTGAAACTTAACTTAGTGCTACTTACACTTGCTGTAGTTACTGTTCCGCTTGTAGCGGTTGTGAACAATGGATAGAAAGTACTATTTGTTGTGCTGTCACTTACTGTAACGGCTGCATCAGCCCATTGCATTCCGCCCGAGGTTGTTTGTAAAAATTTACCGTTAGTACCAGCAGATCCGTTAATTGTAATCTTGCTGGTTGTTGCTACATCAATATTACCAGTTGTAGTTAGCGCACCAATTTTTAAATCGCTGTATGTAGCTGATGTAAAATCAACTGTAGTAGTTGGTTCAGGAATTACTCCTTTAAATAGCTTCCATACACCGTCATTTGCATCTCGTACAAAGCCAGTGTGTTGGTATCCGCCGTTGGTAAAGGAACTAATAAAACCAATATCAACTGTATCAGCTGGGTTGTCATCACCCATGTAAATTAACGAATCTGCAACATTATAATTTGTTGTGTTAATTGTAGTTTGTGTGCCGTTAACAGTTAAGTTACCATCAATAATTATGTTGTTACCGACTGTTAGATCATGGGTAATACGTAGATCATTTTCAACAGTTAAGTCACTATTAATCGTTACAGCTGGCGTAAATGTAATTCCAGAACTGTCAGTGCTGTCAATTGTTGTACCGTTAATATTAATAGCGTCAATCACAACACTACCAGTACCGCTTGGTGTGATAATGATATCTTCGTTGCTGTTTTTTCCGATAATGTTATTTTGGAAATAACGAATATTGCCGGTATCTACTTCACTAATATTAATAGTTGCTGGAGCCGCACCACCGCCTGTAACACTTAATGCCCCCAAGTCATCAGTAATGGTCAATGAACCAATTGTAACTGATCCAGGGCCTACGTATACGTGATTCCATCGTTTTTCTGGAGTACCCAGTGTTTGTACGTTATCATCAACTGGTACTATGTCAGTTGCTACTACTTCAAAGTAGTTTCTAACGGCTTGTTCTGTTGGCACAGCTTCGTTGCTGTTGCCACTTAGTGTGTAATCGCTTGAAAATTCGTTAACTAGTTCGCCTAACTGAGCACCAATTGATCCTAATCGTAAACTTGTAAGACCTGACAAGTCGAACGCTGACGCATTAAGTGTTGCTCGTCCAGTTGCTTGATCAACTCTAAAATAATCACCAACACGGAAATTACCGTCTTGGTCAGTACTTACGTAGAACACACGACCAGGGAATGATTCAATTACTTCATTTGCTTGACTTGACGGTTGTAAAGGAGCTCCTGGATAATTAGTACTAATACGGTCGCCAGTACCAATACTTAAGAAATCATGACCAGTTAATCTACTTTGACTGTAATTGTATCTAACTGTTACTGCGGCGTTGTTTGCACTTGGTGTTGCTTTTTCGTTAGCAAGAACCAGTGTCATAATACTAGTTGAGTTTACATATGTTCCACTAACGCTTTGAATAATATAACTGGTTGAATCGCCTGCAATTTGTAAACTTGCACCAGGTTTTGGTTCTGCACTAAACCCATCTATAACAAGTACAAATCCGTGTTGTCCTTCAACTCCGCCTGTAGCAATGTCTGCGCTAACGCCTGCACCATTACTGATAGTATCCGTATCTAAGAAAGTGCCACTAGTGATACTGTAGTAAATTTTACCAACAGCAGTTTGTACGTTAGTAATTTGTCCAATTGCTCCACTTACTGATCCAGTAATAGTGTTACCCACAGTAAATTCGCCACCAGTTAATGATAATTCATCATAGGTAATTTGTTCGCCATACAATGCACCAGTTAGCGGAGTTTCCGCCGCGTCAAATCCACGACTTATTACACCATATGTACCGTATGAGTTGTTGCCTGATAAAGAACGAATCTTTCCACCACCTGTTGTGGTATAACCAAACCAACAGTAATATGTAAAACACGAAACAATTTCAGCTTTACCTTGTCCGTTAACCCAATATCCCACACCGTCACTACAAACAACAGTATAAGCATGGAATACCATAGACTTATAACCGCTAGCATGTTCGTCGCCATCAACAACTGCACCAATGGCGTTGTCCCCAAACGCCGCACATTCTAAAATGTAGGGTGACTTATTTAAAATTGGACTGTCAGGATCAAATGCAACATAAACACCTTTGATTGTTGCACTGGTAATGTCTTCTGGTGCTGAAAGATTTGCTTGGAATCCTGTCATACCACCAAAATACATTTTGTGTAGCATCGACCCGTCGCCTACCATCCACATAGTACCTTCGCTATAATCACTAGCTAAGGTCACTGACTCGCCATTTACTATTTGACTACTGAAGCCAACAGTTAGTGTTGTGTACCCAGCAATTGGAGTATCAATGGCAATAGCAGTAATAGTTACAGTACCACTAATGCTTGTACCAGTCACAGTTGCACCAACTTGCCAATCATGGCCAGTTGTGTTTGCATCTTCAATTACGATTGTTGTTGAAGTCGTAGCTCCAAGGGTTGCAGTTACATCACTGCCTGTTGCACTGATATCTATAGGACGAACTTGAGTAGTTCTTTGACCATCACCATAAACTGAAACGCCAGCAGGAACTTTAATAGGCAGTTGTTCGTAATATGTACCTGTCTTTACAAAAATAACAGCAGGACCAACCACTGTATCACAGGCATGTTTAATAGTAGCAAATGCAAGATTTAAGTTAGTTCCGTCATTGGCATCATCGCCATCTTGACTCACGTAGTATACATTTTCAGCAGTGACTAAATTTTCCCAACTTGGAATGCCGTCTCTGACAAATAAGATCTGTCCGTCGTCTCCAATCGGTAAACGTGCATCTTCGCTTGCGCCACGATAGATAATGTCGCCTTCTGTAGTCGTAGGACTGCCGCCTTCCAACATTAGTTCAAATTTGGCGCTGTTTGCGTTCCATGTTGAACTAGTGTGTGCATCAATACACACGTATGATGATGAGCCGTATCTTACAACATCGTCTTTAACGTATGCTGTAGTAGTGGTCCACTCACCTTTCCATACGAATTTTAGTCTACCTAATTTAAAATCTGCCATTTTTTGGTCCTTGTTTCAATATTTATACTGTTGCTGGATAGCTGTATGTGCCATTGATTCTAACAATCATTTCGCCATCTTCGTTAATAAAATATAATAAATCATCTGGTCTTACTTTGTATTGACTGTAACCCATTGATTTGTTTATAATGTTATGATTTGCATCCATGTTTACTACTAGCGTGTCGTTATCAAACCCGCCAAAATCGCTTTGTGCTTCTTCATCTGCTCTTGCTTCTGGATCATCAATGACAATGGTTTCGTCATCTAGTGCCAAATTTACTTTAGTAAATGTTAAGTATCCTTCTGCATCTCTCGACAATCTATAGAAATACTTGATAGCACTTGCATCAATTGTTGAACCTATATAGTTACTCATGTTATGATCTCCAGTGCGCTAAGAATTACATCTGCGCTGTTTGCTGTATTGGAAACTACAACAAGGCTGTTGTTAGGTTCCATTACTAATTTTTGGTCTCCGCCCATTGCTGCCAGCGCGGTATTTTTAGCAATAGCAACATCTTTTACAATATAGCCTTGTGTTGAATTTTCATCAGTAAATTTAATAGATACTAAAATAGTACCTGCTGTAGTATTTGCTATGTTGATACCAATAACGGTTGCTCTAGTTGTAGGACCAGTAGTATAAACATCTACTGGAGTTGTTCCTACTCCCGTTGTCATTGTCTTTTTAAATTGATTTGCCATGTTTTATCCTAATGCAATCGCAAATGCTATTGCGTCGTCTGTTGCTGTATTACTTACCAAAGTAATTTGTTGGTCTACATAAGTTTTTGTTGGTAAATCTGGAGCAATAATTGTTGGGAAAATAACAATGTTAACTCTGTCATCCAGTGACGGAGTTTCATCAACAAACGTTACCTCAGTGCCATTTATGCTGTAAACTTCTGTATCTTGATATACACTGTTTACAAACACCATTATACATTCTTCGTTAGGTATTTGGAACTGCGTATCAAATGTATCACTCACACCGTCAGCAGTAAAGTTAACAGTGTGTACTGATGTAACTGCCGGCATACTTAAGAATCTAACATCAATTCTATCAGATTGTTCTGGAGCAACTACTGTACTTGTGTCATCGATGAATCTTAAAATGCTGCCATCAACTGTATAAGCAATATTAGGCTCTTGAACAACACCATTAATCGCAACCATAATTGCGGCTGCACTTAATGGTACTTGTGATAATGTAAATTCAAAGTCTGTACCGTTGGCAAGGAAGCCTTGGTATGTTGGAGCTGTTCCTGAGCCAAAGCCCATTGAACGCCAAGATCCTTCTGCATATCCTTCAAACGCTAAGTCAGTTGTGTTAAATCGTACAGTGCCTTCTTGCGGAGTTACTGGACGTTCTGCTGTTGTACCTGTTGGGATGGCTGCTTCTGCACCAGTGTTAAACTTAATAACACCGTCAACATAAGCAACTGCGCCGCTATCTATAGTTCTTACAATTTTACTTGCATCAGTAAATGTAACTTTATTAATGCTTTCGCTATTAAGTTTTATACTAGCAACATGTAAGTCTTGATAATTTGTAATTGCAACATTACCACGAACTGTACCTTGCTCAATTGTAGATACAAGTGCAAATGCATCTGCACTTTCGTCCCATATAAATGCCTTATTGATGTCGCTACCGCGCTCAATAATTAAACCGCTGTCGTAAGTATTAGCACCATATTGCGAACTATTTAAAGTCAATAACGGATCTGTAGCAAACACGTTACCAGTATCACCTGGACTACCTGAACCGTCAAGTATAACTCGTCCAGAGCCGCTAGCACGAATAATAAGATCTTCATCACTGACGGTGTTTTCAATAACATTTCCGCTAATGCGTACTTTGCCACTTACTAATAACTCGTCAATCTCTGTGTAATTTAATGTAGTATTGCCGGTAACATCTAATGTACCAGTAATTTCTTCGTTACCAGTAACTGTTAATAGTGTACCGTTGAATGTTAAGTTAGCTGAATCTTCTAATTCACCATTAACACCTGCTAGTACAACTCGACCAGCAGTTAAATCTTCAACATTGGCGCTGGCAAGTGTAGCTTGTCCGCTAGTGTCTAATGTGTTTAGGTAAGTTGCTGTGTTAACAGTTAAGTTGTTTTCAATTTCTACGTTGTTAGTAGGAACATATACTCTGCCAGTAGCATGAGCACGTAATTCTAAATCACTATTTGAAACTGTTGTTTCAATATAATTATTTTGTAAACGTACATTGTTGTCAACTGTTAATCCGTTGTTGCTAATAGTAACACGTTCAACAGAATCTAATGTGCTACCTGGAGTTTCTCCGGCAACACCTGTGAAGAATCTAATGATATCTTCGTTATTGCCCGCTGTTTCAAATGTAATTAATGTGTCGCCGTTAGCGTCTGCACTTGACCCGCCACTAATACCTGTGAATACAACACCGTTCCAAGCTTCAATATTATTTGTTTGACTATTGTAACGAATGAAACCAGCTTCACCAGTTGCAGGGCGCTCAAATGTATTACCTGCAGGAATTCTGACAGCGCCAGTACCACTAATATATACAATGCCACTGCCGCTTGGATCTAATACTAAGTCTGCATTTGATTCAGTTGTGCTGATAACATTGGTATCAATTCTAATACTATCAATGTTAGCTTCACCTGAATTTAATGTTGTTATATTGCCTATAGGAACAGTTATACTTGTGCCAACTATAACTGTTCCAGTTACAGTTTCGTTGCCGGTTACAGTTAATGTTGTGCCGTTGTAGGTAAAGTTTGCACTGTCAGCTAATGTTTGGTCTGCGCCGGCAAAAGTAACACGACCAGTAGTTAGTTGTTCAACTTTTACATTACTCTTAAAGTTTGCATAACTATTAACAATTAATTGATTTGTACTTAGTTGACCAAAACTGTTGTATGTTAAGTCAGCGTTGTCAACTAAACGCCCATTTACACCAGCAAGTACAAGACGAGTCGCTGTTAAATCACTTACTTCTGCTTGTGCTAGTGTGCTTAGGCCAGTTGCTTCAAATGTTCCAGTAACTTTACTGTTGGCTAGTAGTTCAATTGTCCCAGTACCGACAGTATCTAATTCTAAATTGCTGTTGCTTGCAGTAGTTTCAATTCTATTGCCAGCAATACGAATATCATCTGTAATTATTGGACCACCAACAATATCACCAGTAACAATTAAATTTTGTGTTACTGTCAAGTTGCCTTGCTGTGTAGTATCTCCAGTAACTGTTAAGTTACCTGTTATATCAACAGTGTCGTTAAATGTGCTTGGAGCATTAACTGTTAGTGTGTCATTAATTGTAACAACATCTAAAATAGTATTGCCGTTTACTGTTAATGCCTGACTAAATGTTACATCATTTTGCGGTACTAGTATTGTTCCAGTACCATTTGCTCGTAATTCTAAATCTGCATTTGATACTTTTGTTGTGATAACATTATCGTTAATGTTGATAACATTGTTATCAAACTCGGCAGCATTTACAATGCGCCATTGTTTATCACTTGCACCTAAATCATATAAGTTACTTGCGTTTGGAATTAAATCGCTGGTAAAATCCGCTTGTACTGTAACAGTATCAAGAGTTGTATCACCAATACGAATGTTTCCGCCCAATGTGATATCGCCGGTAACATCTAAGTTACCAACAATGTTTGTATTGGATGTTAAGTTAATAGTGCCAGTACCAGCGGCATCTAAGTATAAATTTGTATTAGAATCAATTGTGCGAATAACAGAATAATCACCGTCGCCGTCAATTAAAATGTTATTAAAGTTTACAGTTTCACCACTAAATGACAATGAACCACTACTGCCTAACGTTAGTAAGTTACTGATAATAACACTACCAGTTCCGTTAGCATTTAAATATAGGTCACTGTTTAGTAAAGTTGTTTCAATTGTTGAACCTGATACAGAAACATCACCAATAAGTGCATTGTTAGTGTTTAGTTGATTCCAACGTTTGCCTGCAATACCTAAATCGTAAAGGTCGGTAGTATCAGGTACAAGATTACTGATAAATTCAGCTTTGACTTCAACAGTATCTGCATCAGTAGTGCCAAGTGTTGTGTTTCCAGTTACATCAAACGTGCCTGATACTCTTGAATTTGTTAATAATTCAATTGAGCCAGTACCAACAGTATCTAATTCTAAATTGCTGTTGCTTGCTGTGGTCTTAATTGTATTGCCATCAATACGGATATCGTCTGTAATTAATGGTCCACCGACAATGTCTCCGGTAACAATTAAGTTTCCGCTTACAGAAACATTACCTGTATTTGTTGTATCACCGTTTACAACTACTGCACCTGTAACAGTCAGCGTACTATTAACATCTACGGTGTTATTAAATGTACTTGAAGCATTAACAGTCAATGCGTCATTGACTACTGTAGTGTTTAGAGTAGTTGTGCCTGTTACATCTAAGTTTTGTGAGAATGTAACATCGTTTGATGGTACAATAATATTGCCAGTGCCGTTAGCACGTAGTTCTAAATCAGCATTAGATACAGTTGTCTTAATTGTGTTATCATTGATATTGATAACGTTATTGTCAAACTCACTAGCATAAAGTGTACGCCATGCTTTGTTAGCACGACCAATATCATATGTATTACTTTCGTTAGGGAACAAGTCGCTGGTAAAATCAGCAACGACTGTTACCGTATCAACGTCTTGATTACCAATTCGTATGTTACCGCCTAACGTAATATCACCGTCAACATCTAAGTCGCCAGTAATATGTTGATCGCCAGTAACAGTTAGGGTAGTACCATCAAATGTTAAGTTAGCTGAATCTTCTAATTCACCAGCAGTACCAGCTAATACAACACGTCCACTGGTTAAATCTTCAATGTTAGCACTTGCGAGTGTAGCTTGAACGCTTACATCCAAGTTGCCAACGATATCTTGATCGCCAGTAATTGTTAATGTAGTACCGTCAAATGTTAAGTTTGTCGAGTCTTCTAATGCACCATTGGTGCCAGCTAATACAACACGCCCACTTGTTAAGTTAGAGTTTAATAAACTATCAACTTCTAAAGTTCCAAGTTTTAAAGTAGCATAGGTTGCTTGAGCAAAGTTTATTGTTAAACTAGGCTCGTCTATAACACCTTCAAATAGTTTCCATTTGCCGTCAGTTGCGTCACGTACAAAACCAGAGTGTTGGTATGTACCGTCATCAAAACTTGCTACAAAGCCAAGATCAATAACGTCTGATTGATTGTCTTCACCAATATAAATTAACCCGTCGTTGACACTGAACGAGTCAGAATTAATTATTGTTTCTGTACCTAATACTGTTAGATTGCCTTCAACTAGAATATTCTCAGTTGTTATTTGGTTTCTAACGTATAGATTGTTTTCAACACTGGCGTCACTGCTAAATGTAACCAGCGGTGTAAATGTAATTCCAGAACTATCAGCAGAATCTACTGTCGTTCCTGTAATTGTTATACCGTTTATAGTGCTAGTTGTTCCGCCTGTTACTGAAATGTTTCCAGTAACTGTTAATGTAGTACCGTCAAATGTTAAGTTAGATGAATCTTCTAATTCACCACTTGTACCGGCTAATACAATACGTCCGCTAGTTAAGTCTTCAACGTTGGCACTTGCCAATGTAGCTTGACTACTTACATCAAATGTTCCTGTAACGTTTGTATTTGCCAATAACTCGACAGTGCCAGTGCCAACAGTATTAATTTCAAAGTTACTGTTGCTTGCTGTTGTTTCAATACGATTGCCAACAATTTGAATGTCATCTGTACGTAATGGTCCGCCAACAATGTCGCCGGTAACTGTTAGTGTTCCAGCAATGTTAACATTGTTATTTGCTGTTACCACACCAGTTAATAAACTGGTTCCGTTTACAACTACGTTGCCTAATGTTGCTGTACCTGTAACAGTTTCATCACCAGTAACTGTTAATGTTGATCCATCAAATGTTAAGTTAGTTGAGTCTTCTAATTCGCCACTAACACCTGCTAGTACTACTCGACCACTTGTTAAATCTTCAACATTGGCACTTGCCAATGTTGCTTGACTGCTGACATCAAACGTGCCTGTGATGTTTGTATTTGCTAATAACTCAATGCTGCCAGTACCAACAGTATTAATTTCAAAATTGCTGTTGCTTACAGTTGTTTCAATACGATTGCCGACAATTTGAATGTCGTCAGTGCGTAGTGGTCCACCAACAATGTCACCAGTTACTGTTAATGTTCCGCCAATAGTTAAATTGTTACTAGCAGTTACTGGTCCAGTTAGCGTTGTTGTGCCATTAACTTGTAGATTGCCTAAAGTTGCTGATCCACTTACACCTAATGTGCCGCCCACATTTAAGTTTTCAGCAATACCTGCGCCGCCAGCGACAGTTAATGCTCCAGTTGTAGACGAAGTAGAAGTTGTTGTATATTTGACCGCTACATTAGTAGTAGTAAATAATGCTCCCTGAGTTGTCCAATTAAGTCCACCTGGTGCTATTTGAAGTTGATTATTTTCACTGTATATGGTGTTGTTTGCGGCACCGCCTTGTATCCATACACGATTACCTGTGGTACCAAAAGAAGCAACTGATCCGCTTGCGCCTGTTGCAAATGTAACTTGACCAGTTGAAGATATATTTGTAGCAGTTACCTTATTGCTTACACCTAAATCACCAATTACGTTTGAGTTGGCTAGTAATTCAATTGTACCAGTACCAACAGTATTAATTTCAAAATTGCTATTTGAACTAGTAGTCTCAATGCGATTGCCAACAATTTGAATGTCGTCAGTACGTAGTGGTCCACCTATGATATCACCAGTTACTGTTAATGTTCCGCCAATAGTTATATTGCCAGGCATCGTAATTGCGCCTGTTGGCCCAACAGTTAATGAGTTGTTGATAACAACTGAACCAGTGCCGTTACCGTTTAAATTTAAATCGGTATTAGTAACGCTAGTTGTTACTGTATTGTTGGATAGGTATAAATCACCTATCTCTAAAAATTTAAAATTACCGTTTAACCAACGTTGTCCAGTACCACCTAGTATATAAGTGTCTGTGATATTTGGCATGATATTACTGTTAATATCTGCCGCAAATACTACGTTGTCGGTATTGTTATCACCTAACTGTAATGATCCGTCTGCTGTGATAGATCCAGTGGCGTGTAAGTTGCCGTTAATTAAAACGTCATTGTTAATTGTTACTTTGTCTAAGTTTGTGGCTGCATTTAAAATTAAATCGCCAATTTGACTGCTAATAGTATTGTCATTGATAAAAATTTCATCAATGTCTAGCGAGCCACCTAATAGAGTTGTTGCACGAGCTGTGCCAGTAATGTCTAGGGTGTATGCAGGGTTAGAGTTCTTAATACCAATTCTGTGATTGGCAGAGTTCGGATCTGTAACCTTAAGATATAGTAGATCGTCCTCAAAGCGTAAATTAACTCCATCTCGAGTTAAATTTTCCTTTAAGAGCGGACCTGAAATGCGACCAATGGCCATACTCTCTCCTCATACACCGAGTTGCACGGATAACCAAATTTTCAGCTTGCGCTCTTTGCTGGTTTACACAGTTTAATTGCCCAGCCAACTTTGGCATGTGCTAGTGTATTTACCAAAAATTTAAATAATGGGGAGTTACTGGTCGAATCCGTGTAGCACAGTGAGTTCCTTACCAAGAGGTAATGGAGAACTGAGTACAAGGTACCATCCTGCGGCATAAGGAGCGTTAGGTCCTGAGCTAGGATTTTGTACTAACGTATAGTTAGTTGTGGAAATTTGCATAACGTTTTCAACTAAAACAATTACTGCGTCTGCGCTGATAGGAACTGGACTTAATAATCCAAATGTTGTTTCAACATCGTCTCCTGGTCCAAACGTTTGTTTAGTAATTGTAGTAGCTTCTTTAAATCTAATGCTTCTCCAACTACTGTTTTGATAAGCTTCTAATTGATTATCAGTTGTGTTGTATCTAATATGTCCGTTCACTGGTGTGGCTGGACGATCTGTAGTGTTATTGCCTTTAGGAATCAATAGCGAATTTCGTGTGTCCATTAGAACTTGCCCGTTGATATCAACGGCTAAGCTATCGTCTTCGATATTCTTTCTTGATAAGTTTTGTTTTTTTAGAAACTTCATATTAACTTACTTGTAAAGTACAGAATGTTACATTTAGTCTGCTGTTATCACTCGCAACTGCACTGATAAAATCTTGTGAACCTAAAATAATCTTTTCACTATCAAACGTTAGTGTTTCGCCTGCAGGAACTAGCAAGTCTTTGATAATTCTATTTGTATCGCTAGCAGTTCCACCACTAGGCACTAAGTTAAGTGAAGACAATGTGACATCTGATCCGCTATAGTTACAGAAAAACATAGTAGTCACAGCAAATTCCTGTCCCGATGGAACAGTATAAACTGCCGTTGGTGTAGTTGTAACTAATGTATTAGAAATTGCCATTTTTTATCCTTAAAACAATAATGAGTATAACAATGCTTTTTTACTGCTTATTAACTCACCGTTTGTTGTTGTATTTACAAATTTAATTCCAGTGCCGCCAGTTCCAATAGTTGCACTGCTATAAATTTTATTTTGTCCTGCTGAGCTTGATGGTGCAGATCCTTGATTTGCTAATGATAATGTATCATTAATATATACTAGTCCAGTCCCGTTTCCGCTTAATGACAAATTAGTGTCAGTAAGAGTAGTTGTAATAGTATTTGATGCTAACTCAAGATCCCCTACAGTAAAAGTGCCAATGACTGCTAATCCTGTACTTGTTACTTCAGCTCTTGTAGTTCCATCAACTTCGATAGTTACTTTACTAGTGGCGTCACCTGCATCAGTGTCATATGATCTTGCTCCAGTATTGTATGGAGTTGATGTACCGCTGTTAAATCTATAAAATCTATCAACTAATGCCACACCTGATGAAGCCGCTACGTAGTCGTTTATCCATTTTTTATTTGGAATATCGTCGTCATCTGTAACTCTTAATTCATAATCTGGAACTTGACTTACACTAATGACTCCGCTGCCTGTAACACCGGTATTGATCGCAAGATCGCCACCGCCAGTTTGTAAACTATTAAATTTCAAACCTATTAAGTTTCCAACAGCATCTACAAATGTAAATGCACCTGCTCGAGTTACACCTGTTGGACTAGTATGCGATAAACTTTCATCAAATAAGAAACTAGCATCTGATACTGTTCCTCTTTCAATAGTAAATCCAGAAGTAACAAGCGATACTCCTGAACTCTGCTCACCTACATTTAAGTATATAATATTGTCTTTGACAGCCAAAGTTTCAGAGTCAACTGTAGTACTGTTACCTAATACAGTTAAATCACCAGTAACGATTACACGACCAATTTGATTGCCCGTGTCTAATGTTATGGTACCGTTTTGTTGGGTGACTACTTTGTAATCACCGTCTTGGACTCTGACTACTTTTGACATATTAGATAGCTGTTAGTACGATATAGTTAGCTGATGAATCATCAGTGACTGCCCACTGATATCTATTGTTGCTGAAATCTCTGCAAGTTCTGTTATACATCTTAGCGATTCTAACAGAAGTACCACCGCCAGTACTTAGATAACCTACGATGGACATTTCATTAGCACCTAATGCGCCGGCAGCTTTGTCTACTAGGATACATACACCTTCGTTACCTGTTCCGTTGGCAGCATCGTTTACTTTGAATGTACGAACTGATCTCTGTGACAATATGATACCTTGTGCTGATTCTGCGTTAGAACCTACTTGGCAGTTAATTGTAATGTTGTTACCTTCGGTTCCTACTGAACCTGCAGTTAAACCGAAATATCTTTTATTAATTGGGCGTCCCATTTGTTTCTCCTTAATGATTGACGTTCTAGGTCTACGCGGTGGGTAACCGCATAAGTCTTGCTTTATGCAAGTTCTAGACAAAGTATTTATCGAACTTGTTAAAGTGTATAGCCGTAAAAAAGCACCCCGAAGGGTGCTTAGTCTTTATTCTAGTAATTAGATTACTTGAATGATAGTTTGCTTGTAGTAACTGTAACTGTACCTAAGTAGTCAGCCGCGTTACCAAGAGAACTTGCTGTGTTTGACAACTCAACATAACCATAACGTGTCATGAATGATACGACTGGTTCGAATGTTGATGGATCAAGAACAACACCACTGCTCATCAATGGAATGTATGGGCAATAGAATGCTGCGGCGTCGCTTTCGCTTGTGCCTTTGTAACCAACAAGCACTTTATTACCAGCGTCTGTTGAATCAGCAGAATATGTGTTAACATAAACTTTCATTGCACCGTTCAATGTACCAACTAACTTAGTGTTTGTTGGAGCTTCGAAAGTACCTTCTGTTGTACGAGCAAATGCGCTAGTAGTTGCAGACTGAAGAACAGTCAACATTGTTGGTGATACAACACACCAGTTACCAGCACCACGACGTGTACGCTGGGCGATACGGTTTGCAACACGGTTGATCTGAACGGCCAATGCGGCATGTTCGTCACCAACGAATGTAGCAGTACCACTTACTGCGCTTTGGTCGAATGATTCTGTATTGCTTGAACCAGCTAAAGTTGTCAATGAAGAGATAATCTCTTGATCGATTTCAGCTGTAATTTCTTGCGCTAAAGCAGCCATGATTTCTGCTTCGATGTCAATGCCTTGTTGGGCTTGTGCATCTTGAGCAGCTTCAAACGTCCAGCGAGCTGACAATTTACGTGTCTTAGCTTCAACTGTCTGTTTCAAGATCTGAATGCTTAAACGCTTACCAGCTGCGCCTTCTAGGGCGGCAGTTGAAGCAGCCTTACCAGTACCAGCGGCACCAGAATAGCTTTCTGCGATCTTGAATGGGCTTAGTGCCTCTTCACCAGCTGTTGCATCTCCTGTACCACTTCCGTTTGTATCGCTGTAGCGAACACGTAGAGTATGGATTTGACCAACTGGGCCAGTCATTGGTTGTACACCAACTAACTCGTTAGCGATAACGGTTGGCATAACGCGACGGATCACTGGAAGGATCACGCGATTTAAAGTTGCGACGTTGCCGGCAGAAGTGGCACCTGTGCTTGCAGATTCTGACAAGTACTTACGAGTATTCTCGAGAGTAGCTGACATTACTGAACGCTTAGTACCTTGTAGGCCTTCTAGAAGTGCCTCTTTGGTCTCTGCCCAACGGCCGTGTAGTAGTTCTGACATTTAAATTCTCCTTAAATTTTTAGTCCTGCGAGCCTGCGGATGTCAATAACCTGACCATCTCGCTCGCTGCTACGATTGCTGTTGGAAATTTCTTTATTTCCTGTTATTTCTTTTGCCTCTAAAAGTGCCTGTTTCTTCTGCGGAGCATTGCCTTCTATTACAGCTGGCAAATACTTGTTAAAACTTTCAACTAAACGATGTGTTTGCACACTCTCTAATAGTTCACCCATAATGCCTTTTTGTTCAGCCGCTAGCGGTGCCAATAATTCATTCATGGTTTGTTTTCTTACCATACTCTCTTTAAGAGTATTGATTTCTGCTTCCTTGCTTTCTATGACTTTCTGTGCTGTTACTGCAACGGATTGTGCTTCAGCAATTTCAAATTCTTTCTTGTCTATGACTTTGAGCAATTTGGCAGCTTCTGATTTTTCATTAATATAACTTGTTTGAAATTCGTTGCTAAACGCTTCGAATATCTTACGACCAAAATCAGCTTTACGAGCGGCATCAATGTCTTCACGTAATTGTGTAAGTTCAGTCTTTAGACTTGACTCAACAATACCTTCCACCATTACTGCGGCACGTTGTACAAACTGAGTTTTAATCTTAGCAAGTTGTCCTTTACCTTCACGGATCAAGCGAACTTTCGTTTCGGCAAGATCTTGTTTATCTTTGTAAAATTCAGCGATTTCATTGGCTAATGCTTCTACTACAAATTCTTCTAACTTGAAGAACTTTGAAGCCATGACTTTTTGGTCTTCATGCAATTCTTTTACTTCAGAAGCTAGTTGACGTGCTACGAATTCCTTCATAACAGCGGCATCATTCTTCATCTTAACTGCATACTTGGCTTTAGCTTCGGCTAATTGAGCGCGGTCTTCGATGAACTCGGCAATCTCTGGTGCTAGTTGGTCACTAACCATACGGTCAATAGCCTCTACCATCACAGATCTGTCGTGTTCATAACGCTGACTGAACTCTTCTCTTAACGCTTGAGTAACTTGTTCTTTATTCTCGTTTACACGAGCTTCCCATGCTTCCTCGATTTGCGCCTTGATATCCTCAGAAATCACATTGTTTTCAAATAAAGATTTTAGTGCATCCAACATGTGATTCTCCTCTTATTTGGAGTTTGCTTATTATACCTAATAAGCTCTCTTTTAAATAACGCTGTGCTGCCGGGTCACCCTTTACCTCTTGCGCTATGCGTAAGGCATTATAACCACCACGACTATTCATCAGGTGTTCATAAATTGGCGTAGGATATGCTCCCGGTGCACTGGGTTGAGCTACCACATCTACTGTGATAATCTCAAAATCGCTGACTCTTCCAGTTCCGTCACCGCTGACGTTGCCTGAGCCTCGACTTGACACTCCCAACTTAACCCCACTTTCTAACATAGTTCTCACTAGTTGTCCCATGGGAGTTGGTAATATCTTAAACTTTCCGTAACCATTTGGTCCGTCCATCCACATTTCTGTAATCATGTGTGACACACGGTCCAAATTAATTTTTAGGTCATCTGGATGATCAACTTCACCTAATACAGAGTATCCGCCAGAAATTTGATCGTTCAAAGTTTTGACAGCTCGCTCAATCTCGTCCACAGGGTACACACGTTGGTTAGCATTTTTAATGCCACCTTGTATGCAGATACCCTTCATATATAGGTTCTTCCCGTCTTGTCCGTCAGACTCGACCACCATACGGGCTTGGTCGAAACTGAGGTTTTCGCGAAGATAGTTGATTTTATTCATTTTTTATTTGCCGCCAATAATGCTTTTTGCGTTAGCACCATTGTCGCCAGTGCTTTTCTTCTCTGCACCATGACCTGCTGAAACAGTTTTTAAGTGTTTCACACCTGCTTTACCACCAGGAACATTAACGTTGCCGCCATTTTGATCCTTGGTAGATGGATTTAACAAGCCGCCTTGTGTGCCGCCTTTTCCACCGTCACCACCTTTTACGATGTTGCCAGTTGTACCACCCATATCATTTTTACCAGCTACGATCGATTTCTTGTTTGCACCGTCATCGCCCATCTTAGCTGTTACTTTTTCTACATATTCACGAATAAACGCTTCATCTGTTGCTTCAGTATCTTCTTCGTCATCGCGAACTTCCATAGCTTGCATGTCTTGTGGAGCCATCATCTGTCCCATCTCTGGAACTTCGTCGTCGCCCATGTCGCCCATGTCGTCTCCGCCTTCTTCGCCGGTGTCATCACCGCCCATTAGGCTTTCAAATTCGTCACGTAATGCATCTAATGCATCTTCTAAATCTACTACGCGGTCTTGTAGACCTTCTACGTCGTTACCTGACAAGTCAACGCCGTCACCAGCATCACCGCCAAAGTCATCTCCGCCTTCCTCGCCATCATCTTCGAGGTCGCCTAGCATGTCGTCGGTGTCATCACCGCCCATTGCTGCCGCTTCGGCCGCAGCCATATCAGCTGGCTCTTCTTCAGGAACTGCTCCTGGTACTTCGCCATCTTCATTGAAATCATCTGCAAGTAATGTTTCATAAATTTCGCGTGATTTTGCAACTACGATATCATGAAATAATTCCTTGGCTTTTTGTTCGTCTTCATTAATTAAGTGCTCGAGCATTTGCTCGAATTTTGAACGGTCAGTCATGTTAAGTTCTCCTATAGGTATGAGCTGTCATAAAATATTTACACATTATGCGAAAAAACGTGCTATAATGGTGTGAATTCGAGACATTTTACCAACGTTTCATAACTTCACGTAGACTTTCATAAGTTATGTGTCGAAAGTTGGGATAATGCCAATCGGGCTCGTGGTAATTATTGTCTACTACTCGGTAATATTTAGTATTTTTATTATCGCGTATAACCATTTCAGTCTGTCTAGTCCAGTTGCCAAAGAATGTTGCAGGGTCAGATGATTTTTTATAGTTAGGTGTATCAGCAAATACATTATTAACTAAACCGTTGTCACCATGAAAGTCAAATCCAAATATATAAACTTCTTGTGGGTTGTGACTGGTTGCTAAGTGTAGTGCAGTAGGTCCGCTACTCCAACCTAGACTGGGATTAAAGTAATTAAATCCTTGAAATGTCTTGTATCTACTATTAGGATTAGTCCACACTTGGTGTCTTAATTGATACTTAGATTCTTCTATTTCCACAATCATCTTAGGATCAACAGCTATCAAGTAATCAGGTGCAAACTCTCTGTAAACAGCATTACAGGCATAGACTTTGCCGTAGGGCTTTACTTCTTCAAATTTAATATTAAGGCGGCTCTTGCCATTACCAAAGACAAAACTTCTCATATAGAGAATTTATCTTTTACGACGCTGGAGGAGGTACAGTTCCGTACATTTCATGCACAAAACCTAGTTCTTCTTCTTGTTCTAGTATATGTGCTTCGGAACTTTTACGTAGTTCATTTATTTGCTTAAGAGTCAAACGTGTCTTGCGTGTGTCACTGCGCTGTAGTTCTTCAATATCTCTTGCCGCATCAAAGCGAAAGTCATTGCTGACTCTTCGCGTTTCTGGATCTAGATAAAATAATTCTCTTAATATCATATGATTATTTATCAGGCTGCTGGTGGCGCAGCTGGAGCCGTTGGTACTGCTCCTGCCTCAGCTCCTGGTACACCTTCAGCTGGTGCAACTTCTTCTGGAGCTGTAGTATCACCTAATTCTAAATCACTGTCAATACCTGCGGCACTTATGCCTACACTACGTAATTCACCGCTAGCATCTGTGCCAGTGATAGTAGAAGTTCCCTTCTCTTCACGCCACAAGCGTTCGTTTTCTGCCATCTCTTCATCAGTAATACCTAAGAATCGTTTCATAGCAAAGCGTTTACTAATATATGGAACAGCTTGAATAGTATTAAAGGTGTTAATACGTTGTCCATCTACTTCTGCTTGACGGTATGCCGCAAAGTTTTGTGGTGGTTGGAACTTGATTTCAAACAAACTGCTGTCAATATTGACGCCTCTACTGTACAAGTAACGTTTAAATTCTTGATCAAATACACTTGTAATCAAACTTTGTAGACGCATACAGTAATTGTTAAAGCGCAATTCTTGATTGTATGCTGTACCAACACGTCCGTCATTGTATTGTGCTTGACTATCATCTGCACCAGTTGGCAAATAGCTACTTGGAATGCGTAATGCACGGAATAACTTGTTGGTAAAGTACTTCAAGTCATCAATTTCGCCTAAATTAGTACCGCCAGGTAGTGTTTCAACTTTACTACCACGACCGCCTTCTGTTTGTGGGAAGAAATAATCTTCGTTAATACTTAATGGATTGTAAGCACTGTCAATAACGTTCTGTCCACCGCCTGTTTGGCTTGGAATACGACGTTGGTGGATCTCATTCTTTACACGTTCCACGAAACTCATAGCCATGTGGCTTGGCATATTACCTACGTCAATGTAGAAAATACGTCTTTCTGGAGCACGTTGTATACGATAGATTAGAATAGCGTCTTCAAGCAGTTCTTTTTGCTTGTAAACTTTAAACACTTGTTCTAATAAACTGTTTCCAAACGGAAAATTATTATCTAAGCCTTCACTTAGACTTAGATGGATAACGTGTGCGGCATCTACAGCTAATTCGTTTTCGCCTATGCTAAATCTATCACCTGATGATTGTGGGAAAGCGCCAGTCATGCCTTTACCAAAGCCGCCGCCATTAACATAATTGCTTCCGCGATTGTTTGTGGAAATATTACTTGGCTGTATTTGTGTAGCAACTAGATGTTGAAAGTTTGGAGCTAGATCTCTAATAACGTACTGTTCAGGCTTCTTGCCTTCACTTTCATTAACAATAATCTTAACTACTTTACCTGGATCAACATAAAACCATTTGTTAGTTTCTGGATCTCTAACAAAAAATGCATCACCGTACTTGAATGTGTTACGAACTATTCTAAAAAAGCGTGTTTCAAACAGTTGTAACTTACTCCACTGCTGTAAATATTCACGCAACACACGAATTTCTGTGCTGGTTGCTTTACTTTTAAAACTTAAACTAAAGCTAGTGTTGTTTTCTTTGTTCTTTTGACTGCAAAACTCTGCTAAAATATCTAAAGCCGCATTAACTTCCGGATCCATATCCATAGTGTCATACTGCATGTATCTTTCAACACGATTTGGACTACCTGTGTAGACATCTGGCAAGTAACTGCTGTAGTTTGTTCTAGCTGGGCCAGCTTTGCTTGAATTTGATAACGAACTAACGTTACCCATTCCGCTATTAGCTGGTGCTGGTGTAAAATATTTTTTCCAACTCATTATTAAGTCCTGTCATGAGCGTTACCGCTCATTGCCTTAGTTGCTTTTACTTGCTGTGTTAGCTTACTACTCATTCCTTCGATTGAGTTATATACTTTATTCATAGTAGTATTTAAGCTAGACATGAGCTTAACCATGTCGTCTTGACTAGCTTCTTTAGTCGTTGTACCAGTTTTTCTGTCTGCTGTATCCTTAGTTTGGGCAACATCAGCTGGTTTCTTTTCTTCTGGTTTCTTTTCTTCTGCTTTCTTTTCAGCAGCCTTAGTTGCTGCCGGGATAGTGTCTGCTTGCGGCTTAGCTGTAATTTTTGGCATGCCATCTGAACCAATTGATATTGATCCCATGCTTGGCATTTGAAATTTTGGTTTTTCTTTTGGTAATGCTGAGCCTGCTTTAGCAGATAATACGTTTGAAACTTCTTTTTGTACTGCGCTAACTTCTTCAGAACTTTTAGCTATACTGCTACCTAAGTCGTCAAACGAAGAACCAAAGTCATCGCCCACATCATCAAACGATGACACTAGGTCTCCCATAGAACTATCAATAACTTTTGTTAAATTGTCTTTGGCTGACTTTAATTCTTCTGCAAGTTTCTCATGTTGCTCGTCAAGCTCTTGATCTGTACCTTCATTCCACAGTTTAGTCAAACGTTCTTGCGCGGCTTCTTTCTTTTTAATTGCTTCGTCAATGGCTGCTTGAGCTTTTTCATTAGAATTAACAGAACTTGCTCCAGGCGCCGCACTAACACTTGTTGAAATTTGTTTTGCAATGCCGCCCAAGTCAATTGATGCTGTATCTGATTTCATCTTAGGCATAGACTTGGCCATTTCTTGTACAGCACTAGCCATGCCATCAGTTTTTGCGCCCATCATAAACTTTTGCGCTTGGTCTGGTGTTAATACCATTTCACCTTTTGCTACTTTACCAATAAAGTCAGCAGGTTCAAACGGTTGTCCAGTCTTTCCTAACGTGCCTTCATCTCTTGTTGGCACGGCTTCCTTATTCATGTTGTATACTTTCATAGCATCACCAACAAAGTTTGTGGCTTTTAATGCTACGTCGCCAGCACCCTGTAGTGCGCCTCCAACTACTTTATCTGTTGCTTGAACTGCTTTATCTACACCTAACTGTGTTGCTACTGCTTCAATTTTTTCTCTAGCACTGGCTGGCGCCTTAGATGCTCCGCCCATTTGTGCTTGATTAGCCAATGCAGTACTGTATGCGCCAGCAGTATCCTTAGCAGTATCGCCTGCTCGAACACCTTGACTTGCACTTTGACTAAATTTTAATCCTGCTTTGTTAATTTCGCCTTCATTTAATGGCTTAACAACTTTGTTTGCTACTGCGGCAGCGGCATCTTGCAGTCTAGCCTGCACAGTAATCATTGCCGACGTGGCACCGTGACGTGCTTGTTGCTCGTCTTGTATTGCTTTCTTCTGTGCGCCCAATACTTTAACAGTATCTTCCATAGCAAGGCCCATTGCTTTGGCAGTTTTGGCAGCGCCGTGATAAGCGGCATCATTTGATTCAATGTTTTTCTTCATTACATCGGCTGCTGGGCCAACACCTGCCGCGGTAATGTTTAATAATGCCACGTTCTTTTGATTGGCCAAGTTACCAACTTTGGCTGTTTCCATTGATGCTTGACTAGCTTCAATGTTGCCTTTGCTCAATGCTTTGGCAGATTCTGCTGTGCCTCTGGCTGCTTCACCTAGCAGACCCATTTGCATTGCGGCTTCTTGACTGCGAACAGTTCCTGTAGCAAACATTTCTTTAAACACTTGCCCTGTGCCCATTGCTTCAGCTTGTGCTAACTGTTTTGCAAATCCTTCACGAGCTGTTTTTTCAGCTTCAGCACCTTGAGTAAGACCAATTAATCGCATCTTAGCTTCAATCTGTCCATCAGATTTAGCTTTATCCAGTGCGGCTTCTTGTTCTTTACGTGTCTTACCTGTTTGTTTAGCAATGAGATCCATCTCTGTAGCTAAGTCAGCGGCAGCTTGTGCAGTTCTAACCTGTCCTGCTACACTAGTATCTGTTGTAGACTTTTGAAATCCAATCTGACTAGCAAGAACTTCATTTAAATCTTTGCTGGTGTAACCCATTTGACGTAAATTCTCTGCAACGCCACTGTCAAAGAAAGTTTTACTAAATTCTGTAAAGGCCATTCCGCCTTTTGCAACGCTACCGCCTAATCCAGCAAAGCTCTTACCAACTTCGCCGTTATTTTTGGTCATCATACCGGAGAAATCATCAAAGCTCATGCGGGTATTAGCCGCGGCAACTTTCATTCCAATGATATCGTTGTTAAAACTATTGCCAGTTTCACTTAGTTTGTTAAATGCACCTGTACTGTCTTCAACATATTTGGTGGCTGCTTTTAATGGTTCCGTGAACTTTTTAAGTGCATCACCTGCTGGACCTGCGTCAATACCGCCACCAGATCCCCCGCGTCCTTTGTTGACTGCGTCTGCTAACTTGTCATAATCAATGTCTGCCATATTTTTCCACCAGAAAACTACGTATATAAATACCTATGTTATATTTATCGGAGTAGAATATGAACCCAAATAACCCGTTACAGAAGTATTATAGACAAGCTAGGATTTACATGGCATTACCTAGCAAGGGTTTATTTTATCCACCAGGCGCACTACAAGGTGATTACAATAATGTGCCAATTTTTGGCATGACTGGCATGGATGAAATTATCTTTAAGACACCTGATGCGCTGTTTAACGGTGAGGCTACTACAAAAGTTATCGAAAGTTGTTGCCCATACATTAAAGATGCATCAAGTATGCCCAGCACTGACGTAGATGCACTACTTGTTGGTATTAGAATTGCTACTTATGGCAATGAAATGGAACTTGTTCACACTTGTCCTAACTGTAGTACTGAAAATGATTTTGTTGTTAACTTGCAAACCATATTAGATTACTTTGGTAGTTTAACATTTGACGGTAAAATTAAGATTGACGAGTTGACTATTAATATTAGACCACTGGCCTATAATGAAATAACCAAGTTCAACATGGAAAATTACAAGCTACAAAAAATGTTATATCAGTTAAGCAAGGCAGAAAACGCAGGTGATGACGATGCCATGTCTAAAATACAAGATGACATTTACAAACGCATTGCTGAAATGCAAATAGAGTTGTTTTTGACCAGTATTGAAAGTGTACAAATGGAAGACGGGTCAACAGTTGATGATGAAACTTACATTAAAGAATGGTTAGAAAATACTGAACGTCAATTCTTTAAAAAGATCAAGCAAAAGTTGGAAGCAAACAAGACCATGTGGGACATGCCTCAACAACACATTGTTTGTACTTCATGCAGTCACGAATCAGATGTTAGTATTACGCTGGATCAAGCAAATTTTTTCGACAAAAGCTGATTTACACCCCGGACTCTGAATTAGAACAGTTCATCAGAGGTTATGATACCTACGTGAGGGACATTAAGGACGAGATTTTCCGTATCAGCTGGTATATGCGAGGTGGAGTATCTAGCTATGACTTGTTTTATGTCTATAGCAGAGACGATCGAATTATAATGAATGAGATTGTCAAAGACAATATTGAATTGACTAAGAAAAGCGGCTTGCCTATCTTATAAAGTAGATCCTGCACGACTAGTGCCTTTGAATGGATCTGCAAAAGCCCCGCCTACTGCCTTGCCCATTGTACCCATTGGATCATTAGCGTCAGCAGGTGCATCAGCTTTTTGTTTGTTGAGTACAGCCGCATTGCCAGTACCAGTTGCCACTTGAGCAACTGCTTTGGCAGCACCAAACACATCTCCAGCAATTTCAGGAATAGTTCCTACACCTGTAATCATAGAACCAAATGTGTCTGTAAGCCATTTTTTACCAGCATCAGTTGTCCACCATAACAACAATGCGGCTTCTGCGCCCTTGTAAGACAGCTGGCGTGTTATAGCGGCTGCTCCAGGAGCTTTGAATTTGTGTAATATCCATGGAAGAAATTTAAAAATCTTCGTTAACATTATTTTATTACCTGCCCACATGACAACTTTGGGGCCTAGTACAGCAACAATAAATTGTCCACGAAGTGTTCTTAATTTTTCTTCGTAATCTGGAGCTTTCTTGTCCAACTCAGATACTTTTATATTGTAATTGATGATCTCTTTTACAATGTCCAATGCATAAAACAACTTCATTGTTTGACTGCCATAATGACTGGCTACTAATTCAGCAGCCTGAGCAGCCCTAGCAGATTTACTCGCAGCCTTAGTAGCGGCAGCGCCACTCCTAGTTAATGCTTTAAACCCATTAGCGATCCAACCTTCTTGAGTTTTCTGTTCTGATATAATGTCGTGGATATTCATAATAGTATATTTATCGTTTTGATGTGAGCTAACGCTCACATGTGTTTGCGTTCAGCTAAAGCTTCACTTAAACACATTTCTTTCAGTTAAAACTATTTAGATGAATTAACTGCGAAGCAGTTTAAATATTATCTAGATTGTTTAGTCACACTTGGCCCTGGCGGGCCAAAGTTTTGAACATTATCTGAGTTGCATAGTTCACTTAGCGTTATGGCATTACAGAGGCGGTCATCCTGTACCTCGAGCCATGTCTTTATATGACGGCGGTTTGTGTCGTATACGCTAACATACACACAAACGTAGGGAATACTATCCCTTCATTTAGCCTTTTGAAATTGTCTTTAAACAGCAAAACCAGTTGTACGAAGGCGTATCTGATCATCGTCCTGTTAAGGATAGTTACTGAGTACTCTTGGCGGCTAGAGTTTTCCGTCCCTCTTATTATCGAGTTGTCATAGGCGTCTGAAATTTGCCGACGCTTGCTTATTACCGCTTGTTGTGCCTTAAGATTTTAGTATATGGGAGCCGTGGACGCGAACTTGAATGTGCCCATTGTAGTAGTCGTCGCGTTCAAGAACTCGTCTTGCGAATTGTTCTCTTGCTTCAACGTATGAGCATTCAGCCTTTGATTTGCAGTAATATAGAATTTCTCTTGAGAAGTTTTCTTGGCCTAATGTGTCTATGTCTTTTTGAAGATTAGGACTACTTCCGTAGTACTCACGCCAGTCAGAATCTATCTTACTGCGTATCTTCTTTTTCTTCTTTGAGCCATTCTTTAATTTTACTGTTTTATAAGTAGTCTTTGAGAATTTGGCGAGCTTTTTGCCTATATACTTGCGTCCAGATGTGAGATTAGTTATGAGATAGACAAATCCAATACAATCTTCAGGTAATGATTCCACTATTGTATCTTGATAAGTCCATTGCATCAACTATGTATCGATGTCTGGAGCGGTGCCTGTTTGATCTTGAAGTTTCTTTTGTTTTTTAATTTCATCTAGTTCCATGCGCCACTCTCTAACGTGTTTGCGCCGTAAACTACATAGTCGCCTAATTTCGCTGAGCCAAAATCGTACTTCGATGGCGGCTCTGCGTGTGCCTCTGTTAAGCCATTTTTGATTTGCTTTAAAATAATTACTAAACGCAGTCATTAATTCTGCGTGTAGTTCTTCATCTTGTTGCATCAATTACCCTCTGACGCAGTTCGCTTGTACTAAACGAATGTCTGCGTTTATTAAAATAAAATTCCATGGGCAAATCGTGCCCAGTAAATTTTTTGTCTTTATATTCTTCGCCTAATATTCTTATATTGATTGGAAATGAAAGCAGGATATCTTGTAGTTCACGTTCACTAGCATAAGGAACAATTTGATCTACAAATTTGCAGGCTTTTAACTGTGCCCAACGTTCAAATACACCTTGTACAGGTTTGTTTTTAGTGTTGGGTCTGTCAATAGTTGGGTCTGTTTGCAAACCAACAATTAAAAACTCACATTGTTTCCTTGCTTCTTCCAGCATCATAACATGCCCAGCATGAAACAAATCAAAAGTTGAACAAGTAAATCCTATTTTCATTCTACAATCTCGATATCATTAGCATAGCTAGTAAAACCATTTTCTTTGATAACTTTTAACACATTATTAACACGGCCAATTAATTCGTCTTTGTGTGATATCAAGTAAATGTTCTTATCACGTTCACGAGCCATTTTTTTCAATACTGCAAGTGCGCCTTCAACACCACTGGCATCTAATCCATTGTCAATAAGTTCGTCAATAAACAACAAGTTGATATTTTGATATAAACTTTCCCATACATCTCGGAAACTCCAAGACAATCCTAAAATCAAGCGATTGCGTTCACCACGTGACAAGTTGTCAAAGTCTAAATCCTGTCCTAACTGTGTAATTTCCACAGTGAGGTCATTTTGGAATACAACTGTATGCGGTAACCCCATGCGGTCAAGATAATAAGTTAGACGGTTGTTCAAGTAGGCCAAATTCTGATCAATAATTTTCTTACGAATAAAACTGTCTTTGCTGGTTAGCAATTTTAACAAAAATTCTTGATGATCTTTTACTGATGTTAATTCATTAACATGATCCCATGAAATTTCCTGCATAGCAGTATGCTTCAATTCGTCAATTTGTTCTTGATAAGGGTCAGTTTCTTCAGCACGTTTTACCAACTGATTCTCTAATGTAGTCAAGTTGTTTTGATGCTTTAGTGCTTCTTCAACAGTGTCATAATATGTGTTAGGTCTGCCATTAATATCACCGATTACAGACAACTCTGCAACTACTTTAGCCAAGTCAGCAACAACCTTATCGTGATACTTGTTGGCTTCAGTTATGTTAGCATTAGCTGTGGCAGATAATTCCTCGTGTTTATGGTCATGTAGTGCTTGTTCACAAGCATGGCAAGTCTTGCTATCTAGGGCTAAGAGCTCGCTAGCGTATTTTTTTACGCTACGCTCTGCTTGTGCCATTGCACTTTCCAGAGTCGCTCGTTCTTTGTTTAAACTTTTTATCTTAGATGCTTGCTCATCGTAGACTTTTAACTTGGCATGCTGATCTAGTTCGTTATTAATGTCTACACTTTGTAGTTCATCAATAGCCGCAGTAATTTTATCTAAATCAAGTCGTTGTTGATTGTACCAAGCAGTTTGTCTAGTTATTAAGCTGTCAACACTTTGTTGAATCTTATCATTAGATTTCTTAGACGCTTCAATGTTAGCACTTTCCTGCGTAATTTCTTCTTTTGTAATACGGATCAGTTCTTTAAGTGCTTCGGACTTTTCACTTAACAGTGTAATGCCCAACAACTGCTCGATAATAACACGCTGATCATTCGCTCTCATGCTTAAGAACGGCTCAGTGTAAGTGTTGAGCGCAAGGATATGTTTGAACATGTCATGACTCATGCCCAAAAGTTCGTCTAAGTCCTTTTGAGTCTCACGCATGTCGCCCTGTGCGTCATCACTTTCGTCTGTGTCTTGCTCTACATCGTTAACATAAAATTTAAGAACATTCGGTCGACGACCACGTTCAATCCTATAACTAACTCCGTCTTTATCAAAACTCAACGTGACCAACATGCCTTTGCCATTGATCTTATTGATTAAATTATCTTTCTTAATGTTAGTCAAAGCAACACCGTACATTGCATAACTCAATGCATTAACGATTGTAGTTTTACCCGTGCCGTTACGACTGCCATTGTCATCGCCGCCTTGGTCTAAATTTTCACCCAAGACTAACGTTAAATGCTGTTTGCCGAAATCAACTGCTTGAGTTTGGTTGCCCACACTCATGAAGTTTTTTACGGTCAAATCTTTAATTTTTATCATAGGCTATTATAAATTTCCAGTAGCGTCTTTGCGCTAAATTTGTCACTTTCAATGCTTACAAGCTGATTGCTGACAATTTGGTCAACGCTTTCAAATGCTTGTACATCAATGCTAGTGTTAATCTCTACATCTTTTTTCTCAGGAATTAACGTCAATTCTCTAATATCGTAATCACCTAAGAATTTTTCTTTAATAAAACTTGCTTCTTCATAACTGATGTCAATGTCTAGTGTAACACGAAGATGTTGCTTGGGCAAGATTAATGTTTCCGCTTCGTCGATCAGTTGGCTTAATTTTACAGTACGGAACGTGGGTTGTCCAGGCCAGCTGTGATATTCTGGCTCACCGTCCCACTCTAAAATCATCATGCCACGTTCATCATCCCATGCATCTGCATAGTTGTGCGGAAATGCATTGCCAATATAAATCATATTGTCTTTTTGTTGACGCTTGTGAAAGTGTCCGCTAAATCCAAGTTCATAAGATTTGAAAGCATCTGCTTTGAGTTCACCATGATCTGGCATCTGCACCATAGCATTCATAAAAAAGCTAGGCAATTCAAAATGCCCAAAGATATACTTGCCGCCTTTTTTGCCTATTGTTTTCCACTCATCACCTACCAGCCACGGACAGAGAGTAACCTGACCAATAGTAGTGGGCTCATGAACAACAGTAATCCCAGGAATATACTTTCCGAACTCGACGGAATGAATATCCCGTTTATCTTTGTAATATAAATCATGATTGCCAGGGAAAAAGTAAAATTGATCGAAAGCCTTACCCAGCTTTTCCAAGGCCCTAAGACTATAGTCCATAGTAGTGATATTAAGACTATTGCGATTGTGATGCCAATCCCCCATAAATATTCCAGTATCACACCCTTCCTCCTTTGCTTTTGCAATGTACCAGTCAATGAATTCTTCACAATCTTTATTGTGAACACTGCTGTTAGATTTTAAACCAAAATGTATGTCTGTAAAACAGGCAACTTTCTTAAAAAGATTACTCATGCGGTGTACTCTCGTCAAAACGTTTTATAGCGGCGGCATGCTCTCCGGCGCCAGTCCTACTGTAACTTGGATTCATGCCATTCATTTCCAGCATGTCGTCTCTAATGTTTTGGTTACGTTTTTCAATGTTGATAATGCGTACAAAACTATTAGTAACTGCCGCTGTAAAGTAGGCAAACGGATTATTACTTTTTGCCTCATTGAATTGCAAGCCAATTTGAGTTAATTGTAAAATTGCCTGCGCTCGCATTTCATCGTTGTATGTGTAGCCACGAACGTTGCCCCTAGTAGCATATCGTTCACACAGCTTAATATACATTCGAGCCAATTTATCTGTAATTTGACCGTGGTCTTTGTTGAATTTGCCCTTAGCAACAGTGCCCTGCCAATGGCTCTTTCCCACACAGATAAGTTCGTCATTCTCATCAAATTTCCAGTGTTGAAACGGCGGAAAGTTGACCTTATCTCTATGATCTGCTAGGCTTTTTGGATTCTTTTTGCGTGTGCTGTTAAGCGGAATATGGTCAAACGTCATAATTCTAAAGACCAAATCCAACTTAGTGATCTTTTTGTAGTCTACTTCACAGTCGGCTTGTTTGACTTTTTCGCCTTCTCTTTTGCGTCTTGCATACTCGGCATCGCCGATGCGTTTGGCTTGATTACGTTTGGCTTCTGCAATAGTGCGTATGTTAATTTTATCTACACTTGGCAAAATTAAATCATATTGGTGATATTCTGGCTGTGTGTAGCTTGAGTAAGTATTTTTGGACTTGTGTATCTCTTCCAGTAAGTCTTTGTTGTTTAAGTAATTTACTTTCGTTGTTGTTGTAATTGTCATCGATTGGGTCCTATATAGTAATATTATAAACTACGCACATAATTTTGTCAACTAAATATAGACATAGGAGATAGAAAATGGCAGATTTTAATGTAGCAGGTGCTGTGTCAGGTGTTCAATCTGCGTTAGGTACTGCGGCCGGAGTGTTGAATACTGCGGCTAACCTAGGTGCGGCGCTTAACAGTAATTTATCGAATCCAGCCAGACTACTCAGCTCAATTCGAAGTATTAACTTACCTGTGGGCGGAGAAGCAATTGGATCAATTATCAATGCAGCCGCATCATTTGGCGGTACTGATAATACAGATGACTGGAGAGCAAGACTAAGCATGCCAACTGGCAGTTTCTTTGATAGAAGTCCTATTTTACAGCCACTAATTAATGCAGGCGGATTAATTTTTCCATACACTCCTACTATCTCAATTAACAGCACTGCTACTTACGGAGAGATTCCAGTAACACATCAGAACTATCAATTCCAAGCATATCAAAATAGCAGAGTAAGTGACATTCAAATTACTGGCGAGTTCAACGTTGAAGATGCTGTGCAGGCAAAATACTGGATTGCCGCAGTACACTTTTTAAGATCAGTGACAAAAATGTTTACAGGTGATACAGCGTTCCAAGGTAATCCTCCTCCAATCTTAAATTTTAGTGCTTACGGTGATCATGTGTTTAGAAACGTGCCCGTAGTTGTAAAAAGTTTTAGCATGACACTGCCTAAAGATGTACAGTATATCAGTACAAACGTAGCAGGTGGCGGCGGCGGCCTTAATGACATTTCACAAACTGCTGGACAACTAGCAGGAGTCGCTGGCGCTTTTGGATTAGGCAGTGCGGCTCAGTCATTGGGGCAGATTGGCGCAGTTGCTGGCGCTGCCAGCACACTGACTAATTTATTCAGTGGAGTTGCTGGCGGGCAAGGCACACCGAGAGACAGCCATGTGCCCGTCAAGAGTGATTTAACAATTACCATAATGCCAATTTACAGTAAAGAAGCTGTAAGACAGTTTAGTCTACAGCGTTTTGTTAACGGTGATTATGTAAGTAGAGGGTATGTATAATGACAGCAAAATACACTAACACCAGTCCATGGTTTAAGACTAGTATTACTAAAAACAGTTACTTAGATGTGTTAACTATTAGACCAGTTAGTTCAGAAGCTGACGATTTTCTTTATACAATAGAATCTCAATATACATATAGGCCTGACTTATTAGCGTACGACTTGTATGAAGACTCAAGCCTGTGGTGGGTTTTTATGCAAAGAAATTTAGATGTATTACAAGATCCTATTTGGGACTTTGTTCCTGGAACACAAATTTATTTGCCTAAAAATGGCAGTCTAAAACAAGTATTAGGAAATTAAGTTATGGCGTTTGATATCACATCCGCTGCCACCACAGCTACCTCGACGGTTAAAAATGCACTTAACAGTTCAGGAGTTGTTTCTGGACTACAGCAGGCAGGCGCATCATTAGACAGTTTAAAAAATGCTGCCGTTTCGGGTGTGACAAACTTAGCTGGTTCTTTAACCAACTCTATTCCTGGTCAGTTAAAATCTGCAATAGATGCAATTCCAAAAATTGCTGATCTTAATATTGAAAAATTATTACAGTCTGCGAAGAGTGTAGTCAACGTTTCAGGTACTCCTCCGTTTGCTAATGTTTTGCACAATTTTGCCAGTTACAATTATTTGTGGACATTAAGTGTGCTAAGTCCACAAGACTTAAATTTTCCTGATGATAGTTATAGAAAAGGAAAATTAGGCCCAATTATTTTACAGAGCGGCAGTGGCAATCCTAATGACAGGATCAGCACAGTATATAGAAGTCCAGATAATCCAGCTGGCAAGTTTGATTATTTTATGGAAAACGTTCGTATCAGTGGTATGATTGGTATGGACAAGACAACAGGGAACACAAACGCTACAGGTATCACTTTTGATATTGTTGAACCATATAGCATGGGCTTGTTTTTCCAGTCATTACAAATCGCCGCACTAGAATCGAATTACGCAAACTATATTGATTGTCCGTTATTGTTAAGATTGGAATTTAAAGGTCACCTTGATCAGTATAAACAAAATGTACAAATTCCCGGAACAACAAAATACTTTCCTTTAAAAATTAGAAACATTACTATGCGTGTTAGTGGCAATGGAAGTGTGTATACTTGTGAAGCTATTCCTTGGAATGAAAAAGCGCACAACACAACTTACAGTCAAATTAAAACTGAAATTACTGTTTCTGGATCCACTGTTCAAGAAATGATTCAAACAGGTGCTAAAAGTTTACAAAAAGTTGTTAATGATAGATATCAAGAATCAGTAAAACGTAAAGACGTTGAAGTTCCAGATCAAATTTTAATTTTATTCCCTTCAGATTTAAAAACTAGTGATGCGAAATCATCTACAGATGATTCAAGCTCACCTGCGACAGCTACACAAAACCCCAATGAAAAAACTGCAAATACTAGTGTGTTTAATCGTTTAGGGGTTGCTCGTAGTTCTGATGGATTTAACCTTGTACAAAATGACAACATAAATCCTGTTGGAATTTCCAGCATGGGATTTAACGAGTACAGAAAAGGCGATCCTGCATTTGGTAAAGACAACGCAGTTTATGATGAAAAGACTGGCACATACAAACGCGGTAATATCACAATTAGTAAAACGTCCAGTGAAGCTAGATTTAATCAAGGTACTGACATTCCTAACGTAATTAACCAGGTTATTTTATCTAGCGATTACGGACGTCAAGCACTAGATCCTGACAAAATTGACGATGCAGGATTTATTAATTGGTGGAGAATTGACACACAAGTCTATATGTTAGACACTGATGCTAACATAGCTAAAACAGGTAGAAAACCAAACTTAGTTGTATATCGTGTAGTACCACATAAAATTCATCACAGTAAATTTATGGCTCCTAATTCAGCAGCCAAAGGCACTGAGAAACTTAAATTACAGTCATTAAAAGAATACAATTATTTGTATACAAGTAAAAATTTAGATATTATTAATTTTAACATTGAATTTAATGCGGCATTTTATACAGCATTAACCGCTGACAGTGGCAAAAACAACCAAGGTGTTGTGAGGGCCGCTGAAACAGGTCGAGCAGCGGCAGACACAACTACACCTAATGATAAAGTTAGTGGAAGAACTGACAGCGTTGGAACTGGCCAAGGTGCGATTGAATTAGGCACAGTACCAACAGTTGCAGAAAACGATAAAATTAAAACTCGTAGTGGCGGTAAGGGTGGCGCAGGATCAGACGATCCTGGCACAATGGCGGCAAGGCAATTTCATGATGCTATTACTGAAGGCAGTGATATGGTTCAATTAGATATGGAAATTATGGGAGATCCTTTTTACTTAGGCGACAGCGGCATGGGCAACTACTCTGCTCAAGCAACTAACTTAAAAGGTCTAAATTCAGATGGCGGCATCAATTATCAAGACGGCGAAGTTTACATTAATGTCAAGTTTAGAAACCCGGTTGATATAAGTAGATCAACTGGACGCTATGACTTTCCTAGTGGAACATTGGTCCCACAATTTAGTGGATTGTATAGAGTAACTAAAGTTGAAAATAATTTCAAAACAGGTAAATTCACACAAACATTGTCATTAACTAGAATGGTTGGACAAGACGTTAAGGATGATGGTTCAGCAGGCAAGACAGTAGTGTCTAAGATTGCGGATACATTTAATCCTAATAATCCAGACTCATACTCAACAAGCGAATAACAGAGAAAATATGGCAGAAGAAACCAGAAAAGCAACGGGCGATGGCAGTAATAACCCTGGCCCCTTTTTAGCAAAGGTAGTAAGCCATCTAGATCCTACCTACATGGGTGGGTTAGAAGTTCAACTATTGCATGAAGTTGGTAACGACCCTGGCAAAGAAGGACAGCTACACGTTGTAAAATACATGAGTCCTTTTATGGGATCTACAAGTGTTGATTATGTTGGCGAAGAAGACAATTTTCAAAACACACAAAAAAGTTACGGTTGGTGGGCAATACCCCCTGACGTAGGTTCAACTGTAATTTGTTTCTTTATTGACGGAGACCCACGTTACGGTTATTGGATAGGATGTGTACAAGATGAAGACATGAACTTTATGATGCCAGGAATGGCAGCAACATCATATAATATTGATGGTGATGAAGAACGTGTCCCTGTAGCTGAATATAATAAAAAAGCAATGGAAGTTGCTCCTGCTGACACAACAAAAGTTAAAAAACCGCAACATCCTTTTGCTAAGGTATTACAAGATCAAGGCTTATTAAAAGATGATATCCGCGGTATTACTACAAGTAGTGCTCGTAGAGAAACTCCTAGCAGTGTATTTGGAATCAGTACACCTGGACCAATTGACAAACAACCTGGTGCCAAAAAAGGCAAAATGGGCAAGGCTGAGCATCAAATTTCTGGAGCATTTGTAAGCCGTCTTGGCGGCACTACCTTTGTAATGGATGATGGCGATGACAAGTTTTTACGAAAAACAAAGGCGCACGAAGGTCCGCCAGAATATACCGCTGTTGAACAAGATGAAGCAGGTGGAGACCCAACAGTTCCGCATAATGAGCTAGTGCGTATTAGAACCCGTACTGGTCATCAAATATTATTGCACAACAGTGAAGATTTAATTTACATTGGCAATGCTCGCGGAACTACATGGATTGAATTAACTAGCATGGGCAAGATAGATATATTTGCCAGTGATAGTATCAGTATTCATACTAAAAATGATTTAAATGTAACTGCTGATAGAGATATTAACTTTACTGCCGCTAGAAATATAAATTTAAACGCAGGTAAAGACACGGTAATGACATCCGCAGGAACTAGTCACATCAATAGTGCTACAGAACATAGAGAAACTGCGGGTAAGATCAACATGAATGGTCCAGTGGCTACTAAAGCACCTAAAGCAAATAGAATTCCGCAACATGAGCCTTGGGCTGGACACGAAAACTTAGATCCTACATCCACGAATCCCGATACAACTGAAGCAAAAGACGCACCTGTTGAAGCATCTCCAGCAGCCTTTAACAAATATACAACATCAACAGATACCTTCAGTAAACTCAAAGGTACTGAAGAGTAAATACTATTATGCCAGCCAGCAAACGATTATACGATAAAATTTCACTTAAGGGCAAAGCCCCTAATCAATCAACACCTCTACCTAGGACTTATAGAGGTTTTAGTACAATTAGTGCTGATAGTGAAAGCTACACACTGTATGATTTGGCACTGATAAAACAGGATATTTTAAATCATTTCCATGTTCGCCAGGGCGAGCGACTAATGAATCCCGAGTTTGGCACGATCATCTGGGACCTATTATTCGAGCCGTTGACAGAGGAATTGAAGTCTGCAATAACAAAAAACGTTGAAGATATCATTAATTATGACCCTCGAGTTAGAGCTGACCAGATCATTTTAACTACGTATGATAGCGGCATACAGATAGACTGCACGTTAACTTACATGCCCTACAACATTCAAGAAAGTTTGCAATTTAGATTTGACCAAGCAAGCGGATTGCTCAATTAAACACATACATAATAAAAACCGCTAAATATACATTATATAGGAAGCGGATATGTCCTCAACTGATAGACAAAATAGATTACTAGTAGCAGAAGATTGGAAACGAGTTTACCAAAGTTTCCGCAATGCAGACTTTCAAAGCTACGACTTTGAAAACTTACGTAGGGTAATGATTAATTATCTGCGTGAAAACTACCCAGAAGATTACAACGATTACATTGAGTCGAGCGAATACCTTGCCCTAATAGACATGATTGCTTTCTTGGGCCAAAGCATAGCTTTCCGAGTTGACTTAAATGCTCGTGAGAACTTCCTAGAACTAGCGGAACGTCGTGAAAGCATATTGCGTTTAGCTCGCTTACTAAGCTATAATGCCAAGCGTAATAAGGCTGCAAATGGTCTCCTTAAATTTCAAAGTGTTACAACAACACAAACAGTTGTGGACAGCAATGGTCGTAATTTATCAGGACAAGTAGTTGTTTGGAACGACCCTGCAAATAGCAACTGGTACGAGCAATTTATTAAAGTAATTAACGCTTCTCTTCCTGCAAGCAGACAATATGGAACTCCAGACAACAGTGCTACGGTATATGGAGTACCAACAGAGCAATATCGCTTTCAAACATACAGCACCGGCGTCCCTGTATTTGGCTTTACAAAGACAGTTGATGGACGTAATATGAATTTTGAGATTGTCAGTACTGTTATTGAAAATGAAAATAATATTGCTGAAGATGCTCCACAAGCTGGTAAAAATTTGTCATTCTTATACAGAGATGATGGTAAAGGATCTGCTAGTCCTAGCTCTGGATTCTTCCTTCATTTTAGACAAGGCAATCTTAACACTGGTACTTTTGCAGTAACACAACCAAGCACAAACGAAATCATTGACGTCGATGCAAACAACATTAATGATGACGACGTGTGGTTATACAAATTAGATGCTACTGGGGTTGAAAGTGAATTATGGGCAAAAGTGCCTAGCTTTGAAGGCAACAACGTAATTTATAACAGTCTTAAGAAAAGCATTAGAAATATCTACGGTGTAGTAACACGTACTAACGACCGAGTTAGTTTGACATTTAGTGACGGAACTTTTGGCACCTTGCCATTAGGAACTTTTAGAACTTATTATAGAGTAAGTAACGGTTTAAGTTACACAATCAATCCTAAAGATATTAGAAATGTCAGCATTGACATTCCATATCTATCTAATGTTGGTCAAGCAGAAGTATTAACAATCACAATGGCATTACAAACATCTGTGACTAACAGTGCCGAGAGCGAATCAAATACTAGCATTAAACAAAATGCTCCTGCAACTTATTATACACAAAACAGAATGATTACTGGTGAAGACTATAACATTAGTCCTCTAAGTGTTAGTCAAGATGTTGTAAAAATTAAAGCAGTAAACAGAACAAGTAGTGGTATTAGTCGTTATTTTGACCTAGTAGATCCTACTGGCAAATATTCTAGTACTAACTTATTTGGTGATGACGGCATTGTCTATAAAGAAGAATATGATGACAGTTTTAGGTTTAGCTATCTAACTAGAACTGACATTGAGGGAGTTATCTATAATCAAATTTTAGATGTTCTAAAAGAAATTAGTTTGCGTAATTTTTATTACAGTAAATTTACAAAAATTGCAACTGATAGTTTAAACATTAAGTGGTTTAGAAAAACACAAGACACTAACGAAAGCTCTGGATATGTTGGTGATGCCAACGATTCAACACCGTATAGAACAGGCGTTTATGCTGCCACAGATTTACAATACTTTGAATCAGGTGCGTTAGTAAAGTTTGAAGCACCTGCAGGCAAATGCTTCCTTACTACTGATCTAAGTCGTTTGTATGATTTGTCTAATCCGCCAGTGTTGAATTCTGCAACGTCATTATGGGCCAAGGTTGTTAGTGTCACTGGTGATGGTACAAATGGCGGAACTGGTGTACTAGATGATGGAACTGGTCCTATCACTATAAATGTTAATATCCCACAAGGTGCTATTGTAAGTCAAATTATTCCTAAGTGGCGCACTACTATTGATTCAAGTATTATTACTTCTATGATAGAATTAATATTTGCTAACAAGCCATTTGGACTACGTTACGACATTGTTAGTAAAACATGGAAGATTGTGTTTGAAGGTAACTTGAATATTATCGATGAATTTAGTTCAGGTAAATCAGGTGATAACACAAATCAAAAGTTAGATTCAAGTTGGTTATTGTTGTTTACCACTGACACAGAATATTATACTGTAACAAGCAGACGTCTGCGTTATATATTTGAAAGCGAAAAACAAATTCGTTTCTTCTTTGATTCATCAAATAAAATCTATGACAGCAGAACAAATAGTATTGTAAAAGACAAAATCAAAGTACTGAGTATTAATAATAAGCCTAATAACACTTCGGCATTTACATATGATTTAACGTGGGAAATCAATAAAGAATATGTTGGTATTGACGGCTACGTTGATACTAAAAAAGTTGAATTGTCATTCAGTGACAGCAATGATGACGGTATTGTAGACGACCCAGACTTGTTTGAATCTATTGTTGACACTGTTAATACAGTTAATCAAGAAAAATATGTCGTATTAGAACGATATGAAATTGCTTCAGGCCAACAAGACTATCGTTATATTTCAAATGCAGATAATACTGTATTAATTGTTGAATCTGAAGCAGCCGTAACCTCTTTACAAAGAGTTGATGGACAATATTTTTATTTTATAAACACAGATGTAGTTAAAAAATACAATGCAGTTACATCGGCATATGTTATAAGTTTAGATTATAAGGTATTTGCTGGACGCGATGCATTAAAATTCCAGTATGTTCATAGTGCTGATTATGAAACACGTATTGATCCAGGGTTAAGCAACATTATTGATTTATTTGTGTTGAGTAAAGAATACGATATTAAATTTAGACAATGGGTTTCTGGCAATCTTACAGATGAACCGTTAGCTCCAAGCTCAGACGAATTATACTTGACTTTATCGCCAGCATTAAGTTCAATAAAATCAATTAGTGATGAGATCATTTATCATCCAGTAAAGTATAAAGTGTTATTTGGCGCAAAGGCTAGTTTAGATGTGAGAGCTAGTTTTAAAATCATTAAAAATATAGAACAACCAATAAGCGATAATGAAATTAAAGCTAGAGTGTTATCAGCAATCAATCAATTCTTTTCTTTAGAAAATTGGGAATTTGGAGATAGTTTTTACTTCTCAGAATTATCTACATACGTGATGAATCAAACAGCACCGTATCTAGTTAACTTTATTATTGTTCCAAGACAAACAACTTTAAACTTTGGCAGCTTGTTTGAAATTAAATCAGAAAGCGATCAAATTTTTATAAATGGTGCAACGGCAGATGATATTGAAATTATTACAGGCATCACGTCAAGTAATATATCGGCACAAGGTAGTGTTACCTCAACATCTAATGTTACATCACAACAAACTATTACAAGTAGAACTGGGAGTTATTAATGGCTGAAGACCAAAACGAATATGGCCTGCCTATTGGCAAAGGCGAAAAGCGAAGAACTGCACGACTTCTTCCTCGTTATTATAGAACTGAATCAAATAAAAAATTTATTCAAGCCACAGTCGATCAGCTTACACAGTCTGGTACTGTTAAGAAGTTAAATGGTTACATTGGAAGAAAGAACGCGAAAGCAGTTACTGGCAATGATGTATTCATTGAAACTGTTACGACTGACAGAGAAAATTATCAGTTAGAACCCTGCGCCATTGTTAAAGATACGCTAGATAATGTAACGTTTTTTAAAGACTACATAGACTATGTTAACACAGTTGACGTATTAGGCGGCATTTCTAAAAATCATAAACAACTTAACAAACAAGAGTTTTACAGTTGGAATCCACACATTAGTTGGGATAAGTTAGTTAACTTCCAACAGTATTATTGGATGCCCTATGGCCCTGACACTATCAAAGTTGCCGGACAACAAAAAGATATCGTTAGTACGTACACTGTTTCTATTTCTGACGAGGGAGACAACAGAGCGTTTGTCTTTACTCCAGACGGATTAACTAGAAATCCAACATTAAAATTATTTAGAGGCCAAACGTATCGTTTTGAAATTAGTTCAAATGGCGAACCGTTTAGTATTAAAACCCAACGTGAAGCTGGATCACTGTATAGATATCTAAACGGGGTCAGTGATTATGCTGTTGAATACGGTGTAGTTACGTTTACAGTTCCTGATGATGCGCCTGACGTGCTATACTATGTCAGTGAAAATTCTGTTGACACCGGCGGCGCATGGGAAGTATTTGACATTACAGAAAATACAGCAATTGATGTTGATGCTGAAATTATTGGTAAAAAAACTTATCAACTAGCTTCAGGACTGGCATTAAGTAACGGTATGAAAATTACCTTTACAGGCGAAGTCCTGCCAGCATCATACGCAAACGGTAATTTTTATGTAGAAGGGGTCGGCTCACAAATTAAATTAATTCCAGAAAACAGCTTAGAGATTATTACAGGATACTCAGAAGCTAGTGAAATCTTATTTGATGACTCTGGATTTGATACCCTGCCGTTTAGTGATGCAACAGCATATGCAGCCAAAAAAGATTATATAACAATTAATCGTGCAAACACTGACGGCAATCCATGGAGCCGTTATAACCGATGGTTCCATCAAGATGTAATTACTAAGAGTGCAGAAGCCGCAGGTGTTGATGTTTCACTAGATCAACTTCAAAGAGCTACTAGACCAATTATTGAGTTTGAATCAAATCTTAAATTGTTTAACTTTGGCACGGTAGTAAAAAAGGATGTTGATTTAATTGACAGTTTCACTGACGACATTTTTTCAACTATTGAAGGTACGACCGGATATAACGTTGACGGAATCAGTTTGTCTCAAGGTCAACGTATTTTGTTTACTGCTGATACTGATCCGTTAGTAAGAAATAAAATTTTTAAAGTTGACTTTATTACAGTACACCCAACAGGTGCCAGTCCTATTAGACAAATTCACTTGGTTGAAGAAGATGATTCTGATCCATTGACTAACGAATCTATACTAGTTAAGAACGGAAATCTAAATCAAGGCAAAATGTATTGGTTTACTGGTACTGACTGGAAAGCTACTCAAGAAAAAACAGCAATTAATCAAGCACCGTTGTTTGACTTATTTGATAAAAATGAAGTTTCTTTAAACGACTTGACTTTTTATCCAGGCTCTACATTTGCTGGCAATAAGATTTTTTCTTATAAAGTAAGCTCGTCTGGTACAAATGATTCTGTACTTGGATTTCCGTTAACTTACAGAAATATCAATAATATTGGCGATATTGTTTTTACTTTTGATCTATTACAGAATCAATTTTCCTATAAGCAGGGCGTTGATGTATTGACTCAGCATACTGATGCACAGTTTTTAAAACTAATTACTGGATTAGAAACTGGCAACTATATTAATGGATGGACTAAAAATGCATTGAATAATGTTCAACCAATTGTCCGAGTTTACAAAGACAGCGGGTTAACGACTGAATTTACGATAGATGTATTTGATAGTATTGCACAACTCGCTGATTTAGAAGTCAGAGTATACATTAATGGTAAAAGATTAGACAAGTCTAAGTGGAATATCGTTGACGGCACAAAATATAAAAAAGTTGTATTAACTACAGCAGTTGAACTAACAGATGTAGTTACACTGAGATGTTTTAGCGAGCAGGATAAAAATGCAAAAGGTTATTATGAACTTCCTATTAACTTTCAAAATAATCCATTAAACAACAATGTTAACACATTTACGTTAGGTGAAGCGATAGATCACGTTGACAGTATTGTTGACAATAATACTTTGTTTTCTGGAGCATATCCTGGCACAGGCAATCTACGTGACTTGGGCGATATTTCTGTCTACGGTACTAAGTTTGTTCAACACAGTGGACCAATAAATCTAGGATTATACCATTTAACAAGCAAAAACGCCAACATTATCAAAGCTCTTAAACAAGCAAGAGACGATTATGGTAAATTTAAAAGAAATTTTATAAACATTGCAGAAACAATCACTGACGAATATGATAATAAAAAGTTTGTAGATAATATTCTATTTGAAGCAAACAAGGATCGTTCAAAATCTTCGCCTTATTATTTTAGTGATATGATTGGTTACGGCGCTGCCGTCCAAACTGATTATACTGTCGTTGATTACAGAATTAAAACATATCCGTTATCTCAAGTATTTTCTTTAAATGAGTTATCTAATAAAGCAGTCAACGTTTATGTTAACGGTATACAACTGTTATATGGAAAAGATTACACATTTAATGATACTGGATTTGTTGAATTAACTGCAACTGTTCCGTTAGCTAATAATGATGTTATCAGCGTATACGAATACGAAAGTACTGACGGTTGTTTCATACCACCAACACCTACTAGTTTAGGCATGTGGCCTAAATTTGAACCTAAGAAATATTTAGATACTACACTATCAACTCCTCAATATGTTATTCAAGGACATGACGGTGCCATTATTTTGGCCTACAATGATTATAGAGACGATTTAATTCTTGATTTAGAAAAGAGAATCTTTAACAACATTAAAGTTGAATACGATACTACAATGTTTGATGTGTTGGATTTTGTTCCTGGATATAATAGGCCTACTGAGTATTCAAGAGACGAATTTAATGAAATATTAGCTCCTAATTTTTATCAATGGACTACATTAATTGATAGAGATTTTACTAAACCGTTGACTTATAGTTCTGACAACGCATTTACATACAACTATAAAGATAACACAGCCGTTGATGGAACACCACTACCGGGTTACTGGAGAGGCATCTATAGTTGGATGTTTGATACTGACCGTATTCATATTTGCCCATGGGAAAGTTTAGGCTTTAGTATAGAACCAACATGGTGGCAAGAGGTCTACGGATCTGCGCCATATACTAGCAATAATCTTGTATTATGGGAAGACATTAAAGCAGGCATTATTAGAGAGCCAGGCAAGCCTGTGACACGTGTTGCTAAGTTTGCTAGACCAGTAATGGGGGATATACCTCCAGTTGATGAGGAAGGTAATTTAATAGATCCTATAATGTCTGACATTGCACAAGGCACAATTAAACCTCAAATGTCTGATAGTTTCGTCTTTGGTGATGTAAGTCCAGTTGAAGCTGCTTGGAGAAGAAGTTCGTACTTTCCATTCAGTGTATTAGTGGCAGCGTCGTTAATGCAACCAAACAAAGTTCTAGGTACTTGTTTAGACAGAAGCAGAATTGTTAGAAATTTAAATGATCAAATTGTTTACAAAGACACTGGGTTAAGAATACGTTTAGCAGATATTGTATTCCCTTCAATCCCATCAGACAACGCCAGAATTCAAACTGCCGGGTTGGTTAACTATCTAGTTGACTATATTTTAAGTGATAATTTAAAATCATTAGTTGAATACAAAAATGATTTAGCGACGTTGACAAATCAACTTAGCCATAGGCTCGGCGGATTTACAAGTAAAGAAAAATTTAATTTAATTTTAGACAGTAAGAGTCCAACAGCAAATGCAGGCGTATTTGTGCCTAAAGAAAACTATAGCATTTTCTTAAACACAGGGTCTCCTACTTCCAAATTAAATTACAGCGGTGTTATTATTACAAAATTGTTGACTAGAAATGGTGTTGGCTATGAAGTTAAGGGCTACAGTCAAACTGCTCCTTTCTTTTACTACTATCCATGGACACAGTCTGGAAACACAATTAATGTGGGCGGTATAAGCGAGTCATATATTACTTGGTCATCTGGTCAAGTATACGTGGCTGGCAATATTGTAAAATATAATAATGCTTATTATAGAGTAAAATCTAATCACACCGCTCAAGAAAGTTTTGATGTTACACTATATCAAAAATTACCAGCACTGCCAATAATTGGTGGCCGAGATGCAGTTTTAAGAAAAGCATGGGATAGAACTCCTACTATTCTTAATTATGGAACTACATTTACTAGTGTTCAACAAGTCGTGGACTTTTTACAAGGGTACAGTGAGTACTTAAAAGATCAAGGGTTTGTGTTTGATGACTACAATACAAATCTTAAATCTATTGCATCTTGGGACACGTCGGTAAAAGAATTCATGTTCTGGACTACACAGAACTGGAGCACAGGTGTTGACAAGTATAAAGACTGGTTGCCCAATACTGAAATTAAAGCAGATGAAATTGTAATTTACAATGGCGATTTTTATACTTCTATCAAAGAGCATGTAACATCTGAATTGTTTGACCCTGTACTGTATACACCATTGAATAGCCTTTCTCAAGAAGGTGCAAGCGTTATTTCTCTAAGTCCGTCTGCTCTTGGCTTATCAATGAGATTAGATTATAATGTTATTGATGATATCAGAGATCAGTTTAACGAATATGAAATTTTTAAAGCTGATGGTTTAAAGTTTGATCAAAACTTTTTAAATTACACACGAGAGGACAACGAGTTTTCGTTTAGTCCTAGAGTTAACGGTATAGGAATTTACGGTGCTGGATTCTATCTAGTACAAAAAGAACACGTACTGATTATTGACAATACTACACAGTTTAACGATACTATCTATAATTTAGAAGCAGGTTATCGCCAAGAGCGTATTAAAGTAGCAGGTTACAGAACTGTTAACTGGTACGGCGGATTTGATATTCCTGGATTTATATTTGACCAAGCTAAAATTTCTGAATGGAAACAGTGGACAGACTATAACTTGGGTGATATCGTTAAGTACAAAGAATTTTACTATAGTGCCGAAAAGTTCTTACCAGGAGCATTTGAGTTTAACAACGAAGATTGGATCAAACTTGACAGCAAACCAACCTCTGCTTTATTACCTAACTGGGATTATAAAGCAGAACAATTTACAGACTTTTATGATTTAGAATCTGACAACTTTGACAGTAATCAACAACGTATTGCACAGCACTTGATCGGATATCAAAAGCGTCAATATTTAGAAAATATTATTAAAAATGATGTAAGCGAGTATAAATTCTATCAAGGCATGATCCAAGAGAAAGGGTCTGTAAATTCATTAAACAAATTGTTTGATGTATTAAGTGCCGCTGACCAAGAAAGCATTGACTTTAATGAAGAATGGGCAGTTAGGATTGGCCAGTACGGCGGTGCAGAAGCGTTTGATGAGATTGAATTCACATTAGATGAATCATTGTTTAAAACTAATCCACAAGCATTTGAATTAGTTGCAACTACGGATTCAAATAAAGTAGATTTTGTAGTTAGACAAACATCTAATCAGTTGTACATTAAACCACTGGGATATAATAACAATCCGTGGCCAGTAAACTCTAGCACTAGATCATATTTAAGAACACCGGGATATGTTAGGTACGATCAAATTAAATTGAATGTTGATTCTATCAAAGACATGGTAGGTCAAGATATTACAACATTTACTGAAGGCGATTATGTCTGGACAGCTTTTGATTCAGTCAGCTGGGATCCAGTTAGCTGGAATATCTATAGATTTACAAAAGCAGATTTCCTTGATAAAAGTATAGAGTATACTACCAGTACTAAAACTTTAAAAATTCAGTTTGATCGAATCCCTAATTTAGAAGTTGGCGATATCATTGGTATCACTAATTCTGCAAAATTACAAGGATTTCATATAGTAAACAGTGTTGTATTAAACACTATTACAGTGACAGCTACTATTAGTGGTTGGCAAGATCCCTTCCAGGATAGTTCGCAGATACTGTTTTATAAATTAATTCCTCAACGCATTCAAAGTATTGATGATGAAATTGCATTACCTAAACTATTAAAGACTAATGAGTTATTATGGATTGACAACAACACATCTAATAAAAATTCTGTTTGGCAAAATACACCTGTTTACAATAAAAAGACTCTACAGTTGCCGGCAACACAAGCGGATACACAGTTTGGCAATGCAGTTGCACTCAGCGGAGACGGCAATACATTAGTGGTATCAACAAACACAAACAAATGTATTGTTTATAGAAAAGCATCAAATACTTCTGGCTGGGCTCGCCAGCAAACTATAACAGAAGACATTAGTGGATTTGGCACCATAATTTCTTTATCGTTTGATGGCAGATGGTTAGCTGTTGGTATTCCAACTTCGCAGGGTGCAGTATTAATTTATGAAATAGATTCTAACGGTGATTACCTATACTTAGAGACGATAACAGTTAGTGGATCGACTAATTTTGGCACAAAAATTAAATTTGCCACGACAAGTTTTGGATATAGAATGCTAGTGACTGCACCTGGAACAAACGGTACAGGTGAACTGTATGTTTACAGTTACACAACGAGTTGGTCAACAGAAGGCGCCATCGAGCTTCCAGTAGGTACTGCTGGATTTGGTTATGACTTAGATGTTACAGTTGATGGAGCAACGCTAATTGTTTCCTCGCCGACTGCTAATTCTCTTGCAGGACAAGTATACGTTTACACGTACACTAGCTCATTATATGAATTAACACAGACTTTAGAGTCTGGAGCAGTGTTTGGAGAACGTTACGGCGAAAGTGTTGCTATAGCACCAGCAGGTGATTTGATCGCCGTTGGAAGTATTACTTATGATGGTGAACAAGTTGACCAAGGACTTGTTAGACTTTACAAACTTGATGCTGGCGAATATGTAGCAGATCAACTTGTTAAAAATCGTAACCCAGAAGAATCAGAATCTTTTGGGGCAAAATTACAGTTTATCAACGACGGTGTTAGCTTAGTTGTGTTTAGTGCGTTTGGCGACAGTATAACCCGTACTACTTTTGATGTGGAGGGAAATAACCCAACAACATTTGATGGTAATACAACTTCAATAGCTACAGTTAATAAAGATGTAGGACGTTTTGATATCTATGACAAGTACAACACTAAGTTTCTATACGCTGAATCATTACTAGTTGATAATGCAATAACTGACTTATATGGTCGTGCTTTTGCCGCTGGTAATAACACAATTATTACCTCGGCAATTAATAGCGGCGCAACAGGGCAAGTTTATTCTTATGCCAAATTGCCCAATGCTTATAGTTGGTCGCAGGTTCAAGAACAATCAAACAAAGTAGATTTAACAAAAATTAAAAAAGTATTCTTATACAATAAGAAAACTAATGAGCTTATTACATATCTTGATGTAATTGATCCTGTACAAGGTAAAATTGCGGGTATTGCAGAACAAGAGATCAAATATAAAACTTATTACGATCCTGCAACATACTCTGTTGGTAGTTCAACAGTAAACGTTGATGACGGAATGGCATGGACTGGAAAACAAGTAGGAATGCTGTGGTGGGATTTAACCCGTGCTAAATTCTTAGATAGTTATACCGGTGATGTAGTTTACAAAAATTCTACATGGAATACTTTGTATGATACTAGTAGTATTGACATCTACGAATGGGTAGAGTCAAAATACTTGCCGGCAGATTGGGACACTTTGGCTGATACAGAAGCAGGACTAAGTGCAGGTATCAGCGGTACTAGTTTATACGGCAATGCTGTATACAGTATTAAAAAACGATATGATACAGTTGCAAAGTCCTTTAAAAACACTTATTACTTCTGGGTAAAAAATAAAACAATCGTTCCTAACACTGTTGATAGATCAACATCTGCGAGCGATGTTGCACGATTGATTGCTGATCCTAAGAGTCAAGGACACAAATATATTGAATTTACTGGAACTGATAGTTTTAGTTTAGTAAACATTGACAATTTATTACAGCATACAGATATTGTGTTAACTGTACAATACTGGTTGGTAAAATATGACGATTTAAATGTTCATACAGACTGGAAAATCATTAGCGAGCATCCAAATACATCTATTCCTAAAAGCATAGAGACCAAGTGGGTTGACAGTTTAGTTGGTGTTGATGACAACAATCGAACCGTACCAGATATGAACTTGCCAGCTAAACAGAAATTTGGCGTGCAATTTAGACCTAGACAAAGTATGTTTGTTAACAGACTGGAAGCACTAAAACAATATATTGAACGAGTAAATCATGAATTAAAACAGTTGCTGATTGTTGATAGTGCAGATTTATCAGACTTTAATTCTTTTGATCCTGTTCCGTCAAAGATCTCTGGACTGTATGACACAGTTGCAGATGCTGAAACTGAACTACGTTTAATTAATACTGGAGCATCAACTACAGCGTTACTAACTCCGGTTATTATTGACGGACAAATTGTTGATGTAATTATTAACTCTGCGGGTTCTGGATATGTAAATGCTCCCTTTGTTACTATTGTTGGCAGTGGGTCTGGAGCGTCTATAAAAACAATTATCAATACTAATGGGGCTGTTACTGGTGTTGATATTATTAGCAAGGGCAAAGGGTATTCAGATGCAACAACCTTATCTGTAAGGAATTTATCAGTACTGGTGTCTAGTGATAGCCAAGCATCTGGACGTTGGGCTATCTACTCTTATGATAGTATTAAATCAGTATGGATAAGAACAAAATCACAAAGCTACAACGTTACTGACTTCTGGGATTACTTAGATTGGTATGATACGGGTTATAGCCAGTTTACAAAGATTGACTACGTAGTTGGCGGAACATATGAATTATTTACATTAGCAGTAAATGTTGGCCAAGTGGTCAAAGTTAAAAATGTTGGCTCTGCAGGTTGGATGTTGTTGGAAAAATATGCTGATGTTAACAGTATTGATTATACACTTTCATATAAAGTTATAGGTCGTCAAAACGGTACTATTGCAATATCTAATAAGTTTTATCAGTTTGCTGATACTAACTCGGGATTTGATGGTCCACTGTATGATATTGACACTTATGACAATTCAGGTTCAGTAGAACTAAAAATTATTTTAACAGCATTACGTAACAAGGTACTGATCGACGAGTTGCGCCCAATTTACTTACAGTTGTTCTTTGCAAGTTTAAAATACGCAATGTCTGAGCAAACATTTATTGACTGGGCGTTCAAGACTAGTTTTGTAAAAGCAATGCATAATGTTGGTGAGTTGAAACAAAAAGTAACTTATAACAATGACAATTTAACTGATTTTGAAAATTATATTGCTGAAGTTAAGCCGTATAGAACTAAGATTAGAGAGTACGTAAGTGCTTACAACAACTTAGATAACAGCCAAACAATGGTCACTGACTTTGATCTACCTGCGGTAGGCAGAGGCAAAGTTACTGAACCTATTAGTGTTATTGTGCGAGACGGTGTACTTGAATATTCAGACAGTGAACTTCTTGACTACCCCTGGAAGCATTGGTTAGACCATGTTGGTTTTTATGTAGATTCTATTCAGCTAGTTGATGCCGGTACTGGGTATATTAGTAAACCAGTTATTAATATTGTTGGTGACTGTGAAGTACCTGCAACGGCAAGAGCGTATATAGCAAATGGTAAAATCTCAAAGATAGAATTATTAACTCCAGGATCTGGCTACTTGTCAGCTCCAACAATTGAAATTTCTGGAGGGTTGTCGTCTAATGGTGTTGCTGCCAAAGCAGTTGCAATTATTAAAAATGATCTAGTAAGAAGTAATTTAATTAAAATTAAATTTGATAGAATAACAAACAATTATTTTATAACACAATTAGATGTTAGCGAAACATTCACTGGTACTGCATCAAGATTACAATGGCCATTAAAATGGAGTCCTGATTTAAAAACAGGCAATACGATTGTTAGAATTAACGGACAAGAAGCTTTACGTGACAGTTATTCAATTGCCACAAAGAAAACTACGACTCGAGGATACACTGCGTATTCTGGATTATTGACGTTTAATACTGCCCCTGCTTCTGGAGCAGTAATTGTTATCGAATACATGAAAGATTTCAACTACTTAAATGCCGCCGATAGAATTAATTTTTATTATAATCCAACTACTGGTCAATTAGGTAAAGATTTAGCACAGTTGATGACTGGCGTTGATTACGGCGGCGTAAACATTGTTGGTTTGAATTTTAAATCATCAGCAGGTTGGGACGATTTACCTTGGTTCAGTGATGTATGGGACGGGTTTGATCCAACATTTGATGATTTTATTACTACTGTTGATAACAGTACTCAGCAAGTTACATTGAATTATATTCCTGCTAACGGATTAGAATTAAACGTTTACTTGTCTAGATACAATGAACTTACTGAAAAATATGATGATGCTATTAGATTAGATGATCCTTATTATAATTTGTATGACGGTGTTACGGTTCAGCCCAACGGAAGAACTGTTGCTCCAACTAATGCTATAATGCAAACTCTTGTTGGTAATGGTATAACTGATACATTTGAGTTGCCAGAAGATGCGAGTCGTCTAATTGATCAACGAGACAAGTTAATAATTCGTAAAACAACTAGCGATGGGTCAAGTACTCCTAATAGTTTAGATTATGATACTGCATTATCTGGCGGAACTATGGTCTATGATACTGCAACGGGCTTGACCGCAGATGATATTATTGTTGATGGTGATGGGTTTGTTACTCCAACAAGTAGTCCTGCTACTGAAGAAGTTGTTCCTGGACAGATTACTGATGCAGTGGCAATCAAAGTATTCCATAAACCTACATCAGGATCTGCAGGCATTGTATCTAATAACTATGTAGGTGATGGAACAACTGATACATTTAGTATTGGCCAATTCCCTAATACACAACAGGCAGTTATTGTAAAAGTTGGCACTGATATCATTAATGATTTCACTATAGACTATAATACAAAAACTGTAACATTGACAACACCGCCAGCTAACAAAGAAATTGTTAGTGTAATGAGCTTTGGCTACAACGGAGAAGACATTGTTGATTTAGATTATTTTGTAGGGGACGGCAGCTCTATTGAGTTTATTACAAATGCTCCATGGTCAGAAAATGTGTCATCATTAATTGTTGTATCAGGTGTACAACAAGATTACATATTATTTGCCACTGATGGATCATATTCTGATGTAAACAGGATTGGTATTAGATTTGGTGAAGCTCCTCCAAGCGGCGCTATCATCAACTATTTGATTTCCAGCACATCAACTAGAACATTTAGTTTAGCAACAAAAGAAACATTCGTAACAGACGGTAGTACACTGACTTATCAGTTAACAAACCCTGTTGGTGATGCGTATCCTTACGAAGCAAACGTAATAGTTAGAACAGGTAATGCAATACTAACTGGACCAAATAACAGCTACTTTACATTAAGTAACGATAGTTTAACGTATACAATTCCTGCGTACTTGTTCCAGTCTGATACATTTGATATCAACGATTTTAATGTCTACTTAGATGGCAATGAATTAGCACTGATGGCAGACTACACTATTGATCTAACTTTGGGACAAGTAATTTTAAATTCTTCTTTATACAATGAAGGATCTAAACTAATTGTTAGCTTGTTAAGTTCAGCAGATTATTTTATTGATAATAATGCAATTACATTTACAACTGTGCCTAGTATTGATGATACTTATGAAATAATGTCATTATACAAACACGATGTGTTGGACATTGAACGTACAGAAGCTAAAATTTCACCTAACGTAAGTTTGACACAAGACACTGTTGAATATTTCACTTACAATGCAATTATTGGTGGCACAATTAACTTAGGCAGAGAAGTTTTAAGCGATGATTATGTTTGGGTAATTAAGAACGAAGCATTGCTAACACACAGCGTTGACTATAAACTAAACCCTAATATGTCTTCTATTAAACTAGCAACGACGCCAGTACTAAATGACAAATTTGTGGTTATCACGTTCAGTAAAAACGTTGTGAACACAGCGATTGGTTACATGCAGTTTAAAGACATTCTCAATAGAGATCACTATAAGCGTATGAATAAAGCTAAAGCAACACCTATTGCTAGTAACTTAAATTACTATGACAACAAGATTGTTGTTGAAGACGGCTCTGTATTATCAGCACCTAACAAAGCAAAAAATATTCCAGGTGTGGTCTACATCAATGGCGAACGTATTGAATACTTTGTTAAAGAAGGTAACATATTATCTCAAATCCGCAGAGGAACATTGGGTACTGGCACACCACCAGTCCATATCAAAGGCGAATTTGTCTTAGATATCGGAATTACAGAAACTATTCCGTACAATGACAGTATCATTATTGACACTTACATTCATGACGGCAGTACAAACTTAGTTCCACTACAATATGTTCCTAACATAACAAGTACAACTGGTTGGACTAACCAAGTAATCCCAGCAGGATACGGACAATGCGATGAGATTGATGTGTTTGTTGGTGGCTGGAAAGTTTCACCGTGGACTACTGCTACTTCTTACAGCGTTGGCGAGATTGTAATTTACGGATCTTATACATTTAGATGCGTGACAAATCACACAAGTGAGGATTTTAACGCTGACCGATCAAATTGGGAACTATTTGTGGGGAATCAGCATCTTAAGAAGCATCCTTATTCTGTTCATAATGTAGAAAATCATTACGAAAGTCCAGAAGGGGATGTGGATTTTGAGGCAGACTTTGCAGTTGACGGGGATGCCGGCGCAGTTAGATTAACAAACGATCTGACTATTGGCACAAAAGTCATTGTAACTAAGAAGGTAGGGCGTGTTTGGAATGATTCAAACACTAGTTTAATTAATTCCAATAATAAGATAATTAACTTTATAAGGGCATCAGAAGGCGTGTTATTAACTGTTAAAAATCCAAGATTGGGCCCAGATGGTATTGGATTTGATGAGACAATAACAAGTTTTGATTCAAACAATTTAACGTTTGACAAGGGATAAAAGAACATGGCAAAACAAGTAATTGATGTCGGCAGCAAAGCTAATGACGGATCGGGAGATTCGTTAAGAGAAGCCGGCCTCAAAATTAATGCTAATTTTACAGAAGTGTACTCGGCATTGGGCGGAACATCAGGCAACCTGAGTGTTGTATCTAAATTAACCGGAGCTAACGGTATAGTTGTTAGCAATCCCACAGGCGATATTACTTTAACTAATAGAATTGCTACAACTACCCAATTAGGAGTAGTCAAAGTTGGAAACAACTTGTCTATAAACAGTGAAGGTGTGTTGTCTGCAAATTCGGGGACTTACACACTGCCAACAGCTACTGGGTCAGTACTGGGTGGTGTAAAAGTTGGCAGCAGGCTATCGATATCTAACGGGATATTAAGTGCAGATGTGCAATCCACGCAAACATCACAATTAGTCAACGGTGAATTTATTGTTAGTCTTAACTCCAATGGAGCATTATCATATCCCAACAGTGCTTTACAACGAGACACTGCCACACTAACATGTGCAGGCAATGCCAGCACTGTGGTTTACACAGCGTCAGCACAATATCAACACACTATAAGATTATTGATACAGGTTGAAGGAACTGTTGGCGCAGGTGCTATTATGGATACACAAGCATGTGAAATGATCATAGCCAAAAGTTTTAGAGCTGATGATATAGCTTCAACAGTATACGGTGTTGTGCATACTAGTGCGTCACCATTGGCAACATTCACAGCTGAATGGAATGCACTAGCCAGCAGAGTAGAAGTGCTGTGTACTACACCCAGTGCCAACTCAGTTGCCGTCAGAACGTTCGCAACAGAAATTACAACATCAGATTAAGGAATAATATAACATGGCAAATAAACCATTCGCAATTCAAGGTGCTGACCTAACACTAGGCGGCGTAAATTTACAAGCAGGTACAAACAGTATTGTTATTCCTGGTGTTACACAAGCAGCCAACTTTAAAGTTGAAGAAGTTAACGATACAGGTAATCAAACTGATACACTTGAAGGTGCAGTAGCAATACTTGACGCGGTTCAATTTGCGGCTTTATCGGCAAACCCTAACGCAGATATTACAGGATACGCTACGTACACAGTTGAACTTGATGATGATTACTACATTGACGAGATTGAAGTAACTAGTCCAGGAACATATACACAACAACAAGCAACTATTAACGCAGGTTCAGATATGTGGGCACCTGGTGCTAGTGGCGATGTGTTTGATCCGTTTGTGGCTGCTGATTGGTTCCAAGTTCCGTTCCGTCCTAAGATGAGAGCAGGCGACGTTGAAAATGTAGGCGGCGGTGCCGACACTGGTAATGTTGTGTTCGATGGTAATCAAATGTATGTGGGCGGCACAGGATTTTTAAACTTAGAAACTGATAACGGGGAAGCCGCTATTGGTACTAACGGACCAGACCCATTACTTGTTAGTATAAACGAGGGCGATAAGGAATGGACGTTTAGCGCAGATGGTAGCATCACATTCCCAGACGGCTCTATTCAGACCACAGCCTACACTGGACAGTCAGGCGGA